GCGTCTTCGTAGACAGGGTGACCCACGAGGGTCCCACCACCACGGAGACGCCATGCACACCCAGATTCACAGCTGCTACGACGACGAGACCGGTTACCACGAGGACCACGTCGAGTGCTGTGACGACTGCGGTGCGCCCCTGGTCGACCCCGACTACCACTGCGACGGCGAGTGCGCCGACGAGCTGGAGTACCAGCGCTACCAGCGGACCCTTCGGGTCCTGGCCACCCGGCCGACCCCGAACGCGCTCGAGCGCCTCGGTTTCTACGCCGACGAGGACCTGCCTTTCTAGGGCTTGGTCCTCTCCGGGTCCTCTCCGGGTCCTCTCCGGACCCCTGTGCAGACTTGATAATCGCGCCGTATAATATTCGTGAGCAATAATTACCGGCACTTAGGGCTAGCGTTCCCTGAAACCACCTCTCGCGGTAACACCGCGGTAACGGTTTTTCCTCTTCCGGTGCTTAGCGGCTCCTCTCCGGCGCTCGCTCGGGGCGTTGTGAGACTGCCGTAAACCGAAAAGATCAATGATTCTACAGCCTGAAAGTTCTCGAGGAGGGATTCCCATCCGTCGTGTAGAGAAATCTGATCCAGGTTGCTTATTCTGATCCAGCTCCTCGTAGACAGTGTGACCCCGGAGGGGTCGCCCGAACACCACCTACTAGGAGCCACCACGATGATGACCCTCGCCGCCGCCATGAACGCCACTGACTTCGACCTCAAGGCCGCCGCCAAGGCCGCCGGTTACGATTGGGCTGACAAGCGCAACGAGAAGAACTCGGAGTACGGCCGCAAGGCGTTCCTCCGCGCCCTCGAGAACAGCGACGACGTCAAGGCCGCCATCGTGGCCAAGGTCAACGAGCTGAACGACGCCGGCGCGATCTTCATCGTGAGCCACAGCGGCGGCAAGGACAGCCAGGCGCTTTACCAGGTTATCAAGGCGATCGTGCCGCAGGAGCGCATCATCGTCATCCACGCGCTGCTGCCTGAGGTCGACTGGGACGGCATCCCCCAGCACATCATGGCGACCATCGACGCGGGCACCGAGTACCACGAGGTCGTCGCAGTCAACAAGGCCGGCGAGACCAAGACCTTCTTCGACATGGTCGAGGCCAGCGCCCTCCGCCTGAGCCGCCAGGGCCGCTCTGACAAGGTCAGCCCGTGGCCGAGCCCGGCGACCCGCCAGTGCACGAGCGACCTCAAGCGCGGACCCATCGAGAAGGCCATCCGCCACGCCCTGAAGGCCCGCGGCGCCAAGGTCGTCGTCGACTGCACCGGCATCCGCTCCGACGAGAGCTGCCAGCGCAAGAACGCCCCCCGTTTCGAGAAGCACGTCAGCCAGAGCGTCGCCGGCCGTAGCTGGTACCGCTGGGCGGCCATCAAGGACATGACGACCGCCGACGTCTTCCAGACGATCGCCGACGCCGGTCAGAAGCCGCACGCGGCCTACGCCAAGGGCATGAGCCGGCTGTCCTGCTCCTTCTGCATCATGGCGAGCAAGTGCGACCTCCGCACCGCCGCGACGCTCCGCCCGGCGCTGTACGAGCGCTACGTCGAGACCGAGAAGCAGGTCGGCAAGACCATGATGATGAGCCGGCTGCCCCTCGAGGAGCATGTTGGGATGACGGTCGCCGAGGCCAAGGCCGCCAGTGCGGCGCCCCAGGCTGACGACCTCAACGAGAAGGAGCAGATGGTCCTGGTCGAGCTGACCGAGCGCGAGACCTCGATGCACCTGAACGAGCTGGCCGCGACCCTGTTCGCCGCCGACTGGAGCAGCCGCCCGGTGTGGGCCAAGCGTCAGGTCAGCAACAGCGTCCGCCGGCTGGTCAGCCGCGGCCTGGTCGTCCAGACCGGTCGCGGGACCTACGCGGCGGCCTGAGCTTCCGGGAGACGCGCTCGACCTGAGCGCGCACTCGCTTCCGTCAACCGCAGCCTCGAGGCTTCTTCGGCCTCGGGGCTGTCCTCTTTGGTGCGTTGGCCTTCACATCTAGGGGAGGCCATCGACGGAAAAGCGAGATCGGTTGCTGATTCTGATCCAGCTCCTCGTAGATAGGGTGACCCCGGAGGGTCACCCGAACACCACCACTGCCGAGGAGGCAACATGCTGAACGCGCTCGATATCACCTGGACCCTCAACGCCCACCAGGGACAGTCGCGCAAGCATGACGGAACCACCCCCTACGCCACCCACCCGATCTGGGCGGCCACGACCCTCCTCCACGAGACCACCCTGCCCGCCGAGCTGCGCAAGCACGGCGCGGCGGCCCTCCTCTACCACGACCTCCTCGAGGACACCGACGCCGGGCTGCCCCCCTGGGCCAGCGCCCAGGCCACCGCCTGGACCCACGAGCTGACCTTCGAGGGCGGCTTCGCGCAGGAGCAGGAGGAGATCTGGAGCCGGAGCACCGAGGCGAAACTCCTCAAGCTCTACGACAAGGCCAGCAACCTCCTCGACGGGGCCTGGATGAAGCCCGAGAAGCGGGCCGCCTACCTGGCCTACACCGCGCGCCTCAGCGCGGAGGTCGAGGCAACCTACGGACCCCTGAACATCACCCGCCTCCTCGCGGCCCTCTAGGCCACGGCGAGGCCCAAGCCCCGGATACGAGCCATGAACGACATCTACAACAAAGGCGACAAGGTCTGCATCGGCGCGGGCGACCTCACCTTCGAGGGCGAGGTCAGGGCGGTTATCCCGATGAACCGGGACAACGCCAGCAACGACCAGATGCTGACCCACAACTACATCGTCGTGACCTACAACAACGGCGACGTAGATACCGTGGCCCGGTTCCACCAGCGGCGGTCTGGCCACATCGTCAACAGCCAGAGGTTCACCCTGAAATCCGAGTCGGGTGCTTAGTTCGCCTCGACACCTCGTAGACCAGGTGAACTACTTCACCCCGGAGGCAATCGGATGAGACCCCTTCGCGTCACCATCGACTTCGGTGGGCTCGACCCGGCCGACGACGAGTTCGCCTCGGTCGAGGACTTCGTCGAGTTCCTCTGGGACGACGACCGCACGGAGTTCGACTGGCGGCACCTCAACTGCCTGGCCTCTCGCACGGGTAAGTCCAACAGAGCCCTCCGGCAGGAGCTGGAGGGTTGGGGGCTCAAGCTCGCCGAACGCAAGCGCCCCAACAAGACACGCGGCTTCCAGACGTCGTCGCACGACCGCTGGTATGGCCCCGGCTCGAGCCCGACCCACGGTGGGTCGGGGTGGGAAGAGATCACCGGCATGGCCGGGAGGAAAGGCTAGAGATGGATATCCCCCCGATCCGAATTAGTGAGGAGGCCATTCAACGTATCCGCGATGAGGGGATGTGTCCTCAAGCGTTCCTCAACGAGGAGGTCCCTCATTTCGTTCGTACGTGCGCCCCCTACCCTAAGGTGATGGACGCACAACTCCCCAACGGTGAGATCCTCGCCACTTTGGTTCAGGTCCGTCCCGGAGAAGACATCTGGGTAGGGATTTCCGCTGACCATGTCTTGGCGACCTTAGAGAAACTGAACGAGGGGGTGATGCCGATGGCACCTCCCGGGGAGGCTTAGGGATGAAGTGGACTGTGACCATCGAGGGGGTCGACCTCGGCTCCCTCATCCCCTCGGAAGAGGCTCTCCAGCCGCACGACTACCCCCTCGAGGTGTGGGCTCGGGAGGTCCTTTTCAGCCTGCTCAACGACCTCAAGGTCAACAAGCTCGAGAAGAAAGTGGAGGCGGTCTTGGAGACCAACCCCCACATCAAGAAGGCCCTGGTCGCCTCTTTCGACGCCGACGTCGCGGTGGTCGACCACCTGATGCGCAACCTGAAACTCACCCGAGAGGAGTGACATGACCATGGCTACCGACAATACCGTCCGGGACATACGAGCGCGGCTCGAGGCTCGACGCGCGGCGACACGCACCGACATCCTGCTCGGTGACTTCAACGCGTACGTCGACGACCTGCAACCTCCACATCAAGCTGCTCCTTCTCGACGAGCGTGTCGAGGGTTACCCGGTGGCCGACTGGCTCCCCGAGTACGTCCAGGAGGAGCTGTGGACCGTCCTCTACTACGAGATTGAGTACGGCCACATCCCCGGTCGGCGAGAGCGCGACCAAGCTCCCTGGGTCGTCGAGGCCCTGGAAAACTCCCCCGCCTACCCCGAGGGGTGGCTTCCCCGAAATCGGAGAACATCATGACCAAGAAGCAGCTCATCGAAGCCCTGGCCGACTTCCCCGACGACGCCGACATCATCGTGGTCTACGTGGCCAACCAGGTCGACGTGACGGTCGACATTCTCGCGCCACAGGTCGCCGACAACAACGGCGCGGCCATGCTCATGACCACTGAGTTCGCTGCGGGCGACACCCACAAGCGCTGGTTCGGTAGGCCGCAGGGATGAGGAAGGGAACCCACTACTCACAGGAGTTCAGCATGACCATCGCCGACGTTCAGACCCGAGTGAAAGCGTCTCAAGACGCGTGGAAGGAAGGCGGCTTCTCCAAGCCGCTGAACATCAAGTCCGACCTGTACAGGGACCTGCTGTACGCGATCGCCACTGGCGAAGCCGAAGACCCCAAGGCCATGGCTGCCGCGGCTCTCCAGCTGACCGCCGACGAGGCTCTGCCGGGCCCGAGGCCATGACTCCGGACAACGGCGGTCTCAGCCTCCCGACTGAGCCCGACACCTGGGTGCAGTGCGTGACCGACTGGGGGGAGTTTCTCGAGGGCACCCGCAAGTCCTTCTGGTCATGGCGGCGTACCAAACACACGGTGCGCGCCTGGAACGAGGACACGACCCCGGAGGGCGGCCTGACCGCCAAGCTCGTTGTCTGGGTCGACGACCAAGAGGTCGAGAGCTTCACCCAGGAACGCGGGTACGTGCGGTTCACGTTCCGCGCCCCGATGTACGACAGCCCTCCACCGGCCCTGTGCCTCGAGGGCATCACCGAGACCCAGATCCTCAACCTGGCTGGCCTCTTCACGACCCACCAGCTGTTGAGCAGCCTGGGCGCCGGATCCAGGGAGTAGAAGGGAGCATGGTCATCCAGTCACAGGTGCTGCGCGTCCGCGACAAGGACAACCAGGACGCGCACAAGGCGGCCAAGGCCGGCGGCTACCACGAGTTCGGGGAGCCTTGGTCCGGCTACGCCAAGTGCACCTACTGCGGCCACCTGGCCGCGACCGCGGTCCTCGAGTTCGCTCGAGAGGCGGTCGCCGCCGGCAAACCAAAAGCAACCTCGTGGACAGCGGGGAGGGGGTACCGATGAGCGTCGTATCTCAAGAGACCAGCCGAGCGTTTCGGCGCAAGAAGCAGTGCAAGGCGTGCCCGTGGAAGGTCTCCACGGTTCCCGACGAGGACATCCCTGGCGGTTACTCCGTCGACAAACACAAGCGGCTCTGCCACCTCAAGGATGACGCTGGATACCTGGAGACCGGCCGCATCATGGGGTGCCACGAGAGCCCTGCGGAAGACCCCGTAGCGTGCGTCGGGTGGCTTGTCCATGAGCTAGGCCCCGGCAACAACATCGGACTGCGCATGAGCCTCATGCGCGGCCACATCGGTCGACTCGAGACCGAAGGGGAGCAACACACCTGCATCGAAGACACGCTTCCCTGCAACAAACCCTGACCTGACGACGATAGGAGAGTGTGGCCCAACCCACGAAATCGTGTCCCTTACAAGATGAGGGTTATCAAAACGGGCCCTCCTCGCATCTATAGGGGTGAGACCCACAGGAGACTGAACTTGATACCGTTGTGTAGTAGAGTTGATCTATGGCCAACACCGACACAGACCTCGCGTGGGCAGCGGGCATCATCGACGGAGAGGGCTGCCTCTCGATGAACCGCCAACGCGCCAGCACTCGCAAGGACCTTCGGACCGACACTTTCCGTCCGTTGTTGAAGGTGACCATGGGTCATCGGGAGACCATTGAGCGTCTGTTCGAGATGTTCCAGGTGGGCAGTGTTCAGAACCATGTGGCACGGTCCAAGAAGGTGAATGCGAGCTGGACCTGGCTCTGCCAGTGCGCCCAAGTGTGGCCTCCTTTGGAGCAGGTGTTTCCCTACCTCTTGACCAAACGGGAGGAGGCCGAGCTTCTCCTCCGGTTCCGTGAAGAGGTGCCCTCCGGGTTGGTTGGGGGCTCGGAAGGGAATCCTGTGGTCGCTGATGAGGTCGTTGACCTCAAAGCCAGGTTCTACTGGCAACTCAGGATGTTGAAATCGCGCTGGCGGTTCTATGCCGCCAGGCTGAAACCCGAAGAGCGGACGGAGATCGTCCGGCTGGGAATGGAGGTTTTGCCGTGACGATGTCGCGAGAACGAATCGTGGAGATCTCGAATGAGATCATCGAAGAATACGCTCGGGAGTATGGGCTGACACTGACTCTTCGACAGCTCTATTACCAGTTCGTCGGGCGGGGTCTGCTGCCCAACGGTGACAACGTGTACAAGCGCATCGGGGCGACGCTCACGGACGCGCGCCTGTGTGGCGACTTCCCGCTCGACGGGCTCGAGGACCGCGGCCGGTCCGTCGGTGAGACCGACACTCAGTGCGATGACGACATCGACGGCGCCATCGACGACGCGGCCGACTCCATCTCACGGACCCCGTTCTTCCTCCGGTACGGCAAGTGGTACGGCCAGCCGACCAAGGTCTTCGTGTGGATCGAGAAGGACGCCCTCGCCGGTGTCGTCGAGGGTGTCTGCTCCAGGGAAGGCGTCGGCCTCTTCCCCTGCCGCGGGTACCCCTCGGTCTCGTCGCTGGCTGCCTGGGTCCGGTCGACCTACGAGGTCCTCTGCGACGAGTATGGCGACGTGGACAGCAACGCGGTCATCCTGTACCTGGGCGACCACGACCCCGACGGCCTTCAGATCCCGATCAGTGCGGCTACCAACATCCGCATCATCCAGGAGCTGGAGGACCAGCAGTTCGACTTCGAGATGAAGCGCATCGCGCTGACCATCCCGCAGATCCGGCAACACAACCCGCCGCCGATGCCCGCCAAGAAGTCCTCAGCCAGGTACGCGGCCTACAAAGCCAAGACCGGTCTCGACGACGCCTGGGAGCTGGACGCGCTGGACCCGCCGACGCTGCGGGCCCTGGTTCAGACCGAGATCGCCCGGTACTACGACAAGACCATCTGGCGCGCGAACCTGGCGACCATCCAAGAGCTGCGCGAGCAGATGGTCGAGCAGATGTGCGAGGACCCGGTCTGGCTCGAGCAGCAGCTGCGCCGAAGGTTCTAGTCGGGGAGCTGCCCCGTCGCTATCTTAGGGAGACCATGCGCATTCAGATCGTCAGCGACGTCCACCTGGAGTTTTGGTCCGACCAGGGCCAGAGTTTCGTGGACAAGCTCCCCATCGAGGGAGACGTGCTGGTCATCGCCGGCGACTTCGCGCTGACCCACATCCTGTTCCTGCGCCTCAACGAGGTCTGCAAGGCGTGGGCGCCGCGGCCGGTCCTGTTCGTCTGCGGCAACCACGAGTTCTACATGTCCGACCGGGGGTCGGTGCACAACATCCTGGTCAAGGTCGGCAAGCGCAACGACAACTTCCACTGGCTCCGGGAGTCCTCGATCGTGATCGAGGGTCAGCGGTTCGTGGGCACGACCATGTGGTTCCCCAACCACCCGCTCAACTTCCGGTACCAGCACCGGATGAACGACTGGAAATGCATCCGTGGGTTCAAGAACTGGGTCTACGACGCCAACACCAAGGCCAAGCTCTACCTCCAGCGGACCCTCGAGCCCGACGACGTGGTCATCACCCACCACCTGCCGAGCTGGCAGTCGGTCGACCCCGCGCACAAAGGCGACGACATCAACCGGTTCTACGTGTGCGACTGGGCCGAGAAGTTCATCCGGCTGATCGGGCCGAAGCTCTGGATCCACGGTCACGGGCACATCAGCCTGGACTACATGGCGGGCGACACGCGCGTTGTTGCCAACCCGTACGGCTACGATGGGTATGACACCAACATGGACTTCAACTGGAATATGGTCGTCGACCTCGAGGGGATGAACGAGCTTCTCAGGCAGGCCGTGAAGGCCTCGGAAAAGCCCCTGGAGGACGATTGGGCTGAGAAGCTGGCCACAGACCTGGTTGAGGCCGGAGAAGCCGAATACGGGGCACCTACGGCAGGTTCTGGTAAATCTGAAGGGCACTGACGATCCCGTACAGGTCGTCGACCAGGTGGAAGTTACTCAGCGGTCCTTTGCTGACACACAACCAGGCCAGGGCTACGCGCTGATCGATTTTCAAGAGGAGCCAGGTGGGAACCTTGCCCTTGAAGAACTTGACGACCGCCAAGTGAAGCGCCGCCAGCTCGAGCGGGTCGAGCCGGTGCATGTAGAGACCGGGGTCGTACTTCGGAGGCCTCTCACTCATGCTGCTCTTGATGCGCCAGCCCCATGACCGGGTCCTGACGCATCTTGGTCAAGGTGACGGACTCGACCTGGCGGGCCCTCTCGCGGGTGAAGTTCATCTTCTCGGCGACCTCCTTGAGGGTTGCTCCGCCGTAGTCGGCGACGTCGAGGGCGCACGAGGGTTCGATCTCCCCGGGATCTTTGTCTGGGAAATTGAGCACCAGGCTACCGTTGGGACGGACGTCGAGGTACAGGTGGTGCTTGCACGACACCCAGGGGCACGGTCTCGGTCCGTCGACGCAGTCGCCGCGGGTCTTGGGTCGCTCGAACCCCTCGTGAATCGCGGCCAACAGCTCGCGGGCGGTTCGCTCCTCCGGACTCAGGCGTTTCCGGTTGGGGATGGTGACGCTTTTCTTGTGCACGGAGGCTCGCAAGTCTCGTCCTCACTAGGGGTGCTCGATAGTTAGGGTATCGGGAGCCCTGGGCGTGCGGAGAAACATCCACATCTCACGACCACTGGGTCAGGCTCATCTACGAGTCATACGCCCTTCAACGGTCCCCATCCTGAGATGGCCTGGCTACCTGGTGGAGCGTGTGTCCGGAGGGATGCCGACGACCCGGTCAATCCTCCGCAGCGGATCGGCGACCTTCCGTGTCATGGGGGTCGGCACCGGACCCATCCCGACCTTCCTCCGGCTCTACCTGCGGCCGGTGAATTTCTGGGCAATGCCGCTGGGCATCGGAGACGATCTGGTCGAAGAGGACCCGGAGTTCTGGAACGTCCCCTAGCGGGGTTGAGGAACCTCGGCACGCAACCCCTGGACCCAGTTCGTCGCGAACTCCGCGGCCTTCAGGTCCTCGTCCCACTTGCCCTCGTGGTAGTTGAGGTCGCGCTCGCAGATCTCGAGCTGCTGGGCGTGCCAGTCGGGACCGTCGACGAGCTTGGGCTTCTCAGGTTCGCCGGTGTAGGCCACCGACGCCGCGATCTGCTGGAGCATGAACTCTTTGAGACCTGCGTAGGCTTCCGCCGGCTCCCAGGCCTCGACGCGCTCGCGCATCTTCTCGTACTTGGCGAGGGTCTCGCGGGCCTCGATGGCGGTCTCCTCCCAGTAGGCGGCGTCAACCCGGAACGCCTCGAGCGCGGCCGCTTCGATCTGCGCCGGGGTCATCGCACGCAGCTCCTCGAGACGCGCTTTGGCCCGGCTGATGCCGTTGAGATGGTAGGTGCTGAGAGGCTCGATTTTGTCGGGGATGGGCTCCTCGAAGGGCTTCTCTCTCATCGAGAAGAGGGGACTCATCGCGCGGGCGCACCGCCAGACGAATTTTTCGAACGTGCCGCCTTCTTCGACGATCGCTGTGTACCCAGTTGGCATGGCTTGTACCTCCTGTGTCATGTACCCCATTCGGGGGATTTCCGGGGCGAGGTCCCCGGCCACGGGGTTGACTTTCAGGCCCTTCGGCAGTATAGTCGGCCCATCATGTTGTTCGACACGAACATCTCCCGCCGCTCGACGGCAGGAGCCAGGACCACGGAGCTGAGCGCGCGACAAGCAGTCGTGCGCGTGGCCGAGGGTATGTGTGCCGGCGTCGCCAAAGCCGAAGAGGCTAAGCGTACGACGGCCGCCCGTACCGATCGCCATCAGACCAGCTCTTTTACAACCAACGCCATCAACCCCATTCCGGGAAGGTGACTCGGTTGACCTCGTGGTTCCAGGAAGTTCGCTAGACGCAAACTGACGGCCCCCCGGGGTCGGCAGAGACGAGACAGACAAAGGGTCCGACGGGTGCATTGACTTGCGCCGGGGCCGACAGTCCTGCCTCACACCTACTCGACGATGAGGGACACGGATGCCCCTGTGGGCCCGGGAACGCCGATGACGGCGGCCTGGTGGCAGGGGGCAGGCCGAACAGGTGGCGTTCGTCTAGCTCCCTGACGGGGGAGTCGGACATCTGATCTATGACAACCGAATACGACGATGGGGCCCGAGCCGCAATGCCCAGCGGTGTTGACGGCCCTATCTATGGTGGACGTAGCTCAACGGTAGAGCGCTCGGTTGTGATCCGAGTGACGCGGGTTCAACTCCCGTCGTCCACCCCAAAACTGGACCCTCCGTCTCTTGTGCCCTAGCCTGGAGACGGAGGGTTCGATGAAACGCTATCGTCACCTACGTGAAAAGGCCCGATCATGGCGCCTGGAGGGCTTATCTCTCAACGAGATACGAGAACGTCTACCAGGTATCGCCAAAGGAACGGTGTACCATTGGATACGGGACCTTCCATTGCAACGTAAGCCGCGCCGGTCCAATCGAGCGGCCAGCAAAGCTGCCTCAGACAAGTACCGGCGCCTCCGTGAAGAGGCCTACGCGTCAGGAAAGAGAGAGGCCCCAGACCTCCTGCGGGACCCCCTCCTGCGGGATTTCACGATCTTGTACCTGGCTGAAGGGTACAGGAAAACGCGGAACATGGTGTCGGTAGCCAACTCCAACCCTTCCATCGTGAAGCTGTGTCATGACGTGATTGGAAGGTTCTCCAAACGTCCCCTTTCATGGCGCGTTCAGGTTCATATAGACCAAGACATGGAGGAGGTCCGTAGATTCTGGGGGACTCTTCTTGGGGTGCCTCCCGATCAAATCAGACTCCAGCGGAAGACCAATTCGGGGCAACTGTCTGGACGCAACTGGCGTTCAGAACACGGGGTCCTGACAGTGCGTACATCAGACACGTACTTCCGGGCTCGTGTACAAGCGTGGATGGACTACGTCCAAACGTGCTGGGCAACGGGGTGTAGCGCAGTGGGAGCGCAGGGCGTTTGGGGCGCTCAGGTCGCTGGTTCGAATCCAGTCACCCCGACCAACGAAGCGGAAGCCGGCCTAGACTAGGCTTGACGGATCGGAGAGACGACCACTACAGGGGAGTAGCACAATTGGCTGTGCAGCTGGTTCTGAGCCAGAAGGTTGAGGGTTCGAGTCCCTCCTCCCCTTCCAAGTACATCAGGGTGTAGCTCAGCCTGGCCAGAGTTCTCGCCTCGGACGCGAGATGTCGTCGGTTCGAATCCGACCGCCCTGACCACCGATCCGAGGTGGTCTCAATGGTAAGACGACCGGCTGTTAACCGGTACGATGCTGGTTCGACTCCAGCCCTCGGAGCCAACAAGGTACCGGCCTATCTCCGCTTGCGGGGGTGGGAGCCGAGCGACTGAGACGGCCGAAAAACGTCTCCAGGCGGGAAGCAAGACCCGCCAACATGGGGGTGTGCGCATCTGGGATGCGAGCGGGTTGTCTACCCACTGTAGGAGGGTTCGATTCCCTTCACCCTCGCCAGATTTGGGCGACCAGGAGAAGTCCCGTAGGCAGGGGGACAATGACCGGGGTTCGACCCCCCGGCGCTTCACCTGGAGAGCAGTCCACCCGAGACCTGTCAGTAGGTGCTAGCCCGAGAGCAGGTCGAGGCCCCGCGGTGGGGCGGCAGGCGATGCCTGGCGGCAGGGTTCAACTCCCGGGAGGTACACCTCCCACACGGGACTCGGCGGCCGGGGCCTAGGTGGGCCCGTGCAGCACAGGACAGAAGGTTACGGCTGCCCGAAAGGGTGTCCGCCGCTGTACGGTAACCCACCCACCGAGCCGGGTTCGAGGCCCGGGAGTTCCACCATGGGGGCGCGGTCCAGGAGGAGTGGACGCTGGCCTGTCACGCCAGAGACCGCGGGTTCGACTCCCGTCGTCCCCGCCAGCGTATATAGGGTAGCAGTCGCCGGTGGCCGGCTGCCGGTCGAGGGGGTAGCTCCCTACTCGACTATAGCAGGGAGCACCGCACCCCAGTAGGGACGCAAGGGACCCAGCCACCTTCCGATCATGCGAGCGTAGCTCAAGGGTAGAGCGCTGCGTTGCCAACGCAGATATGCGGGTTCGATTCCCGCCGCCCGCTCCAAGTTCTCGAGTAGCTGGGTAGCCTCTTCGCATGAAGAAGCTCATCCCATACATTCTCTTGGTCATCGGCCTCACAGGCATGTCTGCCTGGGCCCTGACCTCGTTCTGAATCCAAGGTGCCTGCTTTTCGTGGGAGCGGCGCGTCAGGTGTGTACACCCAGGCGCGTAGGTGACGCCGGTAGCAGCTGGTCTAGGGCACGGTGGGTTCGACTCCCACAGCACCTCCGGCGCGTACGACCGGGGGCAGGCACCACCAGTTCTCTCCCTCCGTGGCGCAATCAGGCAGCGCAGGCGGCTCTTAACCGCAAGGTTGTAGGTTCGATTCCTACCGGGGGGACCAGTTTTTGGGCAGTGCACCGGTGTGACAGTTAGAGCTACTTCGGCTGTCAACCGAGGGTTCCAGGTTCGAGTCCTGGTCGGTCAGGCGTCAGCTTGATCGGTGGAGTAACTGGCAACTCACTTTTACGCTCTGGCGCTTTGTTCTCGGTGCTCTTCCCTTCTCTCCATGGGGCGGTCGTCTAGCGGCTAGGATCTCAGGTTCTCAACCTGAAGACCGGGGTTCGATTCCCCGTCGCCCTACCACCTGGCGTGGTCTTCCAACTGGCTAGGAATCTTGCCTTTCAAGCAGGACAATGCGGGTTCGACTCCCGTCCACGCTACCAACGTTGCTTAGTCTGATCAGGTTCTTCGTAGATAGGGTGACAGCCCAGGAGGAACCTGATGAGCAAGACCACCGCCGAGATCGCCCGCCTCTTCACCATCACCGCCTCCGAGCGCGCGGTGGAGATGAACGCTCCGACGCGCGTGTGGTTGGCCGAGGACGATCGGCGTGGTGCCTTCCTTCTGGTCGAGGACCAGGCCTTCTGGGCCGACCGGGGCATCGTTTCGGGGTTCGACCTCGAGCGTTCGCTGCTCATCGGCGACATCTCCGACACCTACAAGGAGCGCTACGGCATCCGCCCGCGGTACAACTACGCCGCGATGTCCTTCTCCGAGCTGGAGGAGTGCCTCGAGGGTCTCATCCCGACCGCCGAAGAGATCGCGGCGTGGAAGGCCGAAGAGGCGTACTTCGAGGCCGCCCAGAAGGCCGCGGAAGAGCTGGAGGCCCAGGTCGCCTACGACAAGGTCGAGGATGCCCTCTGGGCCATCCAGGAATCCCTCGAGCTGGGGCGTAGGGTATACTAGGCCCCCGTAGCTCAACGGATAGAGCCGCGGTCTCCTAAGCCGAAGATGGGGGTTCGACTCCCTCCGGGGGTACCAACACCATGCCCAACCTCAAAGTCATCGAGACCCTGCCCGAGACGGCAGGCACCACCTGGACGAAGACCACGGTTTACCGAAAGGGTCGTCCACAGTTCGTCCACATCTGGGCGGACGACATCATCGTGACCCGGCTCGACGAGCCGGATTCCTCCCAACCTCTTCCACAAGGAGAACAGCAGTGAGGCGACTCAAACAGACGCTCCGCGCCGCGGTCATACCCGCTGCTGTGGGGGCGTAGCTCAACTGGATAGTCAGCAAGGGCCTTTTAAGCCCGAGGTTGTGGGTTCGAGTCCCACCGCCCCCAAGCATCCACACCCCGAGGGGACGTAGCCAAGTGGTCAAGGCTCCCGTCTCATAAGCGGATGACACGTCGGTTCGACCCCGACCGTCCCCATCGACAACAGGGCCAGATAGCTCAGCCCGGTAGAGCAGTGGACTGAAAATCCGCGTGTCGCTGGTTCAATTCCAGCTCTGGCCACCACCCATGCCTTTGTAGCTTTGCAGGTCAAAGCGCCGGTCTGAAACGCCGGAGATGCTGGTTCGAGTCCAGACGAAGGCACCATACGAGTTTTAGGCTGGTGTGAAGTCACGGATACTTCTCTGGTTTTGGTACCAGATCGAAAGATCTACTCCGAGACGTCTGTTCTCAGCCTTCCTTTTCTGGCTCTGCCGGTGCGACTGCTAGGGTTACTTCTGGATTTTCTCAGTTCGACTCTGAGCCGCTCCACTCCGTGGGGCGGTAAGCCCTGACTCCCTTTCTCGGCAGGTCCTTCGCTCGATCGTGTGTACTATGTGGCCATGAGCGAGCGATACCACTTCTTCTGGTCGGGCATCTTCAGCCAGTGGGCCCACAGCCCCTTCGTCATCGACGGGGTGACCTACAACTGCGCCGAGCAGTACATGATGGCCGAGAAGGCCCGGCTCTTCGGGGACGAGATCCGCGAGAGCCTGATCATGTCCAACTCGGACCCGGGCACCCAGAAGCGTCTCGGCCGCCAGGTCGTCGGGTTCGACCAGGCCACCTGGGACGCCAACGCTCGAGACATCGTGTACCGAGCCTCCAAGGCCAAGTACACCCAGCACGCCCCCTCACGGAAGGCGCTCCTGGCCGTCCCCAAGGGACGGACCCTAGTCGAGGCCAGCCCGCACGACCGTGTCTGGGGCATCGGGCTCCGCAAGGAGGACCCGAGGGCCAAGCGCCGGTCGACCTGGCGTGGCAAAAACTGGCTCGGAGAGGTCCTCACCCAGGTCCGCGACGAGTTGATCGCTGGGACGAAAGCGGCGTGAATTACGCGGGGGTAACTCAATGGTAGAGTGCCGGCTTCCCAAGCCGGCGGTTGCGGGTTCGAGTCCCGTCCCCCGCTCCATTTTTGGGACATTCGGTAGTAGCACCGGCGTTGGCGGCTTCGATGCTGCGTGACCCGAGGGTCAGGGCCCGGATGTAGCGCTACCGGGCTCCCCTTCAAACCTCTGGGGCCTTAGCTCAGACCGGTAGAGCGCCTGGTTCGCAATCAGGAGGTGGCGGGTTCGACTCCCGCAGGTTCCACCAGATCTACACGCCCTCTTCGTCGTACAGCATGGCGGCGATCTCCACGGACGTAGGCGTCTACCTTGCCGTGGCTATAGAGGGTCCACCGAGGCCCCCTGGGCACTCGTAGTTCAACGGATAGAACGCAGGTTTGCGGAACCTGAGATGGAGGTTCGATTCCTCCCGGGTGTACCAACAAGATACGGCTGCCGGAGTCGTGGCTCTGGGGCGCCCTCCCTCGCCGGAGGAGTCCTCCCAGAGACGAAGTCCGTACCTGTGGCGCCGCAGGTGTGAGCCGGCACAACACGGCTGAGGGGCGAGGGGGTTGGATTCCCCCTACGGGCGTCAAGCCCGGGTCTGCTGACTATCCTCGGCCCAGTCTAGGGTCGTTCGGGGTTAGACTCCCCGGCCGGACGATAGTCCGGGTCCGATGGCACGGCTCTGGGCCCCTTCGGGGTTATTCATGGGGGTCCATGTCCAAGGTGGCGAGCTTCTCTGGCAGGGAGGCTGAGGCCGGTTCGATTCCGGTGACCTCCACCACGATGGGCGGTAGGCAAATGGTGACGCCGCGCGGCTGATAACCGTGTGATGTGTGGGTTCGAGTCCCACCCGCCCAACCAGTTCGATGGACCGTAGCTCAGTCTGGGTAGAGCGCCTGTCTGATACGCAGGGTCAGTCGAGGGTTCAAATCCCTCCGGTCCAACCAAGCACCCGTGGTCCAATGGAAGGGCGGCAGCCTTCGAAGCTGTTCGGTGGGGGTTCGAATCCCTCCGGGTGTACCAACTACAGGCCCTGGGCCAGATGGGACGGCAGCGGGTTTACACCCCGCGATTGATCGAGTTCGATTCTCGGAGGGCCTACCAGACACGGTAGGAGGGCTATAGCTGCGCTCCAGTAGACACTCGATCTCTGGAGCGCAGTATGGTCACCCTTCGCAACGGAACAACGACCGCGGACCCCCGCCTGACACGGCTTGTCCAGTTCGACGAGCGCTCGAGATCGTTCCCGATCCGGGCGACCTTCGCCTCCGGCGCCAAGGCCCGGTCGTTCACCTGGCGATGCGACACCTACCTCGACCAGGGATCCGAAGGTACCTGCGTGGGCTTCTCCATGACGCACGAGCTGATCGCCCGCCCCTGCGTCGTCAAAGGCGTCGACGGCAAGTTCGCCCGGGAGCAGGTCTACTGGGAGGCCCAGAAGATCGACCCCTGGGACGGCGGCAGTTACCCTGGGGCCTCGCCGACCTACGAAGGCACGAGTGTGCTGGCCGGCGTCAAGATGCTTCGCAAGCTCGGCTACATCCAGCAATACCGCTGGTGCTTCGGGCTCGAGGACCTGGTCATGGCCGTCGGCTACAAGGGGCCCGCAATCCTCGGCGTCAACTGGTACCAGGGGATGTTCGACACCCTCCCCTGCGGCCACATCCACGTGACCGGTAGCGTCGCCGGCGGCCACGCGATCCTCTGCAAGGGGGTCAGCGTCAAGAACAAGACCTTCACCCTGCACAACAGCTGGGGCTCGAGCTGGGGCAACGGCGGCGACGCCCTCATCTCCTGGGACGAAATGGAGCGTCTGCTGTACGAGCAGGGCGAGGCGGTCATCCCGCTCCTCCGTTCTCACCCGACCTGATCAGATCGGTTGCTTAGTTCTCCGGGCGGCCTCGTAGAGAGGGTGAACCCGATCCGGAGGACAACGATGGCTCTTGCGAAGGTCAAGCCCAACCACAACGGCGCGAAGAACGGTGGCGGGGCCTACTGCAAGCGCGCCGAGGCCAAGGCGGCCTCCAAGCGCCGCCGCCGCGCCAACGGCAAGAAGGCGGTCCGCGCGGCTCTCCGCGACTACGCGAAGAACGGCAAGTAAGAGATTCTGGATTTGCGTTGCAAGGACGGGTCACCTAACCTGTGGTGGTGACCACCTGCGCGTACACCGGCTGCTCCAAGAATTTCAAACCTCGTTGGTCCCGACAGCAGTTCTGCTCTCGCGAGTGCGGGTACGCCTCGAAAAGGGCTCCTCGGGTCGATCTGGTCTGTTCAAACCCCAGATGCGGTAAAACCTTCTCCCGCAAAGTCTCGAAAACCAAGAACTCTAAGCATGGGTTCCAGTTTTGCGGGCGGAAGTGCAAGGAGTTCTCGCAAAGCCTGAAAGGTGATGTTGAGGCCATACGTCCAGATCACTACGGGACTGGAGCGGGGCGGAACACCTATCGACGGCTAATACAGACGATCGCAAAACCTTGTTGCTCGGATTGTGGGGAGGCTCGTCGGTACCTGCTGATGGTTCACCATGTGGATGGCGACCAGGACAACAACAACCCAAGCAATCTGGAAATCGTATGCGCCAACTGTCATGTCCGGCGCCACCTCTCGATCAACGTAAACGGTGACTGGGTCTACAATCCACATGCTTTGACACCACGAGAGCAACTCGCGGGGGTGTAGCTCAACGGTAGAGCACCTGGCTTGCAACCAGGGGATGGCGGTTCGATTCCGCCCACTTCCACCAAATACTCGGCGACGTCCAGGTGGCCTGGGCTCGGTCTGCAACACCGGTACCTGTCGGTTCGACTCCGACCGTCGCCTCCAGCTCAAGCGAGGCGTAGGGAAGCTCGAGTCCCCCTGCGCTGAGCGCGAGGTCCTCCCACGTTGATCGCCGTGGGGACAAGGAAGGGAACCCCTCCCCCTACTGCCGTCGTACCGTACCGGCTCCACCGGCTAGTCTTCGGCGGTGTCGTGGGGAGGGGTAGCGCTCAGACCACCGAAGACCACAGGAGAGCACGATGGGACGCAAGCGGAGGAGCAGGGCCTAACCTCGAGGTTGTAGGCCAGACCGAGGACGGGTGGCGCGTCGTGCGCGGTACCTTCGAGTTCTTCGACACGTACGGGCTGCCCCTGGACATCGTCCTCGACATGCTCAGGCAGCGCCGGATGATGCCCGACTGGACGCACCTGTACGATAGGTGTCTCGAGGCAGGGTGGCATCCAGAGAGATCCTTCCGGCGGCTTCAACAGATCGTCGGTGACGTCTACGGCCCTTCCTTCCGCGAGGAGTGGGAGCGCCGGATGAGAAAGCACATGGGGGTGTAGCTCAGTGGCCAGAGCGCTAGGCTGTTAACCTGGAGTGCGTCGGTTCGAATCCGACCACCCCCTCCAATTCTTGCCCGGGGCTCTTTCGGGAGCTACTCTGGGTTCACCGGCATGTCGCGATCCGGGCCAACAGCGCGGCGTCAATCCAACTCAAACAACGAAGGATGACGCCATGACTACGACCATTCGCGCCAAGTTCCGCTGCATGTCCATCACCCGCACCTGGGACGGTATGGAGACCTGTACCTTCCGACCCGTGAAGCGTGACTCCGGCCAGGACCCCGAAAACGAGATCTTCTGGAAGTACACCCCCAGCGGGTCGGCCAAGCTGACTTTCATGGGTGCGTGCGATTACCAGCCCGGGGCCTACTACTACATCGACATGACCCTCGCCGAGGACGGCGAGTGGACTCTCGACCTCGTCACCCGGCGAGGCAACGGGAGCGGCGATGTCGAGCTGGCCAGCACCTGGAAGCCGGTCACCGAAGGCGGCCTCCGGCACGGTAAGCTGGAGATGGGGATCGACTCCGCCCGGGTGATCGACCTCTTCGGCCTCCCGGACTCCAAGTGGAACGTCGTGTTCACCTACGCTGAGGCGTCGGACGGCTGACCGCCGGCGCACTCGAGGCACACCAGGATCTCGCGCACGATCTCGTAGCCTTCCCCTCCGGGGTCGTGCGTCTCCCTCTGGGATCTGTTGTACCGCGACATGTTCGCGTCCCGGCGGGGTGGGTATCGGACGGGTCTCGTCTCGATCACCAACCTCCGGGCCGGCGTGTTAGCGGCAACAACCCTCGAACAACGCTGACATCTGTACACTCCGTACCAACCTCGTGGCCGACGCTACCCGGGACGGCTTACCAGGGGCGTTGTCTCCTTCGCGGAGACGCGGGTACTATACCGACTCAGCATCAAGGAGATCATCATGAGTGGACAGGGCGTACAACGACGAGGGTTCATCAAGTCCCTGTTCGCCGGTGCCGGCGCGGTCGCCGCCTGGTCGACGGTGGCCAAAGCCGCTCCGAAGCCTCAAGCGCTCGAGCGTCAAGGCAACGGCAAACCGGCCTCCAACCTCCTGCTCGCGGAGCAGGACGAGGTCTGGACTCTGGTCGACGGGTCCAAGCTCCCGGTCCGACGCATCGAGGTCCAGCTCGACTTCACCCCGGCGGTGACCTGGCAGTTCCTCCCGACCGACGAGATGCTCCGCAAGTGGGGCTACCACGTCGGACCACCGATGCTCGGCGGCCCTCCCGCCATCTACCCCGAGGACGGGGCGATGAAACGGGTCCAGCGCCGGGTGTTCGCGCGGTTCACCGAGGAGCAGCTTCGGGCCGACTACGTCGCACAGAAGGCCGGATTCGACCCGGTCTCCACCGCGGCGCAGCTCCAGAAGGTCTCCCGAGGCGACCTGGTCAAAGCTCTCGAGGAGAAACGGGCCAAGGTCATTGCCGAGGACAACGCGACCCCGTTCGACGAGATCCTGCGGCACCGCATGACCAACTGCTTCATCGGGTGGAAGCCGACCCGGCCCGAGGTCTACAAGAGCCACGACGAGTGGCCGGATCCTCACGGGGTATTCCTCGTGGTCCGTGGCCCGACCACCCTGTACGCCCTCGGCGTGAGTGAGTTCCCGGCGTCGTCCAAGAACATGCTCATCCAGGCGCCGGCCGCAGCGATCTTCGGTTCATGAGCCGCGAGAACGTCTTCCTGGTGAAGAAGTCGCCCGAGGAGCTTCGGGCGACTGTCGCCGAGTTGCTCCGGGCGATCCTGGGCAACCATGTGTCGTCGGACGCCCTCCACAGCTCTCCGTTGCGGGAGTTCACAGCCGACGATGTCTTCATCAACGCCCACCTGGTCGATCGGGCCGGAGCGCTGCTCAACTGCCTCCTGGCGCTGGGGTACTCCCTGGACGCCAGCGAGTGGACCAGAGAGCTGCTCGACAAGACAGACGCCTCGGCGTTGGAACGCATCACGGTCTGATGACCCAGGTTGCTCCAAGAGCGTTTTTGATCGGGGGTAGCACAACTGGCGGTGCAGCTGGCTTTGACCCAGAAGGTTGAGGGTTCGAACCCCTCCCCCCGAGCCAATGACTGCGTCGTCAGGGCAGGTAATCCGGCCGGTCCACGATGACCTGGACGTAGCCTGAAGGGACAGGGCACTCGAGCTGGGTGCCATCGACGCGGATCCCGCTCTTGTACTCCCACCCGCACTCGATCGAGACGTTGCAGAAGGTGTGCAGGCATCCGTCCCACTGCCAGGAGCAGCACTTCGAGGTACCCGCCTCGTTGCACACCAGAGGGTCTCCGAGGCCCTCTGGGCGCTCTTGGACGACCGGCTTGGCCGGAAGGGTACATGGGTCCTTGCAGGCCGTCAGAGAGGCCAGAGCGAGGGTCAGGGCGATGATGGTGATGCGCAGCATGGCGGTCCTCCACAGGAGGGTCGCCTATAGCGCTCCTACCGCTGCGTAGCACAACTAGGTGGTGCAGTCCCCTCATAAGGGAAAGGTTGTCGGTTCGAATCCGGCCGCAGCGATTTATACCGGGTAGTCCAGGTTGGGGTTAATCGGTTGTTAAAAGAAGCGGCGTGAGCCCGAGAACAGAAGAACCGGCCAGTTTTGCTGTTGCGGATGTCCTTGGGCTTTCGTTTGATCGCCGATCCGCAAAGGGCGCATGGGACGTTGGGCATGTCTGTAGGTTAGTCGAACTTGTGGCTGTGACCAACGCCTAAGCCAGGCCTCGTTGGAGTTCGAGTCTCCCCCTTGCGACCACTACTTCCTCTATACGTGTCGCTCAATACAGGCACCGGAGGTGATCGCCTTGGGGCGCAAAGAGCGATACAAGAAGCTGGCCGACAAGTTCCTGCCGACCATGAAGCGCATCTGCGCCGAAGAGGACACACCCTTCCAGGTGTGCTTCGCGCAGCTGCTGGTCGAGTCTGGAGGTCGCGGCGAGCTGGGCAAGCGGCACAACTACTTCGGGCTCAAGTACCCGAGGGGTAAGTACGCCAAGGTGCTCTGGGAGCGCCTCGGTAAGCCCGGCAAGCACGTCAAGATGACGCCGGAGCGGCTCAAAGTCCGCGACCGCAACCATCTCGACAAGCTCCTCAAAAAGGGCGCGGTCTTCAGCGACAAGTTCATGAAGTCGCCCTACTACGGCAAGTCCGTGCGGCTCAAGATGCCCTGCGCCTTCTGCACTTTCCCGGACATGGAGGCCGGCATCCGCGCCTGGTGCATCTGGATGAAGCGGAGTCGGTACAAGGACGGCGGTATCTTCGCGACCGATCCCGTTCGCTGGATCGCCTACCGCTGGCTCCGGGGTTACGCGACCGCCAACGCTTACGTCGAAGCCGTCGTGAAACGGATGAACAGCGTGGCCAAGTACCTTGGCCTCGAGGAGTTCCGGGTCTCGATCGACGACGACCTCGACGAGCTTCTCGACGAGGCCCGTGAGCTAGGTCCTGGCCGTGACCGGTGGGACCTTGGCAAAGAGGCCCTCGAGGCCAACGGACTGACCGGTGTTCCCTACGAGGTCATCGAGTTCGAGGAGATGGAGATCGTCGTCGACCTCAACGAGGTGGGTTGATGGTCATCGCGGATTACCCTGGCGCGTACAAGCTCGAAGTCCACGGGACCAAGGTCAAGCTGGTCCTCGAGACAGAGGACCTGGAAGTCTACCAGACTTACCAGCTGGCCTCGGACCTTTACCGGGCGGGCCATCTGGCCAACCGCGCGGGCGACGACCAGTCGAAAAAGACTTAGCCTGGGCTCGCACGGTGACTACCTGATGGGGTAACTGGGAACGACGCTCGTTGACAACCAGGTCGAAGAAACGGTCCTTTCGGGGACCTTTGACGCAGGGTGGAGAAGTGGTCATCTCGCTAGGCTCATAACCTGGAGACCGGAGGTTCGAATCCTCCTCCTGCTACCAACATGGGGACGAACTGGTTTAGACGTGGGTGTCGGAGCCAGGACTGCGTGTCCCGGAGTCAGCGGACCGGGTCAGAAACTGCTGAAACCTTTAAGCGCCAACGACAACGTTTTCGCTCCTCTCGCACAAGCTGCGTGAGGCGGTCCGCTCGGAGCCTGCTCACGGCGCCGGGTCACGACTGTCATACAATGTGAGCTGGCCGTAGGGATCCAGGTGGGAGCCTGACCCTCGGTGAGAGCCCGAGAGGGTAACTCCCCGGCACCGTCGAGGTGGGCCGCTTGTGCTCGACGGTGGTGTATGAACGAGCGGGACTACACACGTAGACGTTCTGAGCGAAGTTCTCGCGGACTCGGGTTCGACTCCCGACGTCTCCAAAAGACATGGGCTTTGGCTGGTGTGACGTTACGGCTACTTCAACCTGTTAAGTTGTTTCTGTACAACCGTGGCACCCTTTCTCAGCCATTCCCACACCTTAGAGGGTCGAGAAGCAGGTGACGAGGGGAGACGGAAGAGAGCTTCCTAGAACGACCCCTGACCCTCCTTTCACGCGGGCGTAGCTCAACGGTAGAGCACTGGGTTTCCACCCCAGGTATGTCGGTTCGATTCCGTCTGCCCGCTCCATTCGACCTGGGTACGGTGGCCTCATGGCCTCCCGAGAAGTCCACTGCGCCGACTGCGTCGCCGAGCTGGGTGAGCCCTTTGGGCACGTCCACGACTGGCTTGACGCGTTCTACCCCGAGCTGGGTCACGACCACCGGCCCGAGCGTCACCACGACGAGGGCGTCGAAGAGGTCCGACGCATGTGGGGTGACCAGGCAGCTCAGGCCGCCGAGATCCACATCAAGCGCGACTACTACGGCGAGATCCCGACCAAGGACCAGGCCGATCTCTGGAAGCTCCTGATGAGCTAGTCGTCTTCGCGCCGGGACAGCATCATCCTGTCCAGCCGGTCCCAGGCGTCCAGGAGAGCTTGACCCAGGGCGACGACCAGGTCGTCGTGGCTGTGGACGATCATCTGGCTGCCGGTGTCGCCGATCACGGTCCACCGGCCGGTGAACATCTCGGGCGTGTGCCTGCTCGAGATGGATCCGCGTCGGACGATCGAGAACTGGGCGTAGGGCGTCGCGTCGGTGAGCAGGTCGAGGAAGACCATGGCCATCCCCGAACCGCCGAGGTCCGGCAACGGCTTGTGCTCTTCCGGGTCGACCTCGATGCCGATGCCCGACCCACGGAAGAAGGCGAAAAAGGTCCCCTCGGGCCGGATCTGGACGATGGTGAGCCTGTGCTCGTTCCAGCGCACAGACATCCCCTCCAACCAGCGCCAGCGCCGGTGACCCAACAGCTCGAGGGCGAGAGCTTCTTCATTCAAGAGATGCCAGCGGGGGCTGTGGGACCTGGGGGGGTCCATTTACTCACCGGCATCTATAGGCACAACAACGGGGTGTAGCTCAGTCTGGTGGAGCGCTGCGTTCGGGACGCAGAGGCCGCTGGTTCGAATCCAGTCACCCCGACCAACACCGACTCGATACGATGGGGTACTGTACCAACAGGCGTGCCCAACGGAGCTGCGGCACCCTGGCCAGGGATAAGCGCCTCGAAGGCTAGTCGCAGCTCCTCAACGACCTCCTGGACCTCGACATGATCATCGGACTCACCGGCGCCGCTCGATCCGGCAAGGACACCGTGGCGGACATGCTGCTCCTGCACTGGGTCTTGGGCAACAACGGCAAAACGATCGCCCGGTGGCTCGAGATCGCGCAGGAAGACCGCAAGGTCAAGTCCAACTGGGCCCGACGTATCCAGGTGGCCGGCCCTCTCAAGCAGTTTTGCCGAGAGGTCTTCGACTGGACCGAGGAACACACCGACGGCGACCTCAAAGACTCCGAGGACAAGCGTTACAAGCGCAACTGTGGCCGGTGCGTCGACGGCCAACAGGTGGCCAAGCCGATCGCGGTCGGCAACGATCAAATACGGAACCCCTGCAACGAGATGGGGCCCTGCTCTCACTGCGGCGGGCGGGGGTTCACCTTCCTCAAGCCGAGGGAGGCGATGCAGCGCCTGGGCTACGACTGGTCGTTCCCGCTGTACCCGACCATCTGGGCAGACAAGGCAGCTCGTACGGCCAAAGCGTTCTCCGACGACCCTATCGCGCACCCGGCGCGCAGTACCCCCAAGGAGCGGTTGGCGATCGTGACCGACTGCCGGTTCATCGCCGACATCAAGGCGGTGGCCGACGTCGGGGGCATCGTCATCCAGGTTCACCGTGACCACGAGGGTCTGACCGGGGCCGCGGCACAACACCACGGTGAGACGGTGCGGGACACGCCCGAATTCCAGGCGATCGTCCACCACCACATCTATAACGACGGGACGCTCGACGACCTCAACGACAAGGTCAAGGCGCTCGTAGGCGCACTCAAGAAGGAGGCCGGCATGAGGTGAACTACCAAGGAGTTCCCCATGTCCCGATCCTTCAAGAAGACCCCCGGCTGGTGTGACCGATCTCCGTTCGCCAAGCGTCAGGCGAACAAGCGCGTCCGGAAGTACAAGGGCGACGTCTCCAACGGCCGCTCGTACAAGAAGCTCTACTGCTCCTGGAACATCTGTGACTTCCGGTTCCTCCGCAAGGATGCCCGGTGGCGCAAGTACCCGCAGCGGCAGCCCGACTACAAGGCGCGCATGAAGTAAGGGCCCATAGCTTAATGGGAAAGCGCCGCTTTGACGTAGCGGAGAGACCTGGTTCGATCCCAGGTGGGCCCACTGGCGCCGGGGAGGCCTTAACCCGGATGAACTGCGGACCTCCGAGAAACGCAGCGAGATCGTGAACAACGGAACCAGCGGCCACAAGGGCCGCACCTGTTGCCGAGCAGGGCTGGCGGTCTAAGAAGGCGCAGCGCAAGTCGGCACCCAACGGGATGTAGCTCAGTCTGGTGGAGCGCTTGTCTGGGGGACAAGAGGCCGCAGGTTCGAATCCTGTCATCCCGACCAACTTGCTTAGTTCGAGACCCGCTCTCGTAGCTAGGCTGACAGCGAGTCCTTCTGACCCAACAGGGTAGCCCAGATCGGTCGGTGCCCGTGGATCGTATCATCGACCGGCAAGTACGGGGTCCACCAGCGGGGCTCGCTGTCTACACGGTGCCGTAGCTCAAAGGTAGAGCAGGCCGAGAGGTCAGACCCCGGTTCGAGTCCGGGCGGTACAAGGAGCAGGTGGCCCGTCGACAGACGGACGGCAAGGAGCCATGGATCCGACCCGCGAGTCCTAGACGGCCATCTGCAACGTTCCTATACCACAACGACGGGAGGTAGCTGTGAGCGACCCCATGTACGAAGCGGGGTTCCTCGCAGTGACCCCGGAGTTGAGGCAGGCGGTTCTCGAGGGGACCCCCTGGATAGACAGGACCGAGGCCCGGCGTGAGTGTTTCATGTCCGACGGCGGAGGCCTGTCCTACACCTACGGCAAGGGCAGAGGCGTGCGCACGTACACCTCGATCCCCTACACGTCAGTCGTTCGCGACGTGCTCGAGTTCGTCAACGGCCTGGTCTTCGCGTGCGGGTGGGCAGCCATGAACGGCTGTTTCCTCAACCGCTACGACCACGACCGGATGCACCTCGGGTGGCACGCCGACGACTTCCGCAAGATGGACCACGCGGCTCCGGTCGTCGTGGTCAGCTTCGGCGAGGAGCGCGAGATCTGGTGGCGCAGGGTCGGAGAGCGAGGGATCACCCCGCCCGATCAGCGTCAGCTCCTGGCCGAGGGGAGCGTCTTCGTGATGCCCCCAGGCTTCCAGCACTCCCACGAGCACCGCATCCCCAAGGGAGACCGCTCGATGGGTCCGAGGGTCTCGATGACCTTCCGTCGGTTCCTCCCGCAGGGGGAAGAGCCGATAGCGTAAACCGGGTTGGCTGGTGCGACTTACGGGTTACTTCACACTTGCACTGTGGTTTTCCATAACCTGTGAGGCTTTTCTCAGCCTTCCCATCCACTCGTACTGATTCTCTCCTACGGAGGTGTGACCATGAGCTTCATCAACCCAACTGCGTCCAGCGTCGTCAAGAGCGTTACCGACCCCAAGAACCAGCCCGTGATCGCCACGCCCGACAAGGCCGCCGGCGAGCACCTCAACTGGATGGGCGGCATCAGCTTCGACATCAACGACCCGCTGCTCCGGCTCCAGGTGGCCGCGTCGAGCTGCTTCTTCGGCGAGCCGATGTACTACCACAAGGACTCGGGCGACAAGCGACCCAAGCGGGTTACCGCACCGCAGCGTCGCGCGCGACTCAACGCCGCCCAGCTCACGAAGCTCCGGGACACCCTGGGGGCGGTCGATCCGGCCGAGTGGCGATCTCTGACGCCGGCCGACCTCATGGTCAAGGCCATCGACGAGGCCCTGGCGCACGACCCGGAGAAGACCCTCGAGTTCGCGGCCTTCCTGCGGCAGACGCTGCACATCCGGACGACCCCGCAGGTCATCATGGTCCGCGCGGCGCTCCTGGACAGCGTCAAGGGCACAGGGCTCATCACCAAGTACGCAACGGCCATCATCGGCCGGCTCGACGAGGTGACGGTCCAGTACGCCTACTTCCTGTCCCTCGGCAAGGGCAAGACCCCGCCGAAGAACCTGAAGCGCAACTGGGCCCGCGCCATCCAGCGTGCCAACGAGTACCAGCTCGCGAAGTACCGGATGGAGGGTCGCTCGGTGAACCTCTACGACGTCGTCAACATCAGCCACCCGAAGGGGCCCCTGATCGACAAGCTCATGAAGGGCAAGCTGAAGCTCGGCGGTGACGGCCGAAAGACCTGGGAGTCCATCCGCTCCGGCGGCGGCTCCTGGACCGAGGCCGCGGCGGTCATGGGCCACATGGCTCTGCTGAGGAACCTCCGCAACCTGTCGGAGAACGACGCCCTGACCAAGGAGCTGTGCGACAAGCTCGTCGCCGGCGCCGCCAAGGGCAAGCAGCTCCCGTTCCGGTACTTCAGCGCCTTCAAGGCTCTGGAGGGCAAGGCCAAGAGCGGGCTGGTGTTCGACGCCATCGAGGCCGCGCTCGAGGCTTCCATCGGGAACCTCCCGCGCTTCTCGGGCCGCGTGTGCTCCCTGGTCGACAACTCGGGCTCCGCCTGGGGGACGACCACGTCCTCGATGGGGTCCATGCACATGGCTTCCATCGGGAACCTCATGGGGGTCCTGACGGGCAAGGCTTCCGACGAGGGTCACATCGGCATCTTCGGTGACCACCTCAAGATGCGGCCGGTCCGCAAGAAGGAGTCGACCTTCGACGCCCTCAAGGCCATCGACCAGATCGGCCGCAACGAGGTCGGAGGGGCTACCGAGCACGGCGTGTGGCTGTTCTGGCGCGACGCCATCAAGCAGCGCCAGCACTGGGACACCGTGTTCGTCTACAGCGACATGCAGGCCGGTCACGGCGGGCTCTACGGCAACAAGCCGGGTGAGTACGCTGACTACCTGTGGGGCGATGACGGGTACGCCCGGTACATCGACGTCGCCAAGCTGGTCAAGACGTACCGCGAGAAGGTCAACCCGAAGGTGAACGTCTTCCTCGTCCAGATCGCCGGGTACCAGGACACCCTGATTCCCGAGTTCTACGACAGGACGTACATCCTCGGCGGCTGGTCCGACCAGCTGCTGCGCTTCGCGGCGCAGATGATCGCCATGACCGAGCAGGCACCGACGGCACAGCCTCCCTCCCAGGAGCCGTCGGCAACCTGACTCTCCGGTAGGGGGCTCCCATCCGCACCTGGGTGGGGGCTTCCTGCCACCCCTCTCGGTAGAAAGGCTATGGATCCGGGTAGACATGAGCATTCCAACCTGGGCACCTCCTGGCCATTTCAACTACAACGTCTACGGCGACCCCGTGGCTATCGCCCACATCAAGGGGTGGGCTGCGGCGGAGAACGTCACCCCCCACGAAGGTGGGGACGATGACACCGAGACCTTCTTCGGGGGATTCTTCACCGAAGCGGAGATCGAGCGCCTCCGGCGCGTTGCCGGCGACACGGTCGAGGAGGCTCATTTCCTGGGCCTCCGCACCGACGACGTCGAGACCTACCGGGCCTGGCTCAAAGGCCAGGACATCCCGGTGGTCCACGAGGTCCTCGAGCAACCCGAGGGCTTCTTCAACGCCTACTACCGCCCGGACGACATCGAGACGATCTCGACCGGGTACCTGGGCACTCCGCCTCTGTAGCTCAACGGTAGAGCCCCGGCCTTGTAAGCCGGTGATGTCGGTTCGAACCCGACCGGGGGCTCCAGATCCTCAGCTGAGGATTCCCTTCACCGTGCGGAGTCGGTAACCGTCGGCTACCAGATGGCCGAGCTGGTCGACGAGCTTGTCGACCGTGTCGGTGGGGAGCGGGGAGTGCGACTTGTCGGACAGGTCGCGGAAGTGGAAGCCGAGATCGGACGCGTAGTCCTGATCGCAGGCCCAGATACAGACGGCGCGGCCGTCTGGGAGAGCGAGGCCTTTGCAGCCACACTCGAAGCGGACGAACATGCGTCCTCCTTGGGTTGAGGTTTCGTCCTCTGACCTCTCTACGAGGTCGCCCCCGAGAATCAGCAAGCCTCGTGCCATCTCTAAGTCCGCGAACCCAGGTGATCCCCACCTGGTCGACCGCAAGAAATCCTGCGGTCCTGTAAGAGATCTTACGCCTGTGTAGCTCAACGGTAGAGCAGCCGCCTCGTAAGCGACCGATGAGGGTTCGACTCCCTCCGCAGGCTCCAGATGCCGGTATAGCACAACGGCCAGTGCACCGCCGTGGTAAGGCGGGGATCCGGGTTCAACTCCCGGTGCCGGCTCCACCTTCGTCCCTGTCGTCTAGTCAGGCCCAGGACACCAGGCTCTCAACCTGGAGACGGCGAGTTCAAATCTCCCCAGGGACGCCAGATCTTCTATAGGCCTTCCTCTGTATGGAATCCTTCCCCGACTACAACGCCTGGCTCACCGTCGCGTGCATCCTCTGGATCGCCATCCTGGTCCTCCTGCTGCACGTCACAGCCCGATGGGTGTTCGGTGACCAGGAGGCCCCACCCAAGCCCAAGAAGACCCCAAAGAGGCCCCCTGGGGCCCCTCACAAGACTGTGCTCTCGTAGTTCAACGGATAGAACGCAGGTCTCCGGAACCTGAGATAGAGGTTCGATTCCTCTCGGGAGTACCATCCGCTCTAGCGGCCCCATCGTCGTGTTCCTACAATGTGCGTCCGTGGTCTAACTGGAAAGGCGCTCGGCTTCTAACCGGGAAGATGGGGGTTCGACTCCTCCCGGACGCGCCACCAACACAGAAGGAGAAAGGAGAGCAGAAATGGACACCCTTGTACTCAGCATGGCTTTCGAGCCTATGGACCAGATCGACTGGCAGAGGGCGATGACCCTCTGGATGGGTGGTCGGGTCGAGGTCGTAGAGGCTTATGATGACCGGGTGTGTCGAACGTCGACCGATGAGTACCAGGTGCCTGCGGTGGTCCGCTTCTTGAACTCGCTTCGACGCCGGCGCAGATCGGTCCGCTTCTCCCGGGACAACGTCTTCTTACGCGACAGCGGGCGGTGCCAATACTGCCTCCGCCGCATCGCGAGAGACGCGGCCACGTACGACCACGTCGTGCCTCGAGCCCAGGGCGGGGTCACGAACTGGAAGAACGTCGTCATCGCGTGCTCTCCGTGCAACCAGCGGAAGGCCGACCGGACTCCAGAGCAGTCGGGCATGTACCCGCGCAACTCCCCGGTGAGGCCGCGCCACCTTCCGGATGTCCGGGAGATGCAGCTCCGACGCCGCAAGGCGAACATGCCAGAGATCTGGTTGCCCTACCTGGGCCTGTCCTGAAGATCAGATAGGGGGACTCAGCCGCGTGCTGAGTCCCCCTTTGTCGTCTGGTCGGGTACCCCTTCTATAGCTCGTCCTGTGTGTAGGACCTCTATGGGAGGGAACCCTGATGCCGCTGGAACCGACCTTCTCAATTCGCGTGAGCCACACTGGCGTGTTTGCGGACGGACGCGCGAACACCGAGTCGATTTTCATCCACGACCTCGAGTCGGGGGACGGGGAGCAACGCTTCCAGAACCACCAGGTGCCCTCCTACGTCCCGGTCGCCGGGTCCCTCGAGCTGCCGCTGTCGGCCCGGGTGTTCATGTCGTTCTCCCAAGGTGCCATCGCGGGCCTCTTCGACGCAGGGCTCGTCGATGTCGAGATCGTCGACCCAGGGCTTGGGACCACCGGCATGTCGGTCTGCGACGGCCAGAGCACCAAGGAGTTCGAGAACGGCAGTTGGGAGTACCCCTGGAAGACCATCCAGCGAGGCATCAACGCGATGCACGGCGACCCCGACGACATGACCCCCGCCGGGCCCACCGAGGCCGGCGAGGTGCGGACGATGTACATCATCCCCGGCACCTACGACGAGGACATCGTCCTGCCGCCCGCCGGCGCCATCAGCCTCGTCGCGTTCGGGGGAGGTGTCTCGATCGGCACCGTCACCTCCCCACGGTCGGTCACCCGCGTCGTCGACCCCACTCTGAACCCCGATGCTCCCCTGGTCCCGGTCCTCTCGCTGCTGACCAACTCCGTCCAGGGCGGCGGTATCGGCGTTTTCGGCGACATCACGTTGTCAGACATCGGCGCGGGTCAAATCCAGAACTTCATCTGGGAGGCTGGCCTCCTGCTGGGCGACTTCGACGCCACCAGCCAGTCTCTGGCCCTGAACATGACTCTGAACCGCTGCCTGTTCGTCTCCACGACCTGGACGGCGCCTACGGGTATCCTGCCGGCACGGGACACACGGTGGCTCGCAGGGACACCCTCGGTGGACGAGCTTGGCGCCGTGGTCACCGGCTGTGAGTTCGCAGCAGGCTTTACGGTCGCCGGCAACTCCCTGGACCCGGTGCTGACCAACTGCGACATCAGCGGGACCGTGACCTCCCCCACCGATTTCAGGGTCGATTTCACCACCAACGGGTACATGGCCGACAACGGCGTGGCCCTTGCCGGGGGCTGGACCACGACCATCCCGGTCGGCCGCACCACCGCGTACCCGTAGGAGTAGCTCATGGCGATCATCACCGCCGACGACGTCAAGACCCGGCTGATCTCCAACAAGCAGATCGTCGACGACAACGCCCGTGCGGCCGATTTCGACACGCTCAAGGACGACATCGAGGAGACCTGGGGCACCGGGAAGACCGACGCGGTCGTTTGCCGGGCCCTCGAGGAGATGCGCGCAGGGATCTAGCTGTGTAGCCCGGCGTCGCACTTCTCTCCGGGGTCGGCCTTGCAGACAGGGCACACCCCTGGGGGCACGTTGGGGTCGTAGGCAGGGTGCCGGATGGCCGGAGTCTCGGTCTGTCTCCGCCGCCCTCCGGTGGGCCAGATGACCAGGGACAGAAGGGTGCCGGCGACCACGGCGACGGCGATCAAGAGGGCGCCCATGTCAGTTCTCCTCCTGGAGAGCCGGGTTGTTCTCGAGCCACCAACGCGCGGCGTACTCGGACCAGGCCTTCTCTCCGGTATCAGCCCAGCAGACCAGGCGTATGGGGTGCTCGGTCTGGTCGTTGTGGAACTCGTTGGCGATCACCAACAGGCCTGTCTCATACCTATACGCTACAGGCCATTTCTCGGCCTCGGTCGCCTTGGTGAAGGCCTGGTGCCCCTCGGGGCCCAGGACGTCCTCAGAGACGGCCTCAGCGGTCTCCTCGATGTGCTGAGAGAGGTTGTGAAGGGCGGCCATCATGAAGATGCCGTCGAGGAACTTGTACGCGTCCATTCCGCCGCTGCTCACCAGATCAGCCCCTTGTGTCCACCGAGGATGAGATGCCGGCCGCCGCACCCGGTGCAGTGCGCGTAGCCGATGTCGCCGTACTCGGTCGCACCGAAGAAGGGGACATCCTGAGGCCAGACCACCATGGGCACGAGCATCCAGAGGCGTCGCCAACAGCGCCGTTGGATGCCACGGTGGCGGCGGGCCCTCATGTTCATGGAGGGATCTCCTCGGGGTTGTACACCCTGTCGGCGTCAGCTCGAGTCGCCTTCTTGCGCGGGAACCGGTTGTGCCACTTGCCGTACCTGGTGGCCGTGCCGTCACTGTTCTCCTTGGGCGCGCACGCCGAGCACAAGGCCTTGCCGACGACGTCGGGCGGCCACATCGACATGTTCCGAGACCACCAGAGCCCGCAGGCGGTGTTCTCGATCGACTTGCACTCCTGGCAGACGAACAGACCCATCAGACCCCTGGCGGCCGGGCCTGCATCATTGCCCGGGTCAGCTCGAAGACACGCTTGGCGAACGCTTTGGGGTCCCTGCCTTGGTCGCGGTGTACTTGGTTCACCCCGTAGCTGGATGCCAGTCCGACGGCGATGTGGGCCGCGTAGAAGTCGAACAGGGAGGGTGGGGTCATGTGGTCGGACTTGGATTCAGGGGTCGCGTTGCCGGTGAGGTCCACGCTCCTGCTGCTTGATGTTGTGCCCTTTAGCATCGGAGTCTCCTTGGAACAGGGTCACGAAGCTGAGGATGATGTGCGCCAACCCCCAGACGATCAGGATGGCTCCGAGTATCCCGAGGACAAGCCACCACATTTCATTTTACTCCCTGGATGGGGTAGGTGTCGGGCCACACCTGGTCGCCTGACAGGGCCGTCACAGTACCCGAGGGCCAGTCGATTGTGGCCACCTCGAAAAAGTCGCCCTCGTTCAGCTGGACGTCGTCGACCTCGAGACGCAGCTCCTGGTTGATGTAGATCCGCAACGTCGGTGTCGCCGAACCCTGGTCGAGATCGTCCCAGTAGTGGATGCCCACCTTGAACGTGAGGCCCTCGTTTGGGCTGGGATTGTCCCACTTGATCGTTTCCGGACACGACCCGTCGAGGCTCTCGGTGAACCGAGGTCCTCCGCTTATCCACGTGGGGTGCTCGTTGACCCAGGAGCAATCGAAGGTGCTGTCGAACCACCCGTCGTCGGTGCCGTCCCCGTCGATGTCCAATCCCGAGGCGAAAGGGTGCACCAGGTGTAAGTCGAGGTCCGCGCCGGGGGTGTCCCAGGTCAGCTCGAGGTAGATCGGTGCCACCGGGGGATTCGGGCAAGTCGGGGTTGGCGGGCTATCTGGCTCGATGTCGGGCGTCGCGTCGGGGCCCGAGTCCGGCTCGGCAATGTCGGGCTCCGAAGTGTCCACGCCCGCGTCGGGCTCAAAAGAGTCGACATCCGGCTTGGGCAGCGGGGTACCCAACGGAGCTTGTCCAGGCTCGAGCAGGGGAGACCCACGCTCGGCCAGCTGCGTCAGATGGGGTCTGGGGAGGGCGCTGTCGCACGCCACGAAGGCAGCAGACAGACCAAGGCATAGAGCTACGAGGTAGTGTTTCATGCACTACCTACGGTAGCGATCCAGGAACTAAGCAATCCAGGATCGCTTAGACGTCGAATCGTCTCTCGGTCGGCGAGGGGAGGAGATCCTCGAGCTGGGCTATCGCCTTCCCGACGTACCCGGGGTTGGGTCCGTTGCGGAGCAGGTGGACCACGCCACGGATACCCTGCTCTTGCTTCTTGAGCTTCTTGAGGGCGGTCGCCAGCGGATGCTTGGGGCACTGGGAGATGTGGTCCTCGAGGACCTTGGCCATCGTCGCAGGGACCTCGTCCTGGGGTCCGTACTGGTGGCCGCAGTAGACGCAGTTGATGTACATCCCCGACTGGAGGTCGTTGACCCACTGTCGAAGGGCACGTACCTCTTCGACGGAGCTGAGAGCCGCGTCGCGGCAGTGCTGGCACCACTTGGCCAGGAGCCCTTTGTCGTCCTTGCAGTTGGCGCACCCGGGTTGGTCGCTCGATTCGGTCTCGGGATCCGGTCCCGGGTGTTCGAGACGGTAGAGACGGCACAGGAGGTGCATCGCCTCATACTTGTTCAGACGGGTCGCCTCCGCGAGCATCTCGGCGCCCTCGTGCTGGTCCGTGTGGAACAGATCCTCGAGGTCGCCGAGCCAGTTGTTGAGGTTTTCTTCTAGAATCGACGAGTGGGTGATGACCTCGTCGAACGTTTCCTGGGCTGCATACACGTCGGCGCGGTCGGCTTCATTCATCGTCGGTCTCCTTCGCCTTTCCAACCAGGACTTGAACCCCCGGGAACCGTTTCTTGAAGTCGGCGAGGATGTTCTTGGCCGCTTCTTCCTCCGAGAGAGGCTCGACGGAGACCACTTGGAGATCCGCCATCTTGACCTGCCTGGAGTACCGCTCGGCGAATGTGGCGGTCTTGGCCATGTTGCGCTGAGCAGGGGTCACGTCCTTGGGATCGATGTCGTAGAGTTTGGCCGCGATCTCGGTCATCTCGTCGGGCTTGCTTTCACGGTCACGTCTGCTGCTCACGGTCGCCTCTCAAACTGGACACGGTCTCCGCCGCAGTCGCGGCAGGTACGTCGTCCCTTGTGGTCGTCCCAGGTCGCGCCGGCGCCGCCACACGCCTGACACCGGATGGTCGCGGCGATCTCCCGGTACTTGCCGGCCTCGTGGTAATAGTCGAGCGTCAACATAGCCTGGCCAGCTACGACCCGGTGCTTGGACTTCTTGAGCTTGTCCAGGGTCTCGATGTCCAAGGCGTCGAGCAGCTCTCGGAGAGAGCGCGCCAGGCGCTCCTCCCCAAGGGTCTTTCGGCGCTCCGGGCTCACTCGTCTTCGACCTCGGTCTCCGGGAGGGGTTTGGCGGGCCGGCAGTAGAGGTAGTAGCTACCCTGGGAGCCGGCTCGACGCTCGGCGCGTGCGCGGCGGCGCTTCCAGTTCTTGCGGGACCGGGCGACGTGGGTGCTGTTGCAGCCGGCCGACGGGGTGTGCGACTCCCACCTGGGGCCGTTGTCCTGGATGTGGCCGTGGCCGCGCCTGTGGTTGGGTCCGTTACTCATCCTGTAGTCCTTCGAGGTTCCGTTTCAGGTCATGAGCCAGGTGCCAGGTCTGAAGGACCTTTTCGGCCTCCTCGCTCATCCCCATCTCTTTCAGGCGTTCCGCGATCTGCCAGCAGTCAGGGACCACAATCTGGTTGAGAGGGACCTCTCTCCGTCGAGAGCCCCCAGGTGACAGAACGACGGTCCTGTTGTTTTCGACTCCGCTACTCATCGGGGTCCTCCTTGTAAATGCTCAGCCTCTGGAGGCCTCGAGTGTTTATACTCCCTGAGCACGTCCAGCAGGGTGGTCCTACGACCCTCTCTCTGAACTCGAGAGGGAACATGGTGTGCTCCCCACCCATCGCGTGTAACGTGCCGCCCTGGCCCTCCTGGACGACGCCCCAGGAGTACCCGAACAGGGTCGCGACCAAGATGCGGTCGCCAGTCTTGATGCCGCCCTCGGTAAGCACCTTGTATTGGTCGAGCCAGTCCTCATCGAGATCGGATTTGCCCTCCAGGTCGGCCTTCGGCACAAGCCAGATGGGTGAGCCCATCTCCTCGTAGACCGAGAACTTGATGGTCCGGTCGGCAGGCTTGGCCTCGAGGACGGTCAGTTCGGTCTGGACGGGAATCCTGGGGGGGTCGTCGGTCATCTAAACCCCCGTTGTGCCGAGAATCTGAAGGTAGTGCCCGATGCGCTTGTAGTTCAGGTCCTCCAGAGTCTGAGTGAAAGCGTCCCGAACACTTCCTCCCCTTCGGGCCAAGACCATCCGACCGTCCCAGTATTTCGTGCGGTGGATGCTGCTGGTCAACAGAAATTTGGCGAGGCCGTCGATTTCGTTCTGGTTGTGCGGATCAGTCCACAGGGCGTAGGCGAAAGTGAACCAACGATGGTGAGTCTGGCAATGCTTTCGGGTCTTGGGGTCCGTCACCGTCTTTTCGGTGAGGTCTAGCCACCATCGGACTGACCGACAAAAATCCAGAGCATCCGGCGGACAATTGTGCCAGAGCTTATGGAGGACGCGTGGTGGTGGGGACCCTGACGGGGGCCACAACTTGTTCTTGATGTGTTGCGCGTTTTGATACGCTCGGAGAAGAGCCTGGGGTGTGAGAATCGAATTCTTGGCGACGTACACAGGGTCAATGTCTGCGGACCGGAAATGGTCCTTCCACAGGGAAGCCTCGATCATGAGGAAATCCGGCAACTTCCAGTTGCCGTCTGATGAAACTAGACGGACCCATACCGCGATAGGAAGGTCCGCCTTGACGAGGTCGTCGAGAGTGTAAATCTTGGCGGTCGTCTTCCGAGGGACCCCGCGCTCTTTGATGAGGGTACACCGTGCTTGACCGTCGCCCACAGCCAAGTTCTCCTTGGATACGCGAAGGAGGTGCATCGTGTCCCGCTGAAGGACCAGGTCGAGGACAGGGCGGAGTTCCCGAAGACGGGAAGCCGAGATGGCCCGCTGACAGGCCTCTCCCGTGTGGTCTTCCACTTTGATCAGGTTGACCCAGACCTTCTTCGGGTCCACCACGAAGTCGTGGACGGTCTTGGGTTTGAGTAGGGCGAACTTGTCCTTGTACTTCTGGTACTGCTTGATGAGGTAAGTGTCGCGCATATTATTCCTCCCCGAGGCCGAGGGCCTCGGCAGCGATCTCATGGATGACTTGGAACACCGTAAGAAGTTCCTCGCGCGGCTTCCCGCGACCGGAATCCCGGCGCGTTCGTTGCCAGATAGTCTGGAGTGCCCGAGCCATCTGAGTGCGGGGGATTTTCTTTCGGCCCCTTTTTCGGGTCGTTGCGACGGTTCCGCTAGGGTCCAAGTCGCCCGGTCTTGCGCGCACCCAGACCGTGTTTGGTCGTTTTGTGGTGGGGTGAACACGTGTACAGCCCGTGTCGCGGACGAGCCCTCGCTCCTCGAGACCTTTCCTGCGTGATGCGGTGTCCTTTGGACTCTTGGCCCATCCGATACCGTTGGCGCAGAGGAACTCTTGAATCTCTCTGTCGGTAGCTCCTTCTGTCCCGCGGTAGTCTAGGATTGCGAGAACTTGCTCAGCTTGGGTGCCGCTGAGGTCTGGGCCTTCCACGGGTTCTTCAGGTTCGTCCGTCCCCTTTTGTACGGCTACGAAAACCACGTAGCCGCCTACACGTCCCCCGGCTCTCCCGGAGCGTCGTTCACCCGTTGGGCGGATGTAACCTGCCCGGACCAAATTTCTGAGCGTATTCGTGATTTTGGTCGATGGCCAAGTCAAGACGTCTTGGATATCTGCGTTGGTGATTCCCTCAGGGGACTCCGCAACAAGATCGAAAACCTGTCGGAGGTTCGAGCCCGGTGTAGGTTTCACTTGCATCAGTCGTCCTCCACCTCACCGAGCTGGATCAGATAGGCCTTGGCGGCGAGCGCCGCTTCCATGACCTGTTCCTCGGTCGCGGTATCGCCGTCCGGGAGGTCTCCCCCGTCCATGGCGAAGTGGTCGATGGAGCTGGAGCCCATCACGATCGCGTTCTCGCCGGCCCGGTGGAACACGATGATGCCCGCGGTCAGGTAGTCGTGGAACGGGTTGCCGGTGTTGAACACCTCGGGCTCGGCCTCGAGACTCATCTTCAGCTCGATGCCCTCGTAGGTAGCCGGGTCCCGATCGTCGTACAGGCAGCTGAGGTGCGCGATGCTCATGGTTTCTCCTCCAACCCCAGCTCGACAGCGAGGAAGGCCACCAGGTGAGGTTGCAGGGGGCTGCGGCAGGACAGGGTCCACTCGTTCGGTTTCGGGGTCGCATGGAGGATGTGGTTGTTGAGGTTGGTGACGTCCCAGCGCGCCAGGTTCGGCGTGCCATCGTCCTTCTGTACGGGACGTGGGTGACAGCTCCGACCCATCATGATGTCGCAGAGCCGAAGAGCGACCTGGTTTATCGTCATCTCGTAGCTGGGCCGGACCGTGTACGTCATGACCTGTTCTACTCTATGGCCGACCGCCATGTTGGACAGCTCGATTTTGGTGTCGCTGTCGTCCCAGGTCTCCTCGAGGGTCAGGAACTTGTCGGCCATGTAGCCTTCCTCGAAGGCTGCGCGGGCCAGGTCGTCGATGAACAGCAGCTGTCCGTTCGTGGCGACATTGATGGGGATGTTGGTGACAACCGAGTAATCAGGGTCCATCAGCGCCAGGTCGACCTGCTCCCGGAGGTCGGAGAGCTGGTCTGCGTCCAGGTCGACAGCCATGAGGACCGCTGACGGTGGGAGCCGCTGGAGGCTGATACCTGGGGCGCCGAGGGCCTTACCAAGCCGGGCGTACGCGACTTCGAGGACCTCTCTGGTGACGGTGAGGCGTTCGGTCGGGATGTCGGTGTAGACGAGGATGACGATGCCCTCGTTGCCCTCGACGGACCAGTCGATCGCAACGGGGTTAGACATCAGCGCAGCTTCTCGAACAGCGCCTCGTCACCGTCGCAGTGGGTCCGCAGTCGATCGAGCCAGGCGCGTGTCTTGACTTTGAACATCAGCGGGCGTCCTGGAGTCGCCAACGGTCCTTTGGCGACGACCCCTTCGACGGACATGCCGGGGAGCGTCCCCTCTCGGATCTGCTGTTCGAGGTCGGCGGTCATCGCTCCGTGGTGGAGCATCGCCGCGTGCTCGACGTCACCGAAGTGCTTGAGGAAGAGCTTGGGCGGCAGGATCCCTTTGGGATGGATGGCGACGTCGATCAAAGTGACCGTCTGGGCCTCAGTCTCCTCATGGTTGCCGGCGAAACTCGAAGGCCCCCACAGCTCGAAGAAGGCCGTGGCCTTCTGGGCCCGCAGGCCCCTGAAAATTCGGGGCAGGAGGTCGCCGTACTTGTCGAGGACGAGCTGCGGCGCCTGGACCAGGTGGGGGTTGCTGTCGTCCAGGAGGGCCTTGCGGCGCCCGAACTTCCAGAAACCCTTTTTCCGGCTCCACTCGGCGCGGATGTTCGACCCGTCGAGTTTGTCGAACACGTACACGGACGTGCCTCGAGGCACTACAGGGCTGATTGTCGGGTAGGTTTTCATGAGGCGCCCAGGGTAATCACCACCCGTCGTCGCAGGCGACGAGGTTGGACACCGCCAGTCGAAGCTCGTCGAACTCCTCTTCGGTGTAGGCAGGGGTCTCCCGCGTGTCGGTGCGCGTCAGCGAAAGGAGCTGTAGGAAGAAGACCTCGGGCCTGATATCGTAGCCATCTGGCTCGGTCACGTGGAAGACCGCTTCCAGCTCGGGCTCAGACGCGTCGTCATTCTGTCGGACTCCGATCACGCGCACCAGGCGTCGGCCATCGGTGGCGTGGTCGGAGTCGACAGTTTTGATGGTCAAGGGCATGTCGACCTCCGATGGAGGACGGACGCGGCTAGGCCGCGTTCGCCTTCGGATCGGTGCCGGCGCCCTTGACGGTGAGCTTGGCGCCCTTGACCTTGACGGACTTGCGCACGCGCGTCCGGGGAAGGGTCGCGATGACCTCGTCCTTGAGCCGCTGCTGCGCCTCGGCGACGCCAGTCTCCTTGAGCAGCTCCTTGGACGCGTCCTTGCCGAGCGCCATGGCCTGCTTCATCACGTCCCCGATGAGGTCGAGGGCACCATCGCGGGTCACGCCCATGCGCTTGATGAGTAGGGCCATGGCCGCGAGCATCGGGATGCTGCACGTCGGGGCCTTGTCCGTGTCGTGGCCGATGTCGACCTGGTCGATCTCCAGCTGGAGGTCGATGACCAGGCCCTTGAGGGTCTGGTCGGGCTGTGCGAGGTCGCGAAGGTCACCGCTGCCGGCGGTCTTCGTGAGGGTCTTGAGCGCGCTTTTGACGCCTTCCTGACAGGCCAGGAGGATCTCGGGCTGGCTCGGGAGTGGGGTGTTACTGGTCATGAGGTACTCCTTGGGCTCTCGGCCCGGTGGGTCTGAACTACCTACGCGATTGCCCGGCGTTCTAAGCATCAGACCTCGATGTTTTGCCGGCGCTCCATCTCGCGCACGTAGGCCTTGTGCGCCCGGTGCCAGTCGCTCAGGCTCAGGAGCCGATGCGAGAAGAAACTCGGGTGGCCGTTGATGCTCCGCGGGCCCGCCTTGTCTATGTACTCCCAGATCACCCCCAGGTTGCGCCAGAAAACCCCGCGAAGCGCCCCCTCATACAGGTTGCAGGTCCGGTTGGTCTTGAGCCACTCCTCGAGCTTGGCCCGCTGAGAGGCGTTGTCCGTCTCGTACTGGGCCATGGTCACGGTGCGGTGGAACTCGAGGGCTTCCTCATGTTTCCGGTCGACCTCCTCGCAGGCCTTCGCGTGGGCAGCCTCGGCGTCGGCGTGCTCTTGTAGAGCCTCCTGGTGCTCGAGACGGCGCACCTCGTTGTCGTTGTCGACGCTCGCCAGGTACCGGGCCTTCTCGTCTTCGGTGGCGTGCTCCCACTCGATGTTCGAGTCGATGGTCGCGATGACCTTGGGGTCTGGTTCGGCCAGCTCGGGCTCCGGTGGAGGCTCCTGGTCGAAGACTGGGTAGGTGGGCTTGTCTGGTTCGGGCGGCGGCGGAGGCATCTCGGGCTTGGGCCCGGGGTCGACCAGGAGGTCTTTGGCCAGCTCCCGGACCTCGTCGGGTACCTCCATGCCTCCAAGGGCGATGCACATGAAAACCATCGGGATGTCGCGCGGATTGGTCACATGCGCCGAGGTGTAGATGGCGTTGCCGATCAGGTTGTTGACGAAGTCGCGCAGCTCTTCGTCCGTGCTGGGCTCGAACTCGTGGGGCGTGACCCCGAGGGCTTCCAGCTCGGCGACGGCGGCTTTGAACTCCTCCTGGGTGGGAGTGTCCTGGGGCCCGTGAATGGCGTAGGTGTTGGACATCAGGCGACTCCGATGACCCGCGCATCCATTAGCTCGCTGATGCGCTCGATGAGCATGTTGGGGATGTCAGCGATGGTCTCGGAGTACACGTGGCCCGTGCCTTTGATGTCGTCGTTGGGGCACAGGGTCTCGACGTACTGGGCTCCCGTACCCACCCCGACGAACACCACGAAGATGCCCTGAGCCGACGCCTGGCGGAGCTGCCACTTGATGACCGGTCGGTGGTTCCCGTTGGGCTGACCGTCGGTGATGACGAACATGAACTTGTGGGTCTCGGGCCGTTTCTTGAGGGCGTCGAGGCCGAACTGGACGCCGTCGGACATCGGCGTGCCGCCCACCGCCAGGGTGTTGGCGAACCGCCACCGGACCTCGGAGAACCGTTCGTCGAACGCCTTGAACAGGTCGTGGCGGATCGACTCCCAGCGGTGGTATTCACCTTCGTCTCCCGGCTCCGGCGACTGGTAGTTGCGCCCGTTACGGAAGCCGGCGACCTGTACCGCGCACTGGAGGGCGTCCAGAGGCTCGGTGATGGCGATCATCATCTGGGTCGCCAGCTTGCGCAGGTGGGACATCGAGCTGGACTCGTCCATGACGACCGTGGCCGCCATCGAGGTGTCGACCCGGTGGGCGCGCTGGTAGTAGGCCCGCGTGGGCATCCGGCCTTGCATGAGGGAGACCCGGCTGTCGACCAGGTACTTCTCCGACAGGCCACGACCCCGGCGCGTGCCGTGGACCGTGCTCGTCATACGCATTGCCCGGAAGAGCGTCCGCATCCGCGCTCGGAGGTAGGCCGCTTCCATCTTCACCTCCTTGTAGAGGCGGTCGGCGGCCCGCCTGTCGTGGTCCTTGCCCTGGGCGGACGGGGCGACGAATTCGACCTCGTCCTGGGTGACGTCGTAGGGGTTCCAGCGGCGCTCCCCGACCTCCTCGACCTCCTCCTGCTCTTCGCGGGTCTGGTCGAACTCCTCCTGGAGCGCGGTGTTGTTGTTCAGGAGGCCCGTGGGCTTGCCTGATGCGGCGTCCTGAAGAACGCCCTGAGCGAACTCCTCGAAGTCGAATCCAGGGACCGGACCGTCGTGGTACTGGTGTCCACCGGCCCCGCGGCCCGGCTGGTCGCCACTGCCATCCCACTCGTCGCCGATCTGTCCTTCACCGGACGGGTCCCCACTTCCGGACTCTCCGCCCGCGCCCTGACCCTTGCCGTCCTTCCCCTGACCCTGACCCGGGCCGTCTCCGTCCTGTTGGCCGGCGCCGGCACCCTTGCCGTCACCTTTACCGTCCTTGCCAGCGCCTTCGCCGTCCTTGCCGTCCTTGCCGGCACCTTTGCCAGCATCTTTGCCGTCTTTGCCGTCCTTTCCCTTGCCCTTCTTGCCGAAGCCCTCCATCCGGATGCCTTTCCCAGGCTTCCCTTTGCCGGAGCCCTGGCCGGGCTTGCCCTTCTTGAGCTTGACGTCCTTCTGCCAGCCACAGTCGGTGCAGGTGATGACGCCGCGGCTCTTGTCCCGGTGCCCGCGTCCGTCCGATTTGGGTCGGATGACCAGCTTGTCCTGGTCCGCGCCGCAGGAGGGGCACTCGTGCCCCGGGCTTTGGCCTTCGCCACCCTGTCCATCACCCTGTCCATCACCCTGTCCATCACCCTGTCCGTCCTTGCGCTTCTTGCCTTGCTCGCTGAGCTGGGACAGCTCGGCGATGACGTCCAGGGCGATGCGGATACAGCCCAGGTCGTCGCCGACTTTCATGTCGATGCACTCGCGCAGCATCGGCGACAGAGGTCCGTCGAGGACTATTTCGACGGCTTCTGGGCGCTTCTTGCGGTACTCGTCGAGGACCTCGACCTGGAGGTCGGTGACGTACCCGAGACCCACGTCGCGGAACGTGCGCGACACGATGGAGAGGTCGGAGTCGATTTGGGCCGCCCGGACCCCGTGTGCTCGCGCGGATTCCGCGCTCTCCCGCTCTTTCCGGAGGATGAAGTCTTGGAGGTCATGGAGCTTGGTGTCGGTGCCGGGGAAATCCTCGCGTCCGCGGCGCTCGATCCAGATGTCGTCGGCGATGTTGGCCCACTCGAGCAGCGATCCGGCGTAGGGGGCCCAGTTGGGCACCTTGGCCCAGCGAGGGAGGATGAGCTTGCAGGCCTCGGCGACGGAGATGTCGCGCCGGCAGCTGTACCGGGTGTGGAACCCCTCATGGTACGCGCCGCCTGTGAGCGCCATGGCCGTCCGGATGGTCAGGCGCTCCGGCGTGCTTGCGATGACGATCTCGGGGTTGAGGACCTGCTCGGCGTTGGCGTGCCGCACCCAGTCGGCGACTTCGCGTCGCGTGGGCATACTGTTGGGGTTGGCCCCGGCCCACTTGCACATCTGGTCCAGGAGGATGCGGCCCGTCCAGCGATCCTTGTTGTAGAAGAGGGCGCCCTTCGAAAAGACCGGGCGCGTCTCCTTACCGAGGATAGCCGTCACCGACTCCTTGTGGGACTGACGGTACTGAGAACCGCGGATGGTTGGGTTCTCCGCCGTGGTTTGATGGGGTATGGGTAGTGCTGTCATGGTCACCTCCGCTCTAACTACGCTATGGGCGGCGAAACTAAGCAGGTGAGAAAATTTGCTTACTGGGGCTGGTAATCGCGTAGGTAGAGCGAACCATCGTAGCTCAGCCCTTGGGGCGTAGCTCAGAAGGAGCAGTATGAACATCAAAGCGCTTGCCGCCGCAACTCCGGTCGTCTGTGCCGAATGCGGTCACGAGGCCCACTACCTACCGAACCACCTGCTCGAGGAGCACGGCCTCTCCCAGAAGGAGTACGAGGCCAAGCACCCGGGCTCGCCTTCCATGTCCAAGGAGTTCGAGAAAGAGTTCCTCAAGGGCGTCAAGAAGGCGGACCAAATCGCCGCGCCCCCGCCGGAGGCTCTGAGCATCAAGTTCGGCGGCGTCCGGTTCCCTGTGAACCCCGACGTCCCGGAAGCCGACTGCCTTCCCATGCCGGACCACTACATGACGCCCCAGCATGGGCAGCTGTCCACCGACATCCACCACGCGTGCGTGTCACTCCGTAAGGGTCGGCACACCCTTATCTGGGGGCTCCCGGGCTCGGGCAAGGACGCCTGTCTGTCGGCTCTGTCGGCGGTCACACGACGCCCGGCCGGGCTGTTCAACATCAAGCCCGGCGTCGACATCCAGAGCTGGTTCTACAGCCGGTCCTTCGACAAGGAGGGGACTTCCTGGGAAGAGGGCAAGCTCCTCAAGATGCTCAGGGACGGGTACACGACGCGCACCGGGCGCCGCATCCCTTTCATGGTCGTCATCTCCGACCTCGACCGCGCGGACCTCGCGCAGGCCGAGCACCTCCGCCTCATCCTCGACTCCATCCAGGGTCGGGTCGAGGGGCCTGGTGGTGAGGTCTCCCCGATTTTCCCGGGGACCATCATCGCGGCGACGGCCAACTCCATCGGCGCCGGCGACGTCCGCGGGCGCTGCATCTCGGCCAATCCCATCGACGCCTCCATCCTGGACCGGTTCGAGCGCAAGTTCGAGTTCGCCATGATGGACTGGAAAGACGAGGGGAAGATCGCCCGCGCGAAGTTCCCGCTTCTGGTCGAGAACTGCCCGGGCATCTTCGACCCGGTCGGCAAGGGCACTGACGCCATGCGTCAGGCCGTCGCCAACGGGCAGGTGTTCACGGAGTTCAGCCACCGCGCCGTCTGCGCCTGGCTGGGACACGCCCAGGACATCATCGAGGTCACGGGTGCCAAGCCCAAGAACCTCCTCAAAAAGGCCGCCAAGTGCGTGCTCGACGGTCTCCCGGACCAGATCACCAAAGAGAAGGTCAAGAAGATCCTCGACCCGTGCCTCAAGGGGGGCATCCTCGAGGAGGGTGACACCTCGTTCATCAAGACCGGCAAGCAGAAGCTCGCCGCGGGCTGGTAGTAGAGTATCTACCAGCACAACCCAGAGTCTCAGTCCCCTGCGGGGGACGTAGCCCAAGGGGAAACCAACATGGCCAAGCAGCACGACATCTCAGCTCAGAATTTCCGCGAGCCGCTCCTCCAGGCGCTGGCGACGCTGTCTGGGTTCACAGCCCACCAATCCGTGAAGCACAAGGAGACCTTCGGGCCCGTCTGCTCCACCATGGGCATCACCCTGGACCAGTACGGCAACCAGCAGAACACGGGCCTGCCCTGGGTCCAGAAGTGGATCGGCTGGGCATACAAGGAACTGAAAAAGGAAGGCCTGGCGGCCACGACCGACGGCGCCGGGATGCGTATCCCTCGAGGCTGGTGGGCCCTGACCACCCAAGGCGTCGACGAAGCGCGCAAGCTCGCCGGTGACCAACCCACGGACCCGGCGCCGCCGGCCGAAGAGGATGTTCCGATTCTCGCCAACGGTGAGGACGACCGGGCACCCGACCAGGTCGTCAGCTACCACGAGGACCCGTACATCCGCGGGCTGGCGATCGGTCAGAGCCCCTGTTTCGGGACCGTGAGTTCACGGTCGACCGTCTGCGCCCGGTGCCCACTGCGTCGCGAGTGCGAGGTCCAGCTCCAGACCCTGATGTCGGCCTTCGCCGTCCAGGTCGACGGTGCCCTGGTGGCGTTCCGGGCCATGGAGAACCAGCCGGCGCCGGAGGCCAAGAAGGTCGAGTCCAAGGAAGACCCCAAGGCCAAGGTCGCCGAGGACATCGCCGACTTCCTGGGTGCCGAGCGGGTCAAGGCGGCCAAGAGCGGGCGCCTGCGAGTCAAAAGCGTGGACGTCGCCCACGAAGCCGTCTGCGCCGCGTGCAGTCAGACCATCCCCAAGGGCGGGAAGGGAAAGTGGGTGCGCTCTGACGACAAGACGACGGGCGGCATCTATCACCCGCACTGCCTCGTCATCCAAGAAGGCCCCTGATGTCGCTCGCACGAGTCCTAGACGAGCTGGGTCTAACCCTCGACAGCCTCATCCGGCTGTTCGAGGACCTGCTCGATCAAGACCTCTCTGCGGCCGACACCGCGGAGTTGGTCGACATCGGCCAATGCCTTTGGGGGTTGGCCGACACGGCCAACCAGTCGCTCGTGACCGTCAAAGCCCGCCTCCGCGTCCTCGCCCTGGCGAGGGGGGACGGTGCGCCTGGCCCGCGAAGGTTCGCCGGCCGCGACGGTGAGGAGACCTGCCTGGTCACGGTCCCCTCCCGGCGGGTCGTGCTCCGCAAGGGCACCGACATCGACAGGCTCCGGGACCTCTTGGGAGATCAGTTCGACGTGTACTTCGACCGCAAGGTCAAGTACGCCCCGCGCAAGGATTTCCAGAGCCGCATCGTCGAGATGGACGACAAGGCCCTGGCCGCTCAGCTCCTGGACGCGGTCGACGTCGAAGACGGCACCCCTCGAGTGTCCTTTCCGAAGAGGAACAAGTCGTGAGGCTGTTCCACTTCACCCACGAGGACCGCTTGCCCATCATCGAGGCGAAGGGGATCGCCAAGGGTGACGTGCCCACGAGCCCCGATGGCGGGTTCAATGCGCCGTGGTTCACGTCGGAGGACTCGTTCTTCAAACAGGCGTGGACGGCGACGGCAGACCCTCGAATCGCCCTGGACAAGTCCGAGGTCAGGCTCACTGTCGAGATCCCCGACGACGACCCCAACCTCCAGTATTGGCCTGATGTCGCCAAGGCCGAGGGCGTCGAGGACTGGTGGTTCCAGGCACTCGATCGAACCGGCGACGGCAAGTCCGACTGCTGGTACATCTACCGGGGCGTGGTGCCTTGGGAGTGGGTCATGGCCATCGACTACAAGTCAGCGGTCCAGTACGGCGCTGGCAAGACCCTGAGCTTCGGGGATCGGTAGATGTCCTATCCCACGGGGTCTGTAGAACCCGGAGGGTGTATGTCTTCCACAGGACCGAAGGCGCCGCGGCCCGGCGCGGTCGTCGAGCGCTTCCTCCAACGGAGAGCCTTCAAAGGCAACCCGCTGGACAACCAGGACCAGCGCAAAGCCGCACGGATGGTCAACCAGGTCATCGGGCGGGTCAACCTCCGTGGGTTCTTCAGCGACGAGTTCTGGCGCCCCGTCCAGGCGATCTGGAAGGCCCTGGGCGATGCCGGTCTTCCCTTCGCTATCACCAAGTCCGAGTACGAAGCGGCACCGGGCACCCGGTTCCCACCCATCCGCAAGGTGTGGACCTTCGAGATCCCCTACACCAACAAACGTGGCCGCAAGGCCACGGTGTACGGGCGGGTTGTGGCGGCAGGCGCCGGACCCGAGGAAGACCCCCTCTCCACCTACGATGTGACGGCTTATGCGAACTGATCTACTGGTGCGGCGCGTGGTCGCCAGGTACCTCGAAGCCAACCCCACCATGTGCGGTCAGCAAATGCTGCGAGACCTTCTCGAGGAGGGCAAGCTCGAGGATGTCGAAGAGGACACCCGTCACGACGAGGTCCTCCGTCTCATCCAGCGGGTCTCCAAGGAGCAGTACCCCTGGGAGAAGGCCGCGCTCGGGATGAACCCGCCGAGTGGTATGTCCTAGGAGTGCTCCGAGAGCTGCACATCTACGACTTCGACGGGACCTTGTTCCGCAGCCCCGACGAGCCCGACTGGTGGCCCAAGAACAAGCTCGGCTCGTTCTTTTTCCACCGGGCTTCGATGGGGTTCCCGACGGTCCCTAAGGAGCCCAACGGTCGTTGGTGGGTGCCCGAGGTCGTAGAAAAAGCGCGCCGGTCGATCGGCAACCCCGCGGTCTACACGATCATGGCCACCGGGCGATACGACCAGGTCTACGGCGACCGCGTCCTCGAGCTTCTCGATCAGAAAGGGCTCGAGTTCGACCAGGTCCATTGCAACCCCAACGAGAGGACCAAGGTGTTCAAGCGCCGGTTGTTCCTCGGGGTCATCGCGGACCTCCCCGAGCTGGAGCGCATCGAGATCTGGGACGACCACAAGGAGTATCTCCAGGTGTACCTGGACGCCTTCTCTGACGAACATCCCGATCTCGACGTGTCCCCGACCTTGGTCGACGTCGACCCCCAGCAGCTCCCTGACACCCCAGCCAACCGGGCGGCCATTCAGGCGTTCCTGTCGGCAATGAAGGTCGCGGCGCGTTACGGCACGAGGTCTTTCGGGTAGAACAAAGAGACCCGAGAGGCCCCTGACGTGGCAGAACGACAGCCCAGAGACATCGTCACCGGCTACCAAGCTCGACTCAGACTGCTCGAGGGTGCTACGACCCTCGCCGAGGTCGTGGCGGTCACCTTGGGGCCTCACGGGCGGACGGTGGCCCTTCAGAGGCCCGCTGGCCTCCTCACCACCAAGGACGGAGTCACGGTCGCCCGAGAGGTTGACCCCTCTGGGTCTGTGGAGGCCCTTGGAGCGAAGATGTTCCGGGAGGCCTGCCTCCGGGTCCACAAGGAGGCAGGAGACGGCACAACGTCCACTGCGGTGGTCGCAGCGTCGCTTCTGGCCCAGGGGCAGAAGCTCTTGTTGGCCGGCGTCGACATGAACCTGTTCCTCCAAGGCCTCAAGCAAGCTGCCCAGGTCGCGATCGACAGCGTCCGGGCCATCGTGTCCGAGGTTGAAGACCAAGGGGTCCTCGAGCGCGTGGCCATGGTCTCGTCCAACGGCGACGAGGAGATGGCGACCAACGTGGCTGAGGCTTGCATGTCCGCCGGCGAGGGCGGAACCGTGGTCGTCCAAGACGGACAACGAGTCGGCATCAACCTGGTGTTCAAGAACGGCATGGAGATCCCGACTCGCATCAACAGCTCCTTCCTTCGGGAGAGCCTTCCCGACACGGTCGAAGGACCCCATGTCGCCGTCATCAACAAGGCCCTGACCTCGTTCAAGGACGTGCGCGACGTCATCGAGTGCATGACCCAGTACCCGCCGCACCACCTGATCTTGTTCGCGCCTTCGATCAGTGCCGAGGCTCAGGAGACCATCGCCGTCAACATGTTGGGCAACTCGAGGATTCGCGGGACGTCCCAGGTGTACGCGCTCGACGCTCCTGGGACGAAGTTCAAGAAAGTCGAGTTCCTCAAGGACATCGCAGCGCTGGCCGACGCCAGGTTCGTCGACCCCGCTGCCGGCTACGACCACACCCACTGGGATCCCGCCTGGTTCGGGTCTTTCCGTCGGGTCGCCATTGGCCGAGAGACGACCCTGTTGACAGCGTACCCGACTGCTTTCGACTCGACCCAGGCGCGCGTCCAGGTGCTCCAACACGAGCGTGCTCGATCGGACTCCGACTACGACAAGGACCAGCTCACCCAACGCATCGCCAAGCTCGTGGGCGGCCTGGTCATCCTCGAGATCTCCGGGCAGACCGAGGCGGCACTCAAGGAGCGCCGTGGACGCCTCGAGGACGCCCTTGCAGCCGTCCGAGGGGCCCTGGAAGGAGGAGTGGTCCCCGGGGCCGGCACGGCGTATCTGGAGGCCTCTCAGGCGTGTCTGAAGACGTTCCAGGGGATGCAGGGACCACAAGAGTACCGGATGGCCTTCCGAGTCCTGGCTCGAGCGCTCGAGTGTCCGTTGAGGCAGCTGGCCGACAACGCCGGCAAGAGCCCAGGGGATGTCCTCTCCAGGGTCCTCCGGGCTCGGGAGGATGACGAGTACGGGTGGGTCGGTTGGGACGCCACGGTCGACAAGATACGTGACCTCGGCGCCAACCCGGTCATCGCAGATCCCCTCCCTGTCGTAGAGGAGGTGATCCGATCCGCCGTAGCGGTCACGTCGCTGATGCTGACGTGTGAAACAGTGGTATCCCGGAGGTCCAAGTGAACGTCGACGAGGTCACCGGCATCCTGCGTCTTCTCCGAGAGACGCTGCACGGGCTCAAGATGGCTGATAGCGGCGGTTGGTGGAAGTCCGACCCCGAGCTGGCCCCGCTGTTCCTGGAGGGCGTGTACAACCAGATCGTCCTGCTCGACCTGTACCTGACGGACTCGGCCGGGTCGCTCGAGCCGGACATGAAGGATCTGTTGAACCTGTGGACGAGAGTAGACTGTGATGTACAGCTCTCCGATGGGGAGTCGGTGCTACAACTTCGACCCTCCAGTGATGACGTCGTGCAACTGTCCACCACATCTGGTCGCGTCCGCGTACGTTGGGGACGCATCGACACCGAAGCGTCCCAGGCGACGGAGTTCAAGCTATGAGCGGCCAGGGTCCCCCTCCATTCCCGTGGAAGACCGGCACGAGCGAGAGTTACACGGCGTTCACCGTCGCCGTCGACGTCTGCCAGGACCAGCGGAAGCGTGTCTGGTCCGACCAGCGATTCCCCACCGCTGAGGACGCAGCTGCGGCTCAGACCTTGGATGGCGATGCCATCCAGCAGATCGCGTACGCTCTGCTGACCGAGGCGTTGCGTCGGGAACTGTATCTCGACGCGATGGTGGAGCTGTCCAACAACCCCGACTTCATCACGGCCTGGGTCAACGCTGACCCCCAAGGGAAGACCAAGCTCGAGCACGAGCTGGCCAACGCAGGCCTGACGGTGATGTTCCAGGGGCTCGGCAAGATGGCCCCGAGCGTGGCCCGCGAAACCTTCCTGCGCGTCAAGGACGCGATCGAGTCCCAAGGAGAGCCAGATGCAGCTCTCTGAGGCACACAGAGCACGTCTCGAGGAGCACTGTCGGAGCTTCCTCAAACGGCTCGAAGCGGCGCCTCGGGAGCTGAGCCCGGCCGAGCGACAGGTCTACCTGGAAGCGTTCAAGGAAGGGTTTCTGAATGGGTACGCAGCGGGGGCGGAGGCGGGAGTCGACGTGGGCTATGAGGTAGGGGTCGATGCGGCGGTATTGGAGATGGTCGCGTCGCTCTCGCCGGAGGCCGGCAGGGCCTGATCTTCAGGATCGCGGCGCAAGCTGGTACCCGGCTTGAGTTTGACGACCAGCTCGCCGGGCACATTGACCCAACCCTCGCCTCCTATGCTCCGGACGGCGAATGGTTTACGGCGGACCATTCGAAACGTTCCCATTGGGGTTCGGACATGGTCCCCTTCAGGTAGGTGTGTGACCAACGCGTCGGCGATGGCCTCGAAGAAGGAACGCACGTACTTGGGTGTGGTTCCTGTTGCCTCCGCGATCTGGGAGGCCAGGGTCTGAAATCTCATCAGTATCCTCTCTCGTTTTTCAGCCTATCGGTGAGGCCTCCATAGGAGATTGTACATGCCGGGCGGTCACCGTGGACACGACGAAAGAAGCGTTCAACAAGAACAACCCTACCGAGCTGCTAGGTCAGTTGGTCGCGGTCCTCCGTAAGGAGGGGCTCGACGACGTCGTAGCAACACTCAAGTCCAAGGGCGTCACGCGTCTGATCAACGACGCCTGGATGAACCGGAAGAAGCGCCGGAGTGGTTCAGGGGGCAGAGACCCGCTCGTCGACTCTCTGGTGTATCTGGCTCATGAGAACCCTTCTGCTCGGTCGCAACTTCTCCCCCTCATCAAGAGGTACCGCAGCGCGGCTGGCGGGAAAGTCGACGCCCAGTTCTGGGTCGAGCCCAAGAGGGCCAAGAACATCTCGGTCAAAGAGTACGGCTCCGATGGCGGCGGTACCTCCGGCCGGTCGGGAGCTTTCGTGCTCTCTGGCACCCTCAAGGTGCAGCCCAAGGGTTACCGGTGGGTGATGGAAGTCCCGTTCACGGAGACGATTCAGGTGGCCGAGGAGCCGCGCTCGGGGACCATCGCTTTCTCCAGCCGTGGGGGCGGCCTCAGTCAGATGATCGTCACCGCCATCGGCGACGCCTACGAAACCGAGAACGCGGTCATGCGTCTGATCGGGAAGGTCCCCTACGTGCCTGACCCCGCCGAAATTCAGTAGGAGCCGACTGCGTGCACACTCGAGAGGCCAAAGCAGACGTGACTCCGGTGCGGCAGCGCACCCAGTACACGTGCATGGCCACCTCGATGATGATGTGCCTCCAGGCCCACGGCGTCGAGTGCACCGAGGACGAGGTCGCCGACGTCATGGGGTGCAAGCCCATGAAAGGCGCGTCCTGGGAAGACGCCCTGGCGTGCGCCCAGCACTACGGGATGCGCGCCACCCTGACGGCGCCGGCCACGGTCAAGCAGCTCAAGGTCTGCACCGACGCCGGAACCCCTGTGATGATCGCCTGGAACCCCGAGGGCCGACCGTGGTCGCACGCCTCGGTCGTGTTCCACGTCGACGACGACATGAACGTTCACGTCGCCGACCCCAACATCCCCGACCCCGATGAGACCGTCCGTGTCGTGCCCAAGGCGGAGTTCTACTCGAAATGGTCGGAGAAATGGCCCAACTACCTGGTGAGGCGGCCCGCCATGTCGATCGAGCGCGAGATCTCTCCAGACGGCCGCCAGATGGTCGCCAACATCATCGCTGCCGTTGGTCTGTGGGAACGGATCTCCAAGCCCAAGGGTCACCGGTTCGTCTCCGACGACATCGTCGCGTTCCTGACTCTCGAGCCCAAGAACGTCAAGTACAAGAACCGCAACGTCCCCTCCTGGGCCGACATCACCAACGACGGCGAGATGTTCGCCGACGGGCATGTCTCGCCGCGAGAGCAGGCGAAGATGTGGGAGGACCACCAGAAGCTCCTCAAGCAGGGGTGGTTCTGGGCTACCAAGAAGGTCCCGACCTGGCACCTGCTGGCCATCCACAAGGGAGCCAACAAGGCCTTCGAAGGCTGGTTCGAGGGTATGTCCGAGAGCGAATCGCTCAAGCGGAGCGGTGACGCAGTCGACAAGATGAAGGGGCGCCGGCGTCCCAGCTGGCTGACCCCCGTCAAACCCTCGGCGACCAGGACCGTTCAGCGCCACCTGGCCAACGGAGACGCGGTCGAGGCCGGGCGCAAGAAACGCAAGAAGCCGCCGGAGTCGGCCAAGACCCGGATGAAGCCCAAGTCGAAGCCCACCAAGCCCAGGGATCCGCACTCCCGTGCGCGAGCTGAGGGTGTTGGGGCCGGCGGCGCGGGGCGCCACCACACCCGGCAGCGGGACATCTCCAAGGGCCGATCCCGCAAACCCAAGCACAAGAAAGATTGGCGCGACGTGGCCGCGTCGGTCGTGAACCAGTTCCTCGAAAGGAGGGAGCGATGAGCCAACCCACCAACCCTCCGCACAACACCGGGCGTACCGACCCACCTTCCACCGGCGACCACGGTGGCAAACCCATCTACCCGAATGAGATCGACCACGGCTACGATCAGCCCCTTTCCGGAGGACACGACATCATGAAGCGGCTGCAAAACAACCTGGTGCACGAGCAGGGGCGCCCGGACTACGTCCGAGACCCCAACCACCACCTGGCGTCTCGCTCGATCGACGAGTCCCTGGCTCGCGTGAGCCGGCTCCGCCTGCCGACGCGACTGAGCAAGGACGACGAGAAGGAGGCCCGTCACCCCGAGGGGAAGAAGATGACCCTCGAGCAGGTCACCGCTCCGATGTCTCCCGAGGACAAGAAGAAGTTCAAGGACAAGAACGAGGAGCACGGGGACAAGTTCAAGGGCGCTGCGTCCGGTCGAACGATCAAGGTGCGGCACGACAGAGGGTCTTATTGGATTGAAACCGGAGGTCAACTGGAAGGTCCTTTCACTGCGGCGGATGCGGTTTTCAGGGTCGAGAAGCTCCTGACTGGGCCGGATGATATCGTTCTGGGTCCCAAATACTCGTTGGGACGAGCACAGGATGCGGTGTCGTACAGTCGCGCTCCTTTCGTGGTCTACGACCTTCGTGGGGACGAGGTCGACCAGGGATACTCCCTCAAGTCATTGTGGGCGAAGTATTTTCCGCGATTCTTGGGTTGGCGCATGGCGTCCGGCGACGAGAAGGTCTCCAAGCACCCCAAGGGCGAGAAGATGACCCTCGAGCAGGTCACCGAGGACCTCACCCCCGAGGGCAAGAAGAAGTTCGAGGACGAAAACGAAGAGAACCGCGACCAGTTCACCGGCAAGTCCGCGGCCCGGGCTCGTGGCGGCCTCTACGGCTACACCAAGGCCGTCCAGAGCGACTGTGAGGTCGCGAGCCGGCGGGTGGCCAAGATCGCGAGCCGGCTCGCCAAGAGCATCTACGGCCAGGATGAGCGGACCGCGCAGTTCCTCGCGACGCACTCCAAGAGGGCCAAGAGCCTCTCCGCCGACATCCTCATGGCCGCGATGACCAACATCGGACCGAAGTTCGCTTCCCTCGATCGGCTTGAGGAGCTGCGTGAGCAGCGTCGGGCCAAAGAGGAGCTGAACGAGCGGTCCCTCACGGAGTTCCTCGAGGGCCGGAAGGGGCGCACGGTCTCGGTCTCTGCGCTGACCTACGCCTTCGGAGGTCAGCCCCAAAAGCACACCCAACTTCTCCAGGCGATGACCAAGAAGGGCATCCTGGAGAAGGTCCACAAGGGCGTCTACAGGCTCAAGCTCGCCTCTGACCGCGAGGCTGCGGACTACTCGATGTACGGGTACCCGACCAAGACGGTCCGCCTGGCCATGGGCGCCTGCTCGACCCTTCGCGAGGAGGCCGGCCGGATCGCTACCTCCCTCCACCGCCGTCGGACTGCCCGTCACGGGGACATCACCGGGTTCTTCAACCAGCACGCCAAGGCGGCCCAGTGCCGCTACGCGGAGATCCTGGGCCGGTACTACCCCGACGCCGAGGCCAAGCTCGCGTCGGCCCCGGTGCCTGACACCGTCGAGGGATGGTTGACCTGGGAGGAGTAGTCGATAGATGCCATCGTTGCGCGAGAGGGTGGCCAGGCTAGCCCTGGAGAACCCCGAGAGGATCCGGGCGCACCTGGTGCCCCTTCTGCGCCGCACAGCCGCAGGGACAGCTGAGGACATCACCCGGAACCTGCCCGCCTTCCAGTCGGCCTACAACGACATGGTGGCGGCGATCGCCGAGGCCCAGGGGAAGGGGCTTGACGGGGTTTCCCTGGGAGCCAGGCGCCGGGCCAACGTTCCCTGGGTCCAGCTGATGAACCTCGGGTACAAGATTGCTGAGGGGATCCTCTCGACCCGCAGCATCCCTGCCCGTCAGGCCAAGGGTCTGGAGATGGCGTACCGGCTGTTCTCCCAGTCCCGCCGAATGCCCAAGGACGCGTACAAGTGGTGGGCCAAGAACCAGAAGCGGTGCCTGCTCATCATCACCGCGGCCAACCAGTGGCCGGAGAAGCAGGAGGGCACCGACGAGCTGTTCGTCCTGGGGTCCTTCCGCGTCCATAACACGGTAGGGGCCACGGGTCCGGAGCTGGAGAGCCTGAAGAAGACCGTCGAGATGGCCGAGAAGATGGCCCGCCGGAACCCGGTGAAGGGGTTCACCCGGACGGTCTACGGGGACATCCACGTGGTCGCGCGCCTCACCAAGGCCCACCACGCGGCCTGGTACCACTACGGTGACGACAGCCTCTACCTCCGCCGGGCCAAGAGGACCGGCATGGATGAGGTCCAGTCATTGGTCCACGAGCTGGGCCACCGCTACTGGGCGAAGTTCGCGCCAAAGGAAGCCAAGCTCGCCTGGCTCAGGCACCACAACCAGGTCTCGGGCAAGCCCGTGGACGTGGAGATGCCGGAGGTCGGAGATCCGGTCCCGGTCGTCCATATCCGAGGGCTCAAGGGCGACCCGGTGGTCTCCCGCAAGGACGGCGCCAACTTCTACTTCGACGTCAAGGGCGAGGTGTTCAGCATCCCGTACATGCGGCTCTACAAGCTCATGAGGGAGCAGACCCGGCGCACCACCAACTTCCCGACCGCCTACGCCGCCAAGGACCACGAGGAGCACTTCTGTGAGGCTCTCAAGCTCCTGGCGGCGGGCGCACTCACGGATGAGCATGCCATCCCGTTCAAGGCGATCTGGAGCTAGGCCAGGACCCCCGAGAGCGCGCCTTGGTGGTAGGCGGCCTGGAGGACCTTGCGGACCTCGCCGATGACCTGGGAGGCCTGGTAGCGAGTCAGCTCCAGGCGCTCGGCGATGAGCTTGGTCGGCTGCTCGTCGGCCAGGAGCCGGACGACCTCGGCGTACCGCTTCCAGGACTCCGGACGCTTCTCCTGAAGCACCGCCTCGACTCGCGCCATGATGCGCTCGTAGTCGACGGTGTCCTCGACCACGGTGTGGTCGTCCCGTTGGTCGACCACGACCAGGCCCCGTTGCTCGTCTTCGCCCTGGCCGCTGGTCTCGTACCCGATGCCCTCTGACATCCGGGGCCACCACACCCGCCCGCCGTTGCGGGCGGCCACGGCCTTGGCGATGTCCTGGCGGTTGCGTTCGGTGAGCGCCCCCCGCATCGCCCGGCAGTGGGCGTCGACGCCCCACCCGCGGATCTCGGTGAACGCGCTGCGGACGCAGTAGGAGGCCACCTTGGACCTGGGGATGGACTTGCCGGTCGCCAGGAGCTTGCGCAGCGAGTTCAGCCGGATGGACTTCTCGATGTAGCTGTGGACGTGGTCCTCGACCAGGTCCATGGTGGCGGAGGCCGGCAGCTTCCGCCGAACGGCGTTGGTCAGGGCGTCGTAGACGTTGTCCCAGTTGTCCTCGAACCAGGCCTCGGTCTCGTTGTTGGGGTGCCGGCTCTTGCCGTTCAGCTCTCGCGCCAGGGAGATGCCCAGAGCGGTCAGACCCCACTGGCGGCCGTTGTCGTAGCGGGTCAGGGTCGGCAGCCGCGACTTGGCCCGGTCGGTGGCCGACTGGTACCGCATCGCGAACTGAATCTTGCGGTAGATGCTGTCCTTGTTCGTGACCTGCCCGGGCAGGAAATGGGCGGGGAGGTCCGACAGGTCGTAGCCGGCCCACTTCAGGATGGCGTCGTAAGCCGTCTTCGGCACGATGGTGACGTTGGGGCGGTACCGGGTCATGCGGCCCAGGACGGCGATGACCGCGTTGAACAGCGCCCGCGGGGTCGGCAGAGGAGGCCGGACCGGCTTGGCAGCCTTGGCCTCGGTCTCGGAGTCGTCGCTGTCGTCGGGATCGTCGTCGCCGCCCGAGGGGTCGTCTTCCGGGTCCTCCGGGTCCTCGTCGTCGTCGCTGTCGTCGCTGTCGTCGTCGCTGTTGTCCTCAGGAGTGTCGTCCTCAGGGGTCTCGACGGACGCCTCTTCCTCTTCCTCGGGGACAGCATCGCTGTCGTCGGTGTCATCGACACCGTTCAGCTCCCGTGCTTTCTCGGCTCCCAGGTCGGTCAGGCCCCACATGCCCTTCTTGGGTCCCGGCTCGGTCAACGCGTCAGCCGCCTTGCGGTACCACTTGTCGTTGTGCTTCTGGTTGCGGAAGGCGTCGTCGATCTTCCGATGGATGGAAGGCCGACCGTCCAGCGGCCAGTTGTGAGGGAGGTTGTTGGGGTCCAGGTTGTGGCGCTCGAGAACCACGCGTCGGACGTCCGTCTGGGCGACGTAGACGTGTGCCTTGTGGCCTGTCAACTCCCCGATGACCGCGACAACATCATCGTAGTAGGCCGACGCTGTCGGCAAGGGTTTGAAACCCATCGTTCGTTCCTCTCTTTACCTTGGGCATCCTCTCCGAGGAGGTTGTGCCGTGGCTATGTTGGATGCGACTGGGACAAAGCATCTTACCGTTGCAGGTCGTGTCGCAGGATTGATAGGAGTCTAGCACCTGCGACGGGCCTGTCAACCCTACCTTCCCCCGGTTTTTCGGGGGAATCCGGCAGGCCCGCAAGATCATTGATGATCCGCGGAGCGGAAATTTGGGGTTCGTTGGGGGGCCTATAGAGTTCGCTCTGACGAGAGGCTAACCGACGGACGGAGACCCATGAGAACCCTGACAGCTCAAGAGGCCCGAAACCTGGCCAAGAAGGTGGCCGCTGATTTCCTCATGCGGATGGCGCGCCGGTTGGCGTTCCGTCGCTTTCTCCGCGCCGCCAGCCGAGGTGACCTCGACAAGCTCATGCGCCTCCAGGTCCTCGAGGGAGCTGCCGGGCAGATCGGTTCCTGGTCTCGGGGATCGGCTCGGTCAGGCATGTCCAAGGCCCGGGAGTGGTTCGCCGACAGTGGTCACCGAGTGAACCCGAGCTGGTTCCAGGAGAGCGGCACGGAGATGCTGTCTCTGATCGAGGGCATCCTCAAGCAGAACCTCCGTCGGTACAAGGTCTACAGCACCACCCCCGACGACCTCATCCAGAACGCCCTGGCCGGCCTCGGCGCCAACTTCAACCCGCTGCCCAGCGGCGACAAGTTCTCCGGAACCGGGAACGCTTTCAAGTCGAAAATCCTCAGCGGTGGGGAGACACCTACGTCCATCGCGGCGGCAGCTGCCAAGGTCATCACCCAGCAAATCATCGACATCTCCCGATCGGCCGAGCACAGGCGGACCGAGACTGTGGGCGAAGACCCCCGCCAGGGCATCAAGGAGATGTCCGAGGACACCGCGCTCGGTTTCCTGACCAACCTCATGATGGACCGCTCCGACCCGCTCGGCAAAAGGGTGCGCGACAAGATGCGTGGCTCGGCCGGAGGTGGCCGTCGGGAGCAGGTCATCAATCACATGATGGACTACGCCGAGAAGAACGGCCGCCTCCCCTCGAGCCTCCAGAGCGAGGCCAAGACTTTGGGGATGGCGCCCCAGGACCTGTCCCGTGCCTGGAAACAAGGGCAGGAGCGCGCCTTCGAGGCCATCAAGCGCGACCGAGGTCTCTCTGACGCGATCGACGAGGCCCTCGACAAGGCCGGTCTCGGGGGCTCCTGGGGAGCCTCCCAGAAGAAGCGTCTCCCCCGCTGGGTACAAGGGTCTGACCAGGGGTGGATGGCCATCCCCTTCTGAGCTTTCCTTGACAGCCCCCGAAATCCGGATCTAAGTTCGCCGGCAAGTTCTACTTGTCGTGCTCCCTGACTCGCTGTCGGAGCCCTCACACCCGAGGGAGTCCTTGATCGTGAGCAAAGCATCCTGGAAACGGGAGCGGTTGGGTATCTCGCCGCCTGAGTAGAGCCCAGCTCTTTCCAGCTCTACCAACGACGGTACCGCCACCGTGTCCGTACTTCTCCTTTGGGAGATAGGAACCCGGGGAGGACCCCGGCTGGTCGAAATCCTAAGTGGGTATAAGGCCAGCCCCTCGATATCGAGGAGAAGGCGGCCTCCTGGATTTCGCCTGGACCTCTAGTAGTAGTAGAACCTCTACAGAACCAGGTGAGCGTGGCAAACGACAGTGCAGCCAGCGATACCTCATCATCTGTCCACGACAGCAACACCCCCACCAAGAGGACAACCACCTACACGACCGACAGCTCGACCGGCCTCAATGGTTCGTCGATGGTCTTCCCCCTGTAGGAGACCGTTTACGTCCTCGAGGTGGATAGATGCCCCAGATCAGTTTGACGACGCTGGCGATAGGGGCCCTCCACGTGGTGACCAACAGATCCCTGTTGCTGTTCCCGACCTCTGCGCACAACCACCAGAGCTGGGAGGTCATCGTGAGCCTGAGTGCTTACCCCGGGCCTCTGCGTCCTGGGTACCGGGTGGCGTTCCCCCACGGGGTTCGCTGGGACGTCTGGCAGAGGGTCATCAAGCCGATCGTCGAGGACCGGGAGTACCTGCCCAGCAACCCGGCTATGCTGGCGCACCTCCAGTCCGGCAGCTTCGACACCTACATCTCCATCCTGGAGGAGGCGATCAGGCGAGGGCTGGTCGAGCACGGGTTCCTACCTGGTGGCCCCACAGAAGAGGAGCTGCCGACCGACAACCCGGAAGCGGGTATCGGTGAGCCCGTGAGTAGAGTGGATCCAGACATCCCGTCGTACAAGCAGTACGACTGCTAGGAGGACCTGGGTGGCCAACCAAGCCAAAGGCAAAAAGAAAGACGAGACCGTGTGGATGAGCTGTCGTGCTCGCCAGGGCTGTGAGGGCAACCAGGCCAAGGTGGTGTTCCGGCGGCGGCTAGCCATCCAGCAGGGTGGGGGGACGGCGACCCGGTACAGGTGCATGACCTGCAACGGGGTGTTCCACATCCGTCACTAGAAAAGGCTGAGCTGCTTGCGGTCGTCGAACCACTTGCGCAGCCCACCGATGCATTGGTTGGCCGGCTTTCGGGTGGGGGCCCGCACCAGGTCGATGGCCTCCTGGATGCTCGAGACGACCCCGGCGGCCAGGAGCACTGCCGCCGCTGCGGTGGCGCTCCGGGAGACCCCACGCTTGCAGAAGACCAGGACCGTCCCGCCGTCGGCGATGACCTCGGAGACGGTGGCGACGATCCGGTTGAGGTCGCTGGCGGTCCACGAGTGGTTGGTCTTGCCAGTCGGGCTCTGGTCGAGGTGCATGTAAGAGCCTCGGGCCACCGGCAGCTCGCCGGTGCAGTTGACCGTCAGGTCGAAGTCGGACCCGAGGATGGCCGCCGACTTCTGGTCGGCTACCCACAGCTGGTCCGTGATGGCTCGTAGGGTCTCCATGTCACCTAGACTACGAGCAGCGGCAGGAAAATCAGCAACCTGAACGGCATTCAGGGTAAAACAGGACATGACCTGCTTGCTGTTCTACGGTCCGGGAGCTGAAGCCGAAGCTCTGCGCTACGCTGGTAGCGTGGGCCGACAGCTCTCCCCGCCGGTGGGGGCGAACGGCCTGAAGGTCTCTGACGCGAGGAGAGTGTCAAACCTCCTCGCGTCTGCTCCTGTTGGCTCCCGAATCGGGGTCGTTATCGTAGGTCCGATGGACCTGGCCAATTACAAGGCCAGCGATGTACTGCTCAAGTCGGTAGAGGAGTTCGATCCGAAACTGGTGTGCCCGGTGCTCTGGGCAGAGGATCTGGGAGGCGTTCGGCCGACCATTCGGTCGCGGTGCTTGGCGAGGTGGTCTGGTGGGCAAGAAGAGGAAGACGACATCGAGACGGAGGTCTATGACCTCGTCCAAGCAACGGTATCGGGAGAGCTGCACCGCATCTGGTCACTCCTGGACGAGTTCAAGGGGCAAGAGCAAGGCCTTCTCGGGCAGATCGCTCGAGTCGTGTCCGCCGATCCGACACCCGCCCATCTTCGGGTTTGGGAGGCTATCCGACCTGTGGCCCGGTGGCGTAATCCGACCCGATGGGAAGTGGCAGCGGCCCTTTACCAGACAGCGGTACCCGCAGGCTGACATCGCCTTCATGACCCCCTTCGGTCACCAGTTCACCCTCCACGATGAGATCCTGATCGACATCCCGGTCGGGACCAAGGTGGCGACGGCCGACGGTCGGTTCGTCGGTCACCAGTTCACCCAGGTCCAGCACTCGATGAACGGCGCCGAGATACGAACCATAGCCCAACTCCAAGAGATGCTGAAGGGAGGCTTCCCGAAGGGCAAGGTGGCCGACCTGCGGGGGATCTCGATGGGGATCTCGATGGGGGGCAAGGTGATGCCCTCCCTATCGGGCGTTTCCGTCGGAGCCTTACCCATACACCCCAGTCTTCGGGACTCCTTGGCTGCTCTGACGTGGGGCCTGAAGGCCAAAGCCAAAGAGGACGAGTGGGTGTCCGATCCCGAGGAGTGGGACGGGCCCATCCTGCCGGTGGAGTAGAGTAGGTCATGCAGTGGCCTGACAACGCGCTCCAACGGGTCTTGTTGGCTGCCGGCCTCGACCCCGAGGACCCGAGTGTTCAGGAGGTCCTCGTCGAGCAGGAGGGGATCCTCCTCGAGGAGGCCAAGGAGCTTCACAAGGGCATGACCCAAAAGCAGCTCCACAGCGCCGTCAGGGCCATCGCACCTGTGGTGTTGCCCCTGCGCGTCGCCGCCCGGCACAAGAAACTGGTCGAGGAGAGGAAGGCCGCTGCCGAGGAAGAGGCCTGGTCAGGACCTCTCACGGAGGGTGGGTGAGCAAGGCGATCTCCGTGCTGGCCTTCTCGGGGTCTGATCACCTCCGGCGCAAGCGGCTGGTCCGCAAGACCGTGCGTGCCTTCGAGGAGAAAGGGTGGTCGTCGAGCCGGGTTGACGCGACGGCGCCGGGACGGTTCCGGGCGGTGATGTCCGGGTCGGTATTCCGAGCCGGCAAGCTCGTTGTCGTGATCGACAACCCCAACAAGGTCGACGTGAAGCTGTGGCAGCCCTACGTCGACCACCCCGACTCCTCTCTGGTGCTGGTCCTCAACTACGTGGGCAAGGTCCGAGGCAACACCAAGTTCGGCAAGTTCCTCAAGGCCCTCCCCAAGGGTCGGTGGCGGGAGCACAACATGCCGACGTCGCCTTGGAAGGTCGAGGAGGCCGCTGAAGCCTTCTGCGTACAGGAGGCCAAGAACCACGGGCTCACCCTGGACCCGAAACTCGCAAAGTCGATCGTCCTGTATTCAGGCACCAACCTCGAGCTTTTGGCACTCGAAGTTCTCAAAGTCGCGACCCTCACATCTCACTTTGGGGAGGTGCGCATCTCACCTTCCCATATCGGAGGTGGACTTTCGGGTATAGGCGGGTCTCACTTTGGCGCTTTGGTGGACGGACTTTCAGCACGTCACGGTCGAAAGGTGGCACAGAGTTTGGCCAGGATTCGTGCGGGTTCGAAGTCCGACCCCACGATCCAGGTGGCGCGTTTTCTGTGGGCAACCGTATCTAAGTGGCTCTCGGTCGCGAATCTTCTGGCCCAGGGGACGCTCGCCGAGGACGTGGCCTCTGAGCTGGACCTGAACGGTTGGTATTGCCAGAGCAAGCTGATGCCGCCGGCGAAGCGGTGGGGACAGCAGGATCTGATTGCCTTGTTGAGCGCCCTGTCAGAGGGTGAGCGGGGGGTGCTCCGAGGAGCGGCAGACCCCTGGATCTACTTGTCCTGCCGGGTTTTGAAGGTGATCTGAAAACGTCGGGGTGGATCGGGTCGGAGGTCGGTACGGTAGCCCTTCGATAGGGCTTCTGTAAGAGGAGCACATCTCCGACATAGACGACCTCGTGACGGCACGAGGAGCTACGCCTGCGCGGCCCCAAAGGTGGATGCGCAGAGCATCAGCTCGCACGCAACCTTCGGCCCGGGACCCATTCCAAGGTGCAGGGATGATTTTTGGTGATATTCGACCCGGCCGGAAGACTCGCGTCTTCCGCCTGAGCCCCTCTTTCGTCGACCAGTACCGCGGGAAGCAGCCGAAATGGGGGCCGGTCGGATACTTCACTTACAAACGGACCTACGCTCGGGACGTGCCCGGCGAGAACCGGACCGAGGAGTTCTGGGAGACCTGCAAGCGGGTCGTCGAGGGCACCTTCAACATCCAGAAGATTCACTGCCGCAACCTGAGCACGCCCTGGGACGAGCCCAAGGCGCAGAAGTCCGCCCAGGACATGTTCGAGAGGATGTGGGCGTTCAAGTTCACGCCGCCAGGGCGTGGGCTTTGGATGATGGGCACGCCGCTGGTCTATGAGAAGGGCAGCGCCGCGTTGAACAACTGTTTCGCTGGGGACACGGAGGTCATCACCCGGTACGGGGTGCGGACGCTCAAAGAGCTGGCGGCGGACGACGGGGATCCCATCCTCCTTACGACGGGCGGCAAGTGGGTCGAAGCCCCTGTGCGATCGTTCGGTAAGCAGAAGCTGTTCAAGCTGTGGCTGACCCGGCAGGGGGTCGACAAGGTCATCTACTGCACCGGAGACCATCGTTGGTTCACCGACCGTGAGGTGTTCTCGTTCGGGGAGAAGATAGAGATCGATGGGGTCGAAGCAATCGAGACCACGACCCGGAAAATAGGTCGTGGTGCTCGTCTTTTGAGCGTGAGTCCTTTTGAAGGGGTTGGGGGGAGCCACTGGACGGTCAAGCAGGTCGAGGAGACCGACCGGGTCGAAGAGGTCTATTGCGCAACGGTCGAAGGTTACGGGGCGTTCGCCCTGGAAGGGAACATCCTCACCGGCAACTGCGCATTCACGAGCACGGAGAACATCGACCTCGATTTCGCCGAGCCGTTCTGCTTCCTCATGGACATGTCCATGCTGGGTGTGGGCGTCGGGGGCGACTGTCGAGGTGTCGGCAAGGTTCGACTCCGGGTCCCTCGGATGGGCAAGAAGGCCTTCATGGTGGCCGACAGCCGCGAGGGGTGGGTCGACCTGGTTCGGCAGATCCTCAATTCGTTCGTCGGCAAGGGCGTGTACCCGCGAACCGTCGACTACAAGAAGGTCCGTCCTCGAGGAGCCCCGATCAAAGGCTTCGGCGGCACGGCTTCGGGCCCTGAGCCCCTCAAGGAGATGGTCGAGTGCTTGACCAAGCTCCTGCTCCCGGACGGGGCGACGTACACGGTGACCCACAAGGGTCAAAAGGTGGTGACGGAGTTCACCAAGACCCAAAAGACGATCAAGCCGGTGCCGATCACCTCTCCCCAGATCGTCGACGTCTTCAACTACATCGGCAAGTGCGTCGTCGCCGGTGGGGTTCGCCGGACCGCCGAAATCATGTTCGGCGAGCCAGACGACGACGATTTCCGGACCCTCAAGCAAGACCAGGAGGCGCTCAACGACCGGCGCTGGGCGTCGAACAACTCCATCCTGGGCCAGGTGGGGATGGACTACTCCCAGATCGCCGAGTCGATCGCCGTCAACGGCGAGCCGGGCATCATCTGGTTGGACAACATGCGGGCATTCTCTCGTATGGACGGCCAGAAGACCCACAAAGACCGCCGGGTGATGGGGTCGAACCCTTGTAGTGAGCAAAGCCTTGAGGACCAGGAGCTGTGCTGTGTTTCCGGGGACATGCGCATCACCACCAAGACGGCTGCTCCTCGGATTTCGGATGTTGTCGGGCAAGAGGTTGAGGTGTGGAATGGGGAGGCGTGGTCGAAGGTCACGCCTTTTATTGCAGGACAGGACAAGAAGCTCTATCGAGTCCATTTGAGTGATGGGTCCCATCTCGACTGCACCGACGACCACAAGTGGGAGGTTCTCCCTCCGGGTAAGCGGAAGTTCCGCCAGGTTGAGACTAGAGACCTCGTGCTTGGATCGAAGGCGGTCGAGTTCAACATCAACCTGCCCTGCGGAGGTTCCGAGCTACCTTTCGCCTATGAGTGGGGCTTCTTCACGGGCGATGGGTGGGTCGATAACGATCGGGTGATGGCGGCCCTTCACGGGCCTGACAGGAAGCTCGAAGGGGTCCTTCGAGCGGCAGTGAGAAAGGAACAACATCCCGAGGGATACGCTGAATCTTTCGTTCGCATCGATTTCACAGGTTTCTTCAGGGAGGCTTTCCCTGCCGACTATCTCGACCGAGCCCGGGCGTTGAATGACAAGACTTCTGGGTTGCCCGATTGGGTGTTTAGTATGGACCGGAAGAGCACCCTTCGGTTCGTGGCTGGGTGGATCGAAGCGGACGGCAACGTCTGTCGCCAGGTCAACACGGATAACTATCGCGTGTTCGGTACCGAGACCAAGATGCGCGACCTCCAACTGCTTCTCCGCCGGGTCGGGGTCAACCATGCCTCGATCTACCTCATGGCTGAGGCAGGGGAGGAGTTGGTCATCAACGGAAATCTGACCACACGGAACCATGACCTGTGGGTGTGTTTGGTTCCGAGCTATGAGTGTGAGGAGATCAGCCGGTACTGCCACCTCAAGGTGGCACGCCGGTTTGGATCCCGTTTCGCCACAAACAATGCTCACCCCGAGGGTGCCCCCATTGACCGGGCACGCAAACAGAAGATCGTGGACGTCGAGGAGCTTCCCGGGGAGCACACGACTTACTGCTTCACCGAGCCTGAGCGCCACATGGGGGTGTTCGGCAACGTGCTGACCTATCAGTGCCTGGTCGAAACCTACCCGACGCACCACGACGACCTCGACGACTACAAGGCCACCCTCAAGATGGCCTACCTGTACGCCAAGACGGTGACCTTGGTTCCGACCCACCATCCGCGCACCAACGCGGTCATGATGCGGAATCGCCGCATCGGCTGTTCCCAGAGTGGCATCGTTCAGGCGATGCAGAAGCTCGGCCGCCGGGAGTACCTCCGCTGGTGCGATGAGGGGTACGGGTACATCCGCGACCTCGACCGCATTTACGCCGACTGGCTGTGCGTCCCGCGGTCGATCAAGATGACCAGCGTGAAGCCCAGCGGCTGCCGTCCATGGTACGCCCTCACGTCCACGGACAAGGGGCTGCTCACTCTGGAGGACCTGTTCGAGCACCACCCGGCCGGCCAGGAGTGGGCCAACATATCGGGGGTCGGGACAGAAGCAGGGCCGAGGGCCCTGCGTTCGGGCCACATCAGCAAGACCTACAACAATGGTGTGGCCCCGGTCTTGCGGATCACAACGTCCTACGGCATCGAGGTGGAATCCACGCCCAACCACCAGTGGTGGGTGGCCCAGCGGTATGGCCGCAACAAGTCGCAGAAGTATCAAGACGTGAACGAGTGGCGTCGGGCCGACGAGATCCGGCCCGGCGACATCCTCGACATCCAGCCGGGTGTCTACGACACAGAAGGCGGGATCGCACTGGCCCGCCTCAACAGCCTCGCCCTCAACATGCGTGGCGACGCTGTCGAAATCCAGCAGCCGAAGCGTATGAACCCCCGACTGGCGTGGCTGCTGGGTTACCTATGGGGCGATGGGGCGATGTCCCCGGCGAAGTACCGTCTGCGGTGGGTGGATGCTCGTCGGGAGAACCTGCAAAAGGCGCAGACAATCCTCAAGGAGCAGTTCGGTCTGGATGCCTCGATCAAGCAGGCGTCGGAGCACCGAAAGGCGGAGACACTGGAAGTCGGGTCAAAGCACCTGTGGCACTGGCTCATCCGCAACGACGTGTTCAAGCTTTACGCGGACAAGATCGACATCATCCCCAAGGTCGTGCGCGCCTCGGGCCAGGAGGAGATCCTGGCTTTTCTCGCCGGTCTTCTCGATGCGGATAGGTGGGCAGGTCTGACGGAACAGGGGGCCAAGCTGGTCTGGACGACGGCAGACAAGTTCTTCGCTCGTCACGTTCAGGACGTTGCTCTTGCGGTGGGGCTGGTGCTGGGTCGCTCTCACATCACCGGAGGGTCGAGCTTCCAAAACAAGCGGTCGATGTACCACCTGACGCAGAGCGCCCATGTGGACGAGCGGGGCTTCGAGCTTCTTCGTCGGCATTCGACCAAGGTGGCTGCTGTCGAGTCGCGTCCTGACTTCACCGGCTGGCACTGCACCAAGCAGATGTCGAGCGGCAAGCTCATCCTCGGCAAGGTTCTCAAAGTCGAGCCGGTGGGGGAGATGCCCACGTTCGATGTCGAGGTCTATGGCGAGCACTGGTATTACGCCGGCGCGGTCCGTAGCCACAACACCGTCAGCCTCCTGTGCGGGGCGACGCCGGGGATCCACCACGCGCACTCGGAGCACTACATCCGCCACATCCGGGTGGCCAACGTGTCCCCGCTGGTGCAGGCGTGCAAGGACGCCGGTTACGACGTCCACGACGACCCCTACGCACGGGACACCTCGGTCGTGGCGTTCCCGGTCAAGGAGAAGGACTTCGACCGGCCCAAGGTCGATGTCTCTATCTGGGAGCAGTTCGCGAATGCTGCCGCGCTCCAACGCCACTGGGCCGACAACCAGGTCTCTGTCACGGTGACCTTCACCCCCGACGAGGTCGACGAGATCCCGAGGTGTCTGGAGGTCTACGAGGACCAGCTCAAGTCGGTCTCCCTGCTGCCGCTGACCGAGCACGGCTACAGCTTCCCTCCGTACCAGACCATCACCGCGGCCGAGTACGAGGAGATGGTCTCGAGGGTGCAGCCGATCGACATGTCCAAGTCGCGCCACGAGGAGGACGACAAGTTCTGCTCGGGCGACAAGTGCCAGGTGAGCTTCGGCAACTAGCTCCCCTCAGCCGCCTTCCGATGGGGTAAAGAGAGGCATGGATGACGCGTTTCATGTCGTGCTTCTCGAGGGGGTCTACGCGACCCAGAACAACGCGCGGGTTGTAGTGGGGGACTCCTCGACCACTGACGTGGTTGAGGAGTTCCGGCGTCTGACCGGCCGGGAAGTCAAAGTGCTGCTCCAGCACGTTCCTCCGGTGGTGTACTCCGACCGATGGGGGGGAGGCTCCTGCTTGTGGGAGGGGTCGGGTAACTGTCCAGCTGGTCACCACCTGAACCCTGGATTCCTCCTCAACGTCGACCTGGATGGGGTACTAGAGGAAGACGAGGTCTCCGGGACCTGGTCGGTACGCTCCGCCACGGAGTCTCACATCCTCCCCCTCTCGATGCTGGAAGGGCACCATGTCCGTGTTGTTGTAGTCCCCCTACCTGACCTCGAAGCCATGAAGGCGTCACTCGAAGCTGGTGACCCCACCAAGGCCCTCGAGCTGGGCGCGCAGATAAAGCGGCTCAGCGAAGTCCTCTCTCAGCTCCGGAATCTCTAGTGGCAGCCAAGTACCACTCTGGAAGGGTCCACTCGGTTCTGTTCGAGAACCCCGCCCAGGCGTTCTACATCCTCCGGATGCTCCTCGACGGGCCTGCTGCTTTCGACGAGTTCGGCGTCCCGGTTCAGTACACCACGGTGAAGGGCTACGTCCCCGGCCTCGACGTCAAGATCGGGACGTGGTTCGGGTTCGAGGCGAGCTGGACAACCCACCCCAGATACGGCCGGCAGCTGGCCATCGCCAAAGCCCCGGTGCTCAAGAACGGGTGGGACCCCGACAACGCAGCCAACGTCCTGGTGTCGCACGGCGTGGGATCGAGCACGGTTCTCCAGGTCCGTGGGCACTTCGGCGACGACAAGTTCGTCGCCACCCTCGACGACGTCAAGCAGCTCGAGCAGGTGCCGGGCATCAACCGTTTCACGGCGATGCACATCAACCACCGGTGGAAGACCGCCAAGGCGTTTTTCAAGACGTTGCCGTACCTGACCGACGCCGGCATCCCGAAGTTCCGCATCGGACAGGTCTGGGGTCGGTTCGGCGACGACGTCGTCGACTTCATCAACGACAACCCCTGGAAGCTCGTCGAGGTCGACGGCATCACCTTCGCCCAGACCGACGAGATCGCGCGCAAGCTCGGCCTGGACATGACCTCTAGTCACCGCATCCGCGGCGCCGTCCTGTACGCGTCGAGGGCGCAGAAGGTCCAGGGACACCTCTACTCGGGCTCGGGCCCGTTCGTGACGGCAGTGCGGGGCCTGCTTCGAGGGAGCGCCCCTACCCGCGACATCGTGACCAACCTGGCCGACGCCAACAACGAGGGCGTGCTCATCGTCGACCGGGACACCAAGCCGGGGACCACAGCCATCTACGAGCCGGCGGCCTACCAGCTCGAAGCCGAATCCGCCCGCCTCCTGAGTGAGCGCATGAAGACGGCCTCCCCTACGGAGCTGTACCGGGACAGCCTCAACATGTACAGCCCGGCAACCCGCAAGCTGGCTGAGGAGGGTGGGTCCCTCGACGATGTGGCCCGCCTGGCAGTCAAGGAGTGGGAGGCCTTGTCCAAGATCAGTTTCTCTCCCAAGCAGGTCACTGGCATCGTCAACGCCCTGACCAAGCCCGTGTCGGTCTTGACCGGTCTGCCGGGGACAGGCAAGACGACCAGCCTGCGTGCCTTGGTGGACATCCTGGCCGACTCCGGGGTCAGGTTCTTACAGGTGGCGCCCACCGGCATCGCGGCGAAGAACCTGGCCAGCGTGTCGGGGTACTCGGCGTCGACCATTCACCGGGCCTTCTCCGCCAAGGGGGAAACCGGTGGAGACCGGGATGCGACCTACGCGGGTGTCGTAGGGGACAGCAAGGCTCCCAGCGGCAAGATCGGTGGTGGGTGGCAGTGGGGGTACTCCCCGGAGGCTCCCCACCCGGCCTCGGTCCTGGTCGTCGACGAGTCCTCGATGGTCGACCAGGCGCTGCTGTTCCAGCTGCTGCATTGCACCAGTGACCAGTGCCGCATTGTGTTCGTAGGAGACGCGGCCCAGCTTCCCTCTGTAGGCCCCGGAAACGTGCTCAGGAGCCTCGCGGGGTACGACCCCCTCCCCAAGGTAGCCCTGACCGAAATCTTCCGTCAGAAGGACACCTCCGGCATCGTGTTCGCCGCTCACGCGATTCATGCCGGTCAGGTCCCGGACACCTCGTCGTACAAGGCCGATTTCACCCTGTTCGAGGCTCACTCGGAGTCCCGGGTCAAGGAGATCGTCGAGCGTCTGGCGATGAACCTGTACGCCAAGCGGCTCAACTTCCAGGTGCTGTCCCCGCGTCATGGCGGGACCGTCGGGGTCACCAGCCTCAACAAGCACCTGCGGGAGCTACTCAACCCCCGGGACTCCTCCAAGCGCGAGGTCAAGCTGGGGGAGACGGTGCGCGAGGGCGACCGGGTGATGATCGTCCGCAACAACTACAAGCTCGAGGTCGTCAACGGGGACGTCGGCAAGGTCGAGAAGATCGACACCTCGCGCAAGATCGTCATCGTCAAGGTGTTCGGCGCGGTTCCCCTGCACGTCGAGTTCAAGTTCAACGAGGTCGCGGTGTACTTGCGCCTGGCTTACGCGTGCACGGTCCACAAGAGCCAGGGCCTCGAGTACGACGTGATCGTGATGCCCCTGGTCGACGGGTTCAAGCACCAGCTCCAGCGGAACCTGCTTTACACCGCCATCACCCGGGCCCGACGACGGGTCGTTCTGGTGGGCACTCAGTCGGCGCTGAGCAAGGCTGTGCACAACAACAGAGAGGACGCTCGAAACACCCTGTTCATCGAGCGCCTCGAAGCCCTCCGATCAACCGCCTAGATAGCGTAACTAGGGGTAGCTACTACTTTCGGAGCATGTCATGAGTCTCGAGCTGACCCCTGAAGAGCGGGCGTACTTGCGTGACATCGCGCAAAGCGTCCGCGTTACCAAGATCGTCTGCACCCGTTCCGTCAAGGGGAAGGGCGGTGACACTTTCCTCGGTTTCAGCGCCGTCTGGGACTCCGTCCAGGACGATGGCGGCCAGGACCTCGTCTCCAACCTGGAGGACGAGGAGATCGAGATCGAGGGTCAGGCCGCCGGTCGTGACCTCACCGACGCCAAGATCGCCGCCTGTTTCGTAGCCCTGACTGTCGAGGAGCAGGCATTCACCAACGCGGCAGCCAACGGTACAGTGTCGTCTGACCGGGCCAAGGCTCACATCAACCGATCCCGCCAGAACTACCTGCGCAAGATGATCGAGCTGAAGCGGGACCGCGAGGAACGGGATCGGAAGCGAGCGTCGAACACGTGACAGCGACCCCACCTGCAAGCACTCCCGACCAGCCGCCACCTTCCCTTCCGGATGTCGATCAGGACTACGTCCAGCGCGTTTTCTCCGAGCTGTCGGAGATGGACGTACCGCTCGACCCCAACCCGTTGGAGCTAGGACCTCAACGCCTCCGGGAGAAGATCGCCGAGGTGCGCCGGATGCGGTCGCGTTGCGAGGCGATCTTCTTGCAGGTGTCCAAGGACCAGTACCACTACAACCGATTCCATCGGCTGCTCTCCACCGAGCTGTCGATCAAGACCAAGCGCCTCATCGCCGAGGATCCTGAAGTCCGCGCGGGTCGAGCAGCTGTCGATCGAGAAGCCTTGGCCCACATGAAACTCTGGTCGCTGGTCGCTGAGACCGAGCGACTCAGCAACTGCTTGTCGGATCTGGACACTGTCATGAAGGTGGTCAAGGCCAAGCGGTCGGACCTCTCGGACATTCAGGGTCGCATCAAGGACCAGATGCGGCTGTGCCACGACGAGATCACACACCTCCACGGGGTCTGGGGCTCCAAGCTCCCGCCCGACGCTGACAAGACGCCGTTGCTCCCGGGTCAAGGGACCGCGATCAAGAACCCCGACGACCTCGACGATTTCCTCAAGGACATCGAAGGGGAGATGCACCTCCGTCCGGACTACACCGAGGACTACACCGAGGACGACGACGAGGTCGAGGTCGACGAGGTCGAGCCCGACGAGGTCGAGCCCGACGAGGACGACGACGAGGTCGAGGTCGACGAGGTCGAGGAGCCCGACGAGGTCGAGGTCGAGGTCGAGGAGCCCGACGAAGTCGAGCCCGAAGGGGATCCGGATCCGGAGCCGGAGCCGGAGGTGGTCGAGGAGACCACCGAGACGCCCGAAGAGGAGACGCCCGAAGAGGAGCCCGATCCCGAGGCAGTCGAGAACGAGCTGGTCGACGAGGTGTCCCTCGAGGATCTCGAAGAGGCACCGATCGAGAAAGCAGCTGCGGCACCGATCGAGACAGAACCCGAGCCGGAGCCGAAGGCGGATCAGAAGCCGAAGAAGCCGCCGGAGGCGGTAGACATCCTGCCTGGGTCGGCGACCGAGGCTGACGTCGAGGCGTTCCTGACGGGCACAGTGCCCGGCTCCGAGGATCCGTTCGGCGCGGTCGGCGACGATGACGTCGAGGCCCTGCTCAATTCTTTCTGATCAAGTCCCTCCGGATGGGGTATAGGGAGGCACACCACTGGCGCGCTTTGCTCGGAAAGAAGCCCAGCCCGCCCTTGCTAGGAGATACCAAGATGGCAGTCGAAGAATTCGGAATCGACCAGGGTGACGAAAACGTCGCTGTAAACACGGAGCGCTTCAAGGCCGACAAGCGGAAGTACCGCATCAGCTTCGCGGCCTGGCACGTCGACGACGAGGGGCACTTCAAGATGGGGCCCGAGGACGAGTCGCTGACCCCGCGCTTCCTCTCGTCCAACCGCAACTACCTCTCGGGCATCGGGTACGTGCTCAACAAGGGCAAGGCCTGGACCAAAGCCATCGGCGAGAAGGGCAAGCGGGCTGTCGGGACGGTCATCGTCATCTGGCCGACGGACCTCAAGGGCAACATCCGCAAGGAGCTGCTCAAGGACCTGGACGCCATCCAGGTCAAGATGTGGGTGTTCGGCAAGGACAAGTACCGCGACATCAGCTCGACCCACCGCGAGTGGCCGCTGAACAGCCACGACCTGACGCTCGACTGCACGGAGACGCAGTACCAGCGCATGACGTTCACGCCGTGCCGTCAGAGCCTCCTGCGCAAGTTCAAGGAGAGCGACAAGACCACGGAGCTGTACGCGGAGATCGAGAAGCGCGCCAAGTCCTGCTGGGAGGCACTGCCCGACGAGATCGGCCAGGAGCTGTCCCCCGAGCAGATCCTCGCCAAGAAGAGCGGCGACGGAGGCAGCGTGACCGACGCGGCGGTCGATGCGGTCGCGGACGAGGAAGTCGACGAGATGCTCGACGAGATGATTTAGCCGGCTCGGGCTGGGATGCGCGTTCTAGGGCTAGACCCGTCGCTCACCCAGTTCGGCTGGGCTGTTCATGACACCGCGGAGACCGGTCGTGCACGCTGCGGCGCGCGCGGCCGGTTCCGCACTTCGTCGAAGACCTTGTTCATCGATCGCTACGTCCAGATGCGGACGAACCTGCGGTCGCTCCTCCAGGAGATAGGACCGATGCGCGTGGGCTTGGAATTCCCGGTGTTCAACGACCTCTGGTCGGAGGGCATGTACGGGTTGTTCCTGTTCTCGTGCGAGGCGTTGCGGCTTGAGGGTCGTGACGTCGTGTTCTTCTCCCCGGGGCAAATCAAGCGCCACGCAGCGGACTTCCTCGACCGTCCTCGTGGCTGGAAGATGAAGAAGGGCGACATGGTCGAGGCGGCCAGGACCGACACCGGGGGCAAGGGTCGGTGGAACCACAACGAGGCGGACGCGTACTGGGTCGCCCGCGCGGCGGCTCGATTCTGGCAGGTCCACGATGACCTGCTGACCCCCGAGGAGTTGACCGAAGCGGAGGCGCACCAGTTCCTCCGCATCCATACCTACAAACGAGGCAAGCGAGCTGGGCAGACCGTGCGTAAAGGCATCCTCCACCGGGAGGATGAGCGGTTTTTCCTGTGGTCTGGCCCTTCAGGAGGAGACACCCGTGCCCCGGAAAGCCGCGCCTAACACCAAGGCGGCCACCAATAAAAAGGCCACCAATAAGACCACGACGACCAAGAAGGCCAAAGGCAAGGCCACTGCCATGGACGTGGTCGACGAGATGTTCGCCAAGGACAAGAAGAAGCTGAAGAGCCTTCAGGAGGCGGAAGTCCAGCTCGACACGACCCTGCTCAAGAAGCCCATCCCGCACAGGTCGACGGGCTCGATCGTGTTCAACTACGCGATCGGCGGGTCCAAGAACGTCTTCGGGGTACCCGCCTGCCCGGGAATCCCCAAGGCCAAGATCACCAACGTGTACGGCCCCGAGGCTTCCGGGAAGACGACCTTCGCCCTGACCTGCTGCGCCCAGGCCTGTCAGACGGGTGGGACCGCGGTCTTCATCGACCTCGAGAACGAGGTCGTGCCGAGTTACGCCAAGGCTCTCGGCGTACCGATCGAGAAGAAGCGGCAGTTCCGCCTCTACCAGCCCGAGACTCTGGATGAGGCCATCAAGCTGGCGGCCATGTACGCGGCCGCTGGCGTCGACATCATCGTCATCGATTCCGTCGGGGCCGGTATCCCGCAAGCCGCTATCGAGGCCGAGGAGAAGAACAAGAAAACCCAGCTGGGTCTCATCGCGACGATCTGGTCGCAGAAGCTGCCGCGACTCAAGCGCATCATCAAGAAGACCGGCACGTCCATCATTGGGATCGCGCAGCTGCGGTCCTCCATGGGCCAGGGCGCCAGCACCGTCCAGGGCGGCCGCGTCTGGAAGTATTACTCGGCCGTGCGGATGAACTTCAGCGTCAAGGAGCAGGAGAAGGGCAAGGTCTACAACGCTGTCGAGAACAAGTACGAGGAGCAGGTCATCGGGGCCGAGTGCGAGGTCCGCCTCGACAAGTGCAAGGTCAGCGACCACCAGAAGCACAAGTACCGCTACTTCCTACGCTGGGGCGTGGGCATCGACGACTTCCGCTCGTACCTGCACGTGGCCCAGAACCACAAGGCCATCGAGAAATCGGGCTCCTGGTTCAACTGGGAGCAGCCCGACGGGACCATCCTGCGGGCTCAAGGTTACGAGAAGTTCCGGCAGCTGGTCATCGACACCCCTGGAGCTGTCGAACGTCTCGTGGAGCTGACCGTGACCCTTCTGGAGAGGGGCGCCGGGCACATCGCCTCTGATGAGGAGATAGACGATTTCATGGAGGTCGAGGACCTGCTCGCCAGCACCGGGGAGGAAGCTGACGTCGACGACATCCTGGCGGCGGCGGAGAAAGCGGTGGGTGGTAAGGAAGACTTCGACGAGTAGAATGGGCCATGGGCGTCACCGTCACCGTCACAGACTTCCAGTCGATCAAGAAGGCCGAGGTTTACATCCACGGGTTCACGGTCGTCACCGGGCCCAACAACACCGGCAAATCCGCCCTGGTGCGTGCGATCCGTGGGGTGTTCTCCAACATGCCCGGCCACAGTTTCGTCCGGCACGGCTGTAAGCAGTCCACCGTCACCCTGGAGTTCGACGATGGCAACTCCGTCACCTGGGAGAAGGGCAAGGGGGTCAACCGTTACACCATCAACGGCAAGGTCTACGACAAGGTTGACCGAGGTGTTCCACCGGAGGTTGCGGATCTGGGGGTCCACGCTATCCAGGCGGGCACCCACACCCTATGGCCGCAGATCGCGCCCCAGTTCACCGGCCAGATGTTTCTGCTCGACTTGCCGGGTTCAGCTGTTGCGGAGGCCGTCGCCGACGTCGACCGCGTCGGTGCCCTGAACCGGGCGCTGAAGGCATCCGAGAAAGATCGCCGATCGGCGGCCTCGACGCTGAAGGTCCGTCGCAAGGACCAGACCAGGCTCGAAGGGGAGCTGGAGGCGTTCAAAGGGCTCGACGACGCTCTCGCCCTGGTCGCGGAAGCAGAAGCCGAGCGTGAGCACTTGGGGAAAGTGGCCGAGGCAGCGGTGTGGGCAAAGAACCAGTTCACCAAGTACGTCGCGGCCACGAGCCTGATCGAGCAGCTCTCCGGGGTCGACGAGGTCGATATCCCTTCGGCTGAGGACCTCCAGGCCCTCAAGGCGGAGCAGACGCGGCTCGAAGGTCTCGGGCGTCTCCACGAGAAACACAAGCAGGCCTCCGACCTGGTGGGACGTCTCAGGGGGGTGGAGAGCGTCGAGGTGCCCTCTTCCAAGGACCTCCAGGAGGTCCGTGAGGCCGCTGTAGAGCTTTCCCAGCTCGAGGCCTTGCTCCAGACCCAGACGCAGGCCCAAGCGCAGGTAGAACGTCTCCAGGGACTCGAGAGCGTCTCCCTCGACGTGGGCGCGACCGAGGCTGAGAAGTGGTTGGGGACCCTCACCTGGCTCGAAGCTCTACACAACCGAGGGAAGACCGCCAGGGACCAGGTCAAGCAGTCGCGGACCGACCTGGCCACCGCCGAGAAGGAGTATCAGGAAGCAGTCGCCGAGGTCTCCCGGTTGCTCGAAGGGTTGTCAGAGTGCCCCCTTTGCGGTTCCGCAGAGATGTCGCCCGAGCACCGGCACGAGGAAGTGGCGTAGGCGGCGATGAAATCCACAGACGACTATGATGCTCGAATTAGCGATTGGGTTGATTGGGCGGAGATCGTGTTCATCGTTTGCGGGATCCCGTTTCTCGCAGGCCTGGTCGTGGGGATGTGTATATGATCAGGCTTCTCTGGCGCACCGACCTGCACCTGTCGGACCGGACCCCGCAGTCGCGGACCGACGACTGGACTGAGGCCATCCTCGGCAAGATACGCAAGATCGGAGACATCGCCCGCGAGGTGGGTGCCGCCGGGGTCATCGACGGCGGGGACTTCTTCCACACCAAGACCCCAAGCAGGAACCCGCACCACCTGGTCGAGAAGGCGGCCCGAGCACACGAGGACTACCCCTGTCCCGTCTGGTGCAACATCGGCAACCACGACTGCAAGTACGCTGACTACACCCTGGTCGACGAGAACCCGCTGGGGGTCCTGTTCAGCACGGGGGTGTTCAACCGGCTGTACGACGAGCACGAGGCCATCTTCACCACGCCCGAGGGCCTCAAGGTCCGCGTTGTCGGCATCCCTTACCACGGGGTCCGATACGACATGGAGCGCTTCCACAGCATCAAGAAAGGCGACGAGGACTGGCTCGTCGTGGTGGCGCACGTCCTGGCCTCTCCGGCGGGCGGGAAGATGTTCGAGGGCGAGGACATCGTCAAGTACGGCGATCTGCTCGAGACCGACGCCGACGTGTACTGTTTCGGGCACTGGCACATGGACCAGGGCGTCCAGTTCTTCAAGAAGCCCAACGGCGACGAGCTGGTCATCGTCAACGTCGGCAGCGGCTCTCGGGGGGCCCTGACCGAAGACGAGATGACCCGCGAGCCCAAGGTCATCGTGATGAGGTTCGACGCCGAGGACCTGGGGCTCGGCCAGGTCACCTTGGACGTCCGACCTGCCGACGAGGTCTTCGACATCGAGGGGCGTGTTCGGGCCGAGGGTCGGCAGATGATGGTCGAGGCGTTCGTGGAGTCTCTCAAGGACGCTCTACAAGGTCAGGAGGGAGCCGACCTGGCCGAGGAAGTGCGGCAGTGGCCCAACATCGACGACCAGGTCCGAGAACGCGCCGTCGGGTATCTGGAGGAAGCCCAAATCTGATCCCCCTGGGTGGGGTAACTACTTCTGCACGACCCAGGAGGAAAGGATGTCGGGAGAGGTAGTCATCATCGCGGGGCCGCCGGCGAGCGGCAAGACAACGCAGGTCCAGGACTTCGTGGAGCGCGGTTACACCCGCATCAACCGCGACCTCCTGGACAAGCCTGGCCACGTCGCGCGGACTGACGACTGCGCCCTCCATCTGGCGCAGCTCTTCGACTCGGGCCAGGCGACCCGGTTCGTCCTCGACAACACGTACGGGACGAAGAAGCAGCGGGCTCTGCTCCTCGAGGTCGCCAGGGAGCGTGGACTCCCGGTCCACATCCGGGTCATGTCGACGACCCGCGAGCAGTGTCAGTTCCTGGCAGCGCGTCGGATGATTCAGAAGTACGGCAAGATGATGACCGCCGCCGAGATGAAGGCTTACAAGGCGGAGAACGGTCCCGATCCCAACCTGTTCCCGCCGGTCGTGATCTCGGTCTTCTTCAAGAAGCGCGAGCAGCCGGAGCCCGAGGAGGGGTTCGCCTCCATCGAGTACATCCCGTTCGTGTTCGAGCTGGGGCCGGAGTACACCAACAGCGCGTACATCTTCGACTACGACGGGACGCTCCGGGACACGAAGAACGACGAGAAGTACCCGGTCGACCAGGACAACATCGAGATCCGCCCGGGCGTCATCGGGGTCCTCAATCAGCTGGAGGCGCAAGGCCACCTGCTGCTCGGCATCTCGACCCAGTCGGGGGTCACCAAGGGCGTCATGACCTGGGAGGAGTGTCAGGGCCTGTTCGAGTACACCAACGCGATGCTCGGCCACGACATCGAGACCGTGTTCTGTCCCCATCGGGCGGGGCCGCCCCAGTGCTACTGCCGCAAGCCCATGCCCGGCTGGGGCGTGTGGTTCATCGAGAAGTACAAGCTCGACCCCGCCAAGGTCGTTTACGTCGGGGACATGACGAGTGACAAGACCTTCTCAGGGAGAGCCGGGTTCAAGTTCGTCCACGCGGACCAATTCTTCGCGTAGGGATCCGGAAGCCTACGATCGCGCGGGTAGAGTGAGCGAGCCAGAGGAGGCTCGTTTCATGCCACGTGCGTTCACGCTGTACTGGACCAATTTCAAGCGCTTCGAGGAGTGCCCTCAGAAGTTCCTCTGGTACAAGGGTTGGGGCACCATCGACGTCGGCGGCGGCCCGGGGAAGGGCAAACCCTATCCGGAGGAACCCTCGGAGCACCATGCCGCGATGGGGACCGTGGTCCATGCCGGCATCGAGCGTCTCTACAAGGACGAGCTGTGGCGGAACCCTCAAACCCTGGTCGACAACCTCAAGCGGACGGTCCGCCGGGAGTTCGAGCTGGAGCTGGCGCGCCGTCACATCAACTGGTCCCACCGGGGCTGCCCCACCAAGCCCGACATGCTCCAGCTGTGCGAGACCAACGTGCTGGGTTACCTCCACACGATGAAGCACAACCGCCTCCTCGGCCCCTACGCTAAGACCGAGGTGGAGATCCTCGCCTACGCCAACCCGGAGACCCCCATCGGCGTCCGGGTCGACATCATCATTCGGCGGTCCGACACCGGCATCACGCTCCTGGATGGGAAGAACTCCAAGCGGTACAAGGACCGCAAGGGCAACCCGCTCTTCTATGTCGACCCCGACCAGCTCCGGTGGTCGGCCATGGCCTTCTATCTCAAGCACGGCCGGATGCCTGACCGCTTGGGGTTCGTCTACTTCCGCTACCCCTGGGGGTTCGTCCACGAGGGCGAAACCGAGCCTGTGACCGGTGTGGAATGGGTCCCTTTCACGATGGAGGACCTTGCGGGACTCGGTCATCGAGCTATCAAGGCCCGGGCTCAGATGGAGCGTGAAGAGTTCCCGGCTCAGCCCGTGCCCAAGATGTGCAAGTTCTGCGACTTCCAGTCGATCTGCCCGGAACGCCAGGCTCAGATCGAGAAGAACCGACGCCGGCCCAAGAACAAAGACGATTTCTGGGATGGGCTTGACGCGGAACCGGGTCTGATCGAGATCTCACTCTGATCGACATGGCGTAGAAGGGGGTGGAGGTACCCATGAGCGATGACCTGAAGCAGACCCTCGAGACGGCTATTCGTCGTCGGGATGAGCTGAGCGGGAAAGTGCAACGGGTCAAAGGTCGCCTGGAGAGCGCCCAGTCATCCCTCAAGGACGTGGTCGCCGAGTGCAAGGGCCGCGACATCGACCCGAAGAAGCTGGGCGCCACGGTCAAAGCCGTCAGGAAGAAGCTGACCGACTCCATCAAAACCGTCAACGACAAGATCGACGCCGCTGAGAAGCAGCTGGCGCCGTTTCTGAAGGAGGAGGCCGAGTGAAGGTGGTCGTCGCGAAAAACGATCTGAACGCCGCGCTACAGATCGTCTCGACAAGCATCGCGTCCAAGGGGATGGAGATCGAGTCCCACTACGTGTTCCGTGCGGTGGAGGACGGCCACGTGGAAGTCCTCACGACGAGTGGTCGGGTGTTCTCGAGCGCGAAGTTTGTCGCCAAGGTCGAGGACGCCGACACGTACAAGGCTTTCACCATCGAGGGGTGGCGGCTCAAGAAGTGGTTGGGGTCGGTCGGCGACGTGGCCTTGAGTTTCACGTTCGACGGCACCCTGGTGACCGCGGCCGAGCCCAAGGGGACCAACGAGTTCCAGAGCCTCGACCCGGGGCTTTTCCCCTACTGGGATAACCACCTCCAGGAGGCGAAGTCGATCGCGACGGTGAAGGCCTATCGGCTCCACAACGTCTTCTCCTACCTTAAGCAGTTCATGAACAGCGATGAGGGCGGCAACCCCGGCCTGTGTGTCACCGAGGTTCGGAACGGGCTGTTCTACGCGGCCACGGACACCTCAATCACGACCGTCGCGGTAGAGCCATTCAAAGACTCCACCCTGCGGGTGCACGGCAAAGACATCCCGACCCTCCAGAAGTTCCTCGCCCAGGCGGGAGATGAGGATGTCGAGGTCCTCGAGTACGACCAGGGCGTCTTCTTCCGCCGCGCCTCCGGGCCGGTGTTTGGTGAGGCTCGGTACCGCTCCCCGTTCCCCAACGTGCGGCCACCCAAGAGCGACGACGCGGACCCGCACTGGTGGACGGTCTCGTGCGCCGAGATGGACACCAGCCTCAAGGCGGTCGAGGCGTCCGCGGCTCGCGAGGATAACCGGGTCTGGCTCAGGCCGCTCAACGGCAAGGTTCAGATCTCGATGCTGAGCCCCAACGGCCGTCATCAGAAGCGGGTGTTGGAATGCTCAGACTCGGGGACGACCGACGGCGCCCTGCCGATCCCGACCGATGGGTTCGCGATCGACCAGGTCACAATCGACCGGGTGCTGTCGCACTACGAAGGGGACGCGATCCGGCTGGGTATCACCACCAAGAGCGAGGCACCTCAGACAGGGTTCGTCAAGGTGACCGAGAAGCGCGGGGAGGACCAGTTCCTCACGTGCGCCGCTTGGCTGATGGGGTACTAGACAGGGTGCCCGGACTTCCCTCCATGGTAGCCCTCCGATCCCAAGCCGATCGGGCGAAGGCCTTCCGGGACGCCGTGACAGGTCAACTCACGTCGGTCAACACGGAGATACAGCAGCTGGAGAACGAGGAGGCCTTGTTGGTCCTGGTCTCTGAGCTGTTCCGCCAGCTGATCGACGCCGAGATCACCTCGGGTGTACAGGCGGTCGAGAAGCTCCAGACCGAAGGCCTCCAGGCTGTATTCCCCGACATGGACCTGGTCGTCACTGCGCAGATCGAGGTCCTCCGGGGTAAGGTCTCGGTCTCTCTGCTCACCACACAGAAGCTCGACGACGGAACCGTGGTCGAGGGGTTGAGCAACGACGCTTTCGGAGGTGCCTTGAGTACCGTTCAATCGGTCCTCATGCGAGTCATCGTGGTGCTTCGGCGCCGGATGCGCCCGCTCCTGGTGATGGATGAGTCTTTGCCGGCCTTCGACTCCAACTACGTTCACACGATGGGTCAGTTCCTTTCTCAGCTCTGTTCGCGTATGGGGGTGGATATCCTGTTGGTGACTCACAACCCTGCCCTGGTCGAGGCAGCCGACCGCGCATTCAAGATTGTGCGCAAGAACGGCACCGTCGCCTTCCAGAGGCTCCCGATCAGCCTGCACTAGCGAGGTCCACATGCAGACCGAAGGCAAGATCAGACAGCAGCTCAAGCAGGTCCAGTTCCGGGCCCGCAAGAGGCTGCTCAAACAACGTCTGCGGGTTGTGCCGTGCAACTGCGTCCACAACCGGACGCTCCAGTTACCCAACGGCCACACCGACGAAGCCGTCAGCTTCTGCGGCCTGTACGCCGAGGACAACAAGGGAGAGGACTGGCAGGGGCTGACCTGTGATGAGCGCTACGGTGGGGTCGAGCTGGCCCGGGACTGCCCTTCGTTCGAGCTGCGCCAGAACAAAGCCGAGGTCAAGGCGGAGTTCAACAGGCTCCTCCGTGGCGACCGAGGGGTGCTGGCGTCTCAGCATCCCGACATCGCCGCGTTGGCGTGGGTCCTCGACAGCAAAGACATCCTCGTCGACGAGGATGCCGACGAGGATGTCGACGAGGAGATCGACGAGGAGCCCGTCACCCTCCAACCAGCCCCCGACCCTGACGACTCCGGTCACACCCCGCTGGACGAGCCCAGGAGGCCTCTGTGGCGTCGCTTCTTCCGAATGCCGTGAGCGATCTCCTGCAAGTCAGCCCTGTACCGGCCCGGAGAGGGGCGACCCCCCTGTTCATCGAGTCCAAGGTCAACCCCGAGTCCGCCCCTTTCTTGGTCTCCTCCAGGAAGGCAATGCTCTGGGTCCAGCGGTCCTCCATGGCCGGGTTCGTTCGAGCCGCTGTGCGGACGGGCGTCGAGGACAACGGGGAGATGTACCTCGAGGTGGTACGCGCGATCGCCCAGATGGGCTCCGAGGCCGAGTGGGGCAACGTCCAACCATGGACTGAGGAGGGCCTTCAGGAGGCCCTCAGCTACCTGGCCTATTTCGGGTTCACCGAGGTCGAGCTGCTCATCCCGAACACCAAAGAAGCCGCCAAGTTCGTCTCGACCCAAACCGAGTGTGAAATCACTGTCGCCGACTGGCTCGAGCCCGGGATGGTGGTCGCGATACCCAAGGACCGGTCCTTCGTGGGCAGCCTCGGCCGCATCGACGAAGACTCCGTTGTCGTGGTGGTGCACAACCCCAGTCGTGGTGTCACGGTGGTACGGCGTGAGGAATGACGTGGCTGGCTGACCACCTGTTCGCGTGCTCTCTGGACGAGGAGTGCGAAGACTACGCCCTGGGCCGCGGCGCCCTACCCAAAAGCATCGTCGAGATGGGGCTCACGACTTGGGAGCCGTTGTCCGAGCCATCTCCCGATGCCAAGTTCGGGGAGCTGTACGGCAAGTACGGCGAGAAGATCGAGGGTGCCCTCATCTGCCCGCTGACCAACCCCAGAGGAGACCTTCTCGGGTTCGAGGCGCGCAGCATCCTCGGCAAGCGCATCAGCCAGTTCAAGGTGTTCCCCAAGGCCGCCTGGAACCCCGTCTGGATCGGGTGCCGGCGTGCCATGGCGCGCATCTATGGGGGAGGCGACATCTGGGTGGTCGAGGGGCAGTTCGACCTGTACCCGCTCGAGTGGGTCATTCCCGAGACCGATGTGGTTTTGGCGTCCTTGCGCGCCCAGCTCACCCGCGCCCAGGTGGAGTTCTTGCGGCGGGTGTCTGGGTTCGGGGGCACGGTTCACATGGTCTACGACCGTGACGAGACCGGCAAGAAGGGTGTCCACGGCTGGGTGGACGACCAAGGAAAGCGCCACTGGGGCGCGTTGGAGCAACTCCGCTATGTGGGGGTACCGTGTGACGACGTCCCCTACAGAGGCGGAGAGGACCTCGGTGAGGTCTGGGACTCGGGAGGGGTCGAGGCGATGCGCCGGGCGTTTCCCACACTGATGTAGGAGGTACGAGATGGATATCTGGAAGGCCGGTGAGGAGGTCTACGACCTCATGCGCGACCTGGTCGCTCAACACCACCCCCACCTGGCTCTGGTGGAGCGAGAAATCGTCATACTCATGCGTGAGAAGGCGTCCAAGAGCGGCGGCGTGACGACCATGGGCAAGTCCAGCAAGACCCCTGACTGGGTCTCTCAGCTGGGGGTCGACAACTGGAAGTTCAAGGTCGAGATCGGCTCCGACGTCTGGAAAGACCTGCCGCCGCACGAGAAACGGGCCCTCATGGACCATCACCTGTGCGCGATGGGGGTCGAGGAGAAGAAGGACGGCTCGCTGAAGTGCTTCATCAAGCCGCCGGATTTCGTCGCCTACGAGGAGGAGATCGAGCGGCACGGGGTCTGGCGCATGTCCGGGGAGTCTGTCGATCGACCCCTGGTGGAGAAGCTGTTCGGGTCCAAGAACTAGGGCTGCCGCGGGCACTGATGGGGTAAGTCCAGTATGGGTCTGGATGTGAAATACAGACCTCGTCGTTACGGCGAGGTTCTGGGCCAGGAGGACACCGTCCGGATCCTCCGGAGTTTCGTGTCCAAGGGTATTGGGTTTCACCAGTCGTACCTGTTCCACGGCCCGTACGGCAGCGGCAAGACCACCCTCGGACGGATCCTGGCGCGCACCCTCTTGTGCGCCGATCCCGTCGAGGGTGAGCCCTGCGACAAGTGCCCCTCGTGCACGTCCATGCTCGACGGTGGTGTGGCCGAGGGATACGTCGAGGTCGACGCGGCAACCAACTCCGGCAAGGACCACGTCCGCAAGGTCGTCGAGACCATCCAGTATTCGACCTTCTCGGGGTCCCGTCGCATCTACCTGTTCGATGAGGCCCACCAGCTCTCCAAGGACGCCCTAGACGCGCTCCTCAAGCCGCTCGAGGACGAGGAGGTGGGGAGCGAGAACAAGCGCTTGGTCTGCATCTTCTGCACGACTGAGCCTGAGAAGGTCCGCGAGACTATCTGGAGTCGGTCGGCGGCCTTCCGTGTTCGGGCGGCCGACCCCGAGGTCATCGCCGCCCGCCTGGCCTACATCTGCGACCAGGAGGCGATCGAGTACGAGCCCACGCTGCTTCAGTACATCGCCGAGGCCACCGAGTGCCACGTCCGGGACGCCATCAAGGCTGTAGAGGGGATCTCCCAGCTGGGGGCCGTCGACCAGGCCAACGTGACGACGTTCCTGCAACTGGACCTGAATCCGATGTACCTGAAGGTCCTGGCCCACATCGGTCAGGACCTCCCCGAGGCGTTGTCGACGGCCGACGCCATCCTGGCTCGTGTCTCGCCGCTGACCATGTATCGACAGTTGAGCGCGGTGGCCTTGATGACTTTCCGGCTATCGCTGGGCATCACCAAGCTCGACCAGTTCTGGGACCGTGACGCCGTCAAAGCGTTGGCCGACCAGCACGGGCAGTTCCTGATCACCATCGCCCGGACGTTCGCGGAACAGCCTGGGCGACCCACAGGGGCGATGCTTCAATGCGACCTGGCCCAGCTCCACTACGGTCCTGGAAGTATGCCCGCCCGCCCTCTATCAGTGCCGGCGCCGGCGGCGTCGGCCCCGCCTCCCACCCCGCCTCCCACGCCTGAGTCTGAAACCGTCCCCACGCCTGAGCCTGAACCAACCCCTGCCTCGGCATCCCCGACAACGCAATCGCGTTCGACCACCAAGAGTGTCAAGCCCACCCCGGACCTCGGTACAGTCGACGAGACTCCGCGCTTGCTAAATGGGGGCGTGTACACCGACATTAGGCTCATCCGGAAAAGGCAACGCAACAACAACGGCGAGGGGCCTGGGTCCACCCCCGACGAGCTAAACGACGCCGAGTTCTGCCGACTCTTGAGGATGACCATCTCGAAACAAGACGAGGCGAAACAGAGGCGTGGACCAGCGGGACGAGGGAACCTGGATCGCGGTTGAGCTGTCGAAGCAGGGCGAGCTGAAGGTCGAAGACCGCACGCTCGAGGCTTCGTTGCGCACCGATCTGGAAGTGGACGGTGCGTTCGAGATTTTCATCCCGGCGACGACCTACGTCCGTGATGGTAGGTCGGTGACCATCCACTTGATCGAGGGGTACGTGTTTCTGCGGTCGGGGCTCCCCGAGGTGCGCTACTTCGGCCTCGAGAATTTCCCCTACGTCAACCAGGTGATGTCGACGAAGTCCGGTCCCCACGGGATGCGGGTTCTCAGCACTATCCCGGACGTACAGATACAGACGATGCGCACCCGCCTGCGCGAGCAGGTCGTTGCGGACATCCCTCCAGGAACACGGGTCGAGGTCGTAGAAGGGACCTACAGGCACCTCGAGGGCGAGGTGCTGTTCTCCGAACACGACATGGCGACGGTCCTGATCACGCTTCGTTCCCTCGAGCTGATCGTGAACATCCCGCTGGTGTTTCTGGAGGCGATCGAGGCCCCCAAAGAGTCGGAAGAGCCCTCGGCAGAGGCCGAGGACGTACCCCAGGAGCAGGCACCCCAGCCCGGCAAAAGGCTCACAGCGCGAGACTTTTACGAGGAGATCGTCCTGGTGCTCGGGCGCCTCACCAAGTATCAGGCAGGGGCCTTCGTCCACATGGAGGAGGTCATGCCCCTGGTGCTTCGGCAGAAGGGCATGGACCCCAAAAACCTACCCGACGGGTGGGAGCTTCGAGGGGTGGGGGGTATTTACCGCCGCGTAGGGTATGCTTTCCGGAACCAGCGGCAGGAATACTGTACAAATCCGAAGACGCTCCAGGGCGTCAGACGCGGGATGTGGGGTCTCACCGAAGAGGGGGTGGCGCTCGCATTGAGGTTGAAAGCGGGCGAGCGATGAAATAAGTTCCAGACCCGTGGTACTGTAGTTGTGTTAGCTACTCGAGCTGTTTCTCCGGAGAAGAGCAGGGTACACGTGACAATTTCGTGGTCCGGTCATCGCATGACCGATCCAACGGAGATGGCATCGAGGTTCGCCGTCGAGGACGGCATGGCTTTCCTCGACTCGATATTCGAGGAGCCCTCCGAAGCGGCGAAAGAGAAGATCGAGCAGGTACGACACCTCATGGAGTCCCTCCCACCGTGCGAGGCCGACTTCGTGAACCTGTACTATTTCCGGGGGCTCAAACAGACCGAGATCGCGGCGATTTTCCGGTGCTCCCAACCGACGGTCTGCTACCGGCTCCAGCGAGCCACCGCCCGCATCCAGTACCTCATGGACCTGCCGGACGTGGATCCGAGAGACCTCGAGCGGGCGATGCGTCGGTTCCTGGACGACCCGCTCGACGCTGAGATCATGATCCGGATGAACGACACGACGTGTCAGTCCGAGGTCGCCAAGGCGCTCGGCGTCAGTCAGGGTCTGGTCCGACACCGGTTCATCCGATCGCTGAAGCGGATGCAAGAAGTCCCGGCGCTCCAGCTGTTCGTCGATCTCTTCGAGTACATCGCCCAGAACCTTCCTCTCCTCCGGGAAGTCCAACGCACCAAGCGGAGGGAGAGCGTCACGTACGTCGTGGCGTAACTCGGTTTTTCCTCTATCCAGCGCGCGAAGTAGGACGACCTGCGAGCTGGAGACATGCCTAGAGCATCTGAGAAACGCGTGGTGATGGCGAAGGAAGTCGCCCGACGGTGGCTGAGTCGCCTGGCGAGAGAGGAGCACCGTCTTCGCATCCTCTACGGCGCCGCGCGGGAGACCCGTAACCTGCCGAACTTGTTACGGTCTTTCCGAGACCGCAAGGCCACGTTCCCGGGCATCGATCCGATCAGGGACCTGGGCATCCTGGAAGGCTTCGATTTCGTCGAGGTCTGGTCCAAGGACCGCGTCGGGCTGGAGAAGCTCCGGGACTGGTTCGAGGGTCGCGGGCACGAAACCTCGGGCATCTGGTAGGTCACGTGGCAGCGACGCGAGTCATCTCAGAGTTCACGTTCCGGTCCACCTCGGGTGGGGCGGATTACTTTTGGGAGGTCGTGCAGGACGAGCAGGGACTCATCCAGGTGCGTCACATCCGCGCGCCGACAGGCCTGATTCGAGACACGGTCACGGGGCTCCCCCAGACGGTCGTCGACGACATCGACGAGTCGGTCCGATTGGTGCAAGCCCTGGTGTCGGAGACGACGGCTGCCTCGGGAACCCTGACCTTCACCGGGGAGACCTTCCAGGACGCGGTTATCGCCGGCGGGGTGCTCAACAACACCGAGTATCGGGTGATCTACTCGAGTCCCGACAACGTCCTGTTCACGACAACCAACAAGACGACCACAGGGTTCAGGGCCGAGACCTCGACCGCATACGGATCTCCGTCCGACCCCAAGGACGTCGACTACACGGTGTTGGTCGCGACCGCCCAGGCCAGCACGTTTTCCGGCACGGTCACGTTCACGGATGCCGAGACGACCGGCCAGATCGCAGTCGCGTTCGGGACGGCTTTCGCCACCGCCTCTTACCGTGTCCACCTGACGCCCGACGACTTCGTGCTGGCCCGCGTGATCGACAAAACGACCACTGGGTTCACGATCGAGCTGGGCGTCACCATGGACACCGGTCAAACCCTCGACGTCGGCTACGACGTTTTCGTGTGAGGACCTGACCATGAGCAGCCTTCGAGACGAGCTAATCCGCCTGGCCCATCGTGAGCCCGAGCTACGGGCCCCCATCGTCGCATTCCTGCGTACGGCCTCCAAGAAGCTGGACCTGGCGTCGAAGGGGGACGCCATCCGGAAACGCGTTCGCGAGGCCGAGAGGAAAGCGTGGGAGGACGGACTCAAGAATATCAAGCGGGACCTCGTTTCAGCGTTCAAGTCCTGGGGCTACAAAGTCGACGAGAAGGCGACCTTCTTGAGCCCCGACAGGGACGGTGGTCTGGAGGGCTCGGTCGCGTTCTCCGATGAAAAAGCCACAACCCCCGGTACCGTCATCCGAGGCCGACTCCAGGTAGACCGGGAGGTCCGGGAGATCCTCGGGCGTGGCGTGGGGGGATCTCTCAACCGGGACGCCCGGAGCAACTGGGTCTTCACTGTCGACTGGGCGTGAGGGGTAGCTGATGCCACAACCACCAATGCTGGTAGACGCCGTTCAGATCGAACCTGGGTCCGGCGACACGCTCCTCATCGAGAGGGACGCGACAACCGGCGCGATGACGTTCAGGGACGCGGTCATCACGACCCCGATCACCCTGCAACAGATCGCCGGCCTCCCTTCGATCGAGAACATCATCACCGTCGGCAAGTCGGGCGCCGGGGCGCAGTACACGACCGTCACCGCCGCCCTGGCGACCATCCCCGCGACGGCCGGCCCGACCAACCCCTACCTCGTCCTGGTGGGCCCCGGCGTCTACAAGGAGACCTTCAACATCGTCCGGGACCACGTCACCATCGTCGGTCTCGGCGGCGTCACCTTCCAGTCCCTCGCTGAGGACACCCCCAACGGCGTAGGCGCCGACAACACCGTCATCATCCACGCTGACCTGGGCACCATCCCCCGGCATGTGGTCCTGCGGAACCTGACCATCACCAACTCCCACGACCTGAAGTCCTGCGTCCGCGTCGTCGGTGCCGCGGCCTCGACGGTCGGTGCCGACATCATCCGCCTGGAGAACTGCTTCCTTCAGGCCACCGGGGCCGGGTACCCAATCCGGGCGAACTCGGTCAACCACGTGCACATGTACGGCGGGTCGATGCGAGGGTCAGCGTCCACCTCGCTTGTCTTGGCCGAGGAGTGCGCCAGCGTCCGCCTTCAGGACGTGGCCGAGACCACCGCACTTCAGCTCGACTACGACACCACCGGGGACACCCCCTCGGCGGTGGGGTGCGACTACCGGATCCACGGTAGCGCTCAGGTGGCCATCGGCACTGCGCTGTCGCCACCGGTCAGCTCGACCCTCTCTGGCGATGGGCAGCTGACCCTGTCCAGCTGCGGCGAGGTCGGTGACGTCACGGTCGACGGCGACAGGTCGGTCCTGGTGGTGGGCTCCACGATCGGCGACCTGACCCTCAGCTCGACGACGGCGGGGACCCTGGTCGCGTCGAAGCGCGGCACGGCGACGGGGGCGACGGCCACCCTCGAGGAGCCTGTCCTTCGTGGCGGGGCTTCGTTCGCCGCATCGGCCTCGGAGGCGGTCGTCTTCGGTGTTCCGATGCCCGACGACGACTACACCGTGGGTCTCGAGCTGTTGGCCTCCCCTGGTTCGGAGAACACCTACATCACCAGCAAGAGTGCCACGGGGTTCACCATCAACTTCACTAGCGCTGTCACCTTGGATGTGGAGTGGACAGCCATTCGGAGCTTCAGCTGAGGTGCAGCATGAGTGATTTCCGCGACGATTTCTGGGACAACGCCAACAGCTTCTTCGTCGATGAGCGGACGGCCAACACCGTCGACGAGTACCTCCAGAACGAGTTCGGGGGAGAGCAGGCAAGGTCCGTCCGAGCCCTGGTTGCCTCCCAGGCGCCCGAGGACATCTGGAAGGGCGGCATCCGCGTGTCTTTCGACACCGAGAACCTGGAGGCGCTGCTGACCTACTCCGACGTCCCCGACCCTGGGACTTTGGGCACTGTGGTCACAGTGCGGACAGGCAACGGCGACACCACGATCGACAACGATCGCGTGTTCGTCCTCTGGGACGACGGCAAGTTCCGAGCCATCCAGGCTGACCACCTGACCATCGAGTCGGCCCGCAAGACGGCCAACGCTGTCCGCATGGTCGTGGCCGATCTCGGCGACCTCTCGGCGTTTTTCGTCTCTGGGTCCTCGGGTGAAGACCTGGTCCACAAAGCCACCAAGGACCTGTGGTCTCTGCGCAAGGACGGCGACAACTACGTGGTCGAGCGCCTGTTCAGCGAAGACGGCGAACCCCTCAAGGTGTGATTATGGATCTTCGGAACCGACTTCTGAAGCTGGCTCACGACAACCCTCCCCTGCGCCGGGTCCTCTTGCCCCTTTTACGCGAGGCTGACACGTCGTTGACGGGGAAGGCCTTCGAAAACGATGACATCCGGTACCACGTGTACCGGTCGTCCGTGCGGGTATGGGATCTCACCAATGCTGGAAAGCGCGGCAAGAAGGTCGACTATTTCGCGCTCTACGACATCGACATGGTGCGTGACCCTGAGCTGAGCAAGAAGGTTGAGCAGTGGGCCTTCCGACTCCGCACCATGAACTACCGGCAAGCGCTTCGGGCGGCCCAGGAGTTGGCGTTCGAGGGTGGCGATTACCCACCCAAGATTTCCCAACAGCAGGAGAAAGGTGTCCGGATCACCCCAGCTGGGTTCAAGCCTCTTCGAGTGCGCGGGCGGGGAGTTCTCGTGGAGTCTGAGTGGGACTCCTTCCGTGTCCGAGATCTTCTGGACACCAACAACGACCCCACGTGCATCCCTGCTTTCAAGGGCGGCAAGAAGGATGTCAAGGTTTTCTACCGGTGGGTCCGTGACAACGAGTCGGCCATCAAGCGGATGGACTTCAGACAGGTCCTCAAGCACATGGACCAGAACAACATCCGGTACCACTACTACTGCGCGATGGACTAGAGGCCTCAACGGGGCGCAATTGCTGGCCTATACGCTCCGACCAATAGAACCGCGAGGTTTGCATGAGCGCCCACCTTCGACAAATCCTTATCCAAGCAGCCCACGAGAACCCGGCTCTGCGCAAGGCGCTGGTGCCGGTTCTCAGGGCCAGCTGGGATCCCGGCGATGTGGTTCCCGAAGGGTACGACACGGGCGGGAAGGTGCGTCGAGAGCATGACGACGTCGGGGTCGGGTCCCAGGTGCCGCCGGCGCACGATCACAAGGGCAACCCCATCGCGGTCGACGGCGAGTTCGAGAAGGCCGCCATGCGGGTCCTCGGCAAGGACAGCCTGACCCCGGTGCTCGGCCTCCTGGAGGCCGGCGTCATGTCTCGGGTGGGCTACATCGGCCGGATCCTCGACCAACGATTTCGAGCCAAGGTGGCCGGGTACAAGGGTGGCCTGAAGCTCCGTATGTCCTTGGACCCAACCCGAAGGAAGTGGGTCATCCGGGGAGCGATGGAGCACACGCCAGGTTCCCGCCAAGAGATCCTTGAGGTCCTCGGCGAGCTTGGCGACGTGACCTTGTCGACGAAGCCGGTCGGGCTCCGGAAGCGCGGCAAGTTCGCGGACATCCCCCACGGCTCCGAGTTCTTCCTGCTCAACCCCTACTATGGTGACCTGACCTACAAGTCGCCGGTCATCCGCGTCGGCAAGAACCTCACGACGATGTCGACCATGTCCCGGACGGCCGGTGAGGTCCGGTTCATCAAGGACAAAAGCGGCGACGAGAAGCAGTGGGGCTGGGCCAACACAGGCCCCAGCGAGCGGGAAATCACGCCCGATTACCAGTTCCGGCCGACCAAGCTGAAGCCGCTGGCAAAGACCCTACGTGCCAGCCTCGCGGCCCTCGGGCACGCGATGAGCGCCTACCACACCTTCTCGAAGATCAAGTCGGCGACGGTCAGCCCAGACGGGAGCCTGGGTGGCAAGGGCTACATCCAGAAGATCAGTGAGATGCGGCGCCAGTTCATGAACGTCGTCGAGGGCCTTTCGGCGCTGACCGACACCATCTACGACGAGCTTCAAGCGCCGCACTGGAACCCCGCGGTCAAGTCGCAGGGCGTGCGTGAGCGCGAGAAGGTCAAGGAGATCCTCCAGGACGCCGAAGAGATCCGGGAAGACCCGGAAGGATGGGCGAAAGAGGAGGAAGAGGAGATGAGCGGTGAGTGAAGACCTTCTAGCTGAGCTGTGGGTCGAAGCCGACTCCACAATCCCCTCGGACGACAAGACCCCCTCAATGGGATCTCGATTCCTTCTGGACGGGTTCGATTTCGAGCAAGAAGACAACGAGGGGGTTCTCGACCGCGCCCGGCTCCCGGAGGTTCGTGGCCTTTCGGGTCTCCCGGACGGGCTCATCCAGACGGCAGCTGACGAAGATGCCTTCAGCGTCACCCTCGGCCACGACAGCTTCGACCTGGCCGATGAAGACGGCATGGGTCTCGAGGAGCTGATGAAGGAGGCCGCCCTCCCCAACCTCGACTGGCTCGACCCCACCCAGTTCCAAGACCCCGAGCGGCTGCCGGAGAACCCGGTGGATAAGGGCATCCCCGAGCTGGAAGAGGCCTGGGGCCGTGACCTCAGCACCAGCGGGCTGGGCCTGGTGCCCAACATCGACAAGGAGGTCGCCGACTACCAGCAGTCCATCCAAGAGGGCCCCAAGTCCGATCTCCCAGGCGCCCCAGAAGACAGCCGCAACGCCCACCTGGTCACCTCGACCCTCCAGAAGGTCGCACGCCAGGCGATGCGGGAGTCACACGCGGGTCGGCCCATCGAAGGCATTCTGCGGCGCGCGGCCCTCGAGCTGGGTGAGCTGGCACCGCGAGCTTACGAGGTGATGAAGGTCATCGCCAAGCGGCACGGGCTGGCGGGAAACGTTTTCGTCCAGTCGGCCGCGTTCCCTGGACTCCTCCAAGGCAAGTGGGACGAGTTCCTCAAGAAGCACGCGAAATCGGCCAAGTACATCCTGGCGCCAAAGGACTCCAAGGTCGCCCAGGTGGACACGTACCTCGGCAAGAGGGTGGTGACCAAGGTCCCGTGGAAGAAGGCCTTGGCGCACTACGGCCCACGGCTGGAGGCTTCCGGTCACAAGGTGGCTTCGGACCTGAAGCCGCGGGAGTCCCTCCGCCGCGCGTTCCGATCGCAGCCGCAGAAGGCCGAGCGCGCCGTCCTGGACGGCAAGCCAATCGACCAGAGGCCGGCGGACCGTGTCTCCACCGAGGAGGCTTTCGAGGAGCTGGCTCAGGCTCCCAAGGACGAGCCCAAGAAGATCGCCAAGACCGGCGACCCCAAGGTCGCGTTCGTGGCTAAGCAGCTCGACCGCTGGCACAAGGCCGGACTGTTGTCCTCCGAGGCGGTCCTCAACATCAAGTCACGCGATCTGGCCCCCCGCGCGAAGCTCAAGCTGGCGGCGAAGGTCATCGCCACCAACCGGAAGCTGTCGAAGTACCACGGCAGCGGTGTCGACATCCTCACACCCGTCGTCGACGTCTCGGTGGTCGAGGCGTTCAAGGAGCTGCGGGCCGCCGGGGACACCCCCGAGCGTCAGCAGCGCGAGTTCGAGCAGGCGCGACGGGCCAAGGTGGCTAAGGTCATCAACCGCATGGCGACGACCGGGCTGCTGTCCAAAAAGGACGCCGCCCGCATTCTGGCGCTCGACAAGACCGCCGATGAGCTTCTCGAGGTGGCCTCGGTACTGGCGCGCACCCCACGTGAGACTGCTCTGCCCAAGTCGGAGGAAGCTCGCGAGTTCCAAGGACCCGTTCTGACTCGAGCTGCGCAGCAGGCCAAGCCTGCCAAAGACTTCTCTCCCGAGCAGCTGCGGGTCATGGCGGCGGCGAAAGAGAGCGGTATCGCCTCCGGGGAGTTCCGGACCTTGCTTCGGGTGGTCCGGCGGGCGATGAGCGAGGGGGTGGCTGGCAAGCCGCTGGACGAGTTCCTTCGGGTACGGTTCTCCCCGCCTCTCCTGAAAGCTGCCAGCCACCTCCTCCACGACCTCCGTGACCAGCACGAGGGGCTCGCCGGCCATCTCTACGTCGACGCCTCGGCCTACGCCACCAAGAAAGGCATCAAGGGCTGCGACAAGGGTGGCCTCCAACACCGCGGCAACCCCATCAAGTTCGTCATGGCGATGGAGCGCTGCGGCTCGTGCGTGCACGCCAACGCCAACGGTCGGTGCACGAAGTACAAGAAGCACCTCGTGTCCTCGGTTCCGGTCGAGGACCCCAAGGCCTACCAGACCGAGATGATTCGGCTGGCCAACGGCACCGACGCGGACATGACGGCGTCGCTGTACGACCCGACCGAGTACGGCCTCCGCAACGAGCCTCTCGAGGAGGTCACGATCGGCGACCACGGGGCCACCCAAGAGTCTCTGGGTGAGGTCCTCTTCGGAGGTTTCGAGCTGTGACCCAATCACCCTCCGTTGCTCGGGTTGTGGCGCGCCACCTGGCGCCCCGGCGGGTGGTCGACGCCTACCTGAAGAGCCCGAGCGACAACAAGAAGGACGAAATCAACATGAGGGAGTTCCTTTGCGAACTCCTGGGCTGCCTCAAGGCGATCTACTGGGCGCACTGGACCGCTCACTGGCAGTGCGCCGGCGACAGCTCATACGCCGACCACCTGATGTTCGGCCGGATGTACGAGGCCACTGTCGACGAGATCGACACCCTGGCCGAGAAAGCTGTCGGGTACTTCGGACCGTCGGCGGTCGACCCGCTCAAGGTCACCGAGATCGAGCTGCGTCATCTGTCGAAGTGGCCCCACGTCGACCACGTCAAGAAGGCCCTGCTGTGTGAGCAGGCGCTGCTGGACTACCTGTCGGCGCTGTACGACACCATCAAGAACCTCAACATGATGACGCTCGGCCTCGACGACTTCATCATGTCGCTGGCCAGCGCCCACGAGACCAACGTCTACCTGCTCCAGCAGCGCCTGGGAGGCAAGGTCGCCTCCCATCACGAGCATCACCACTGCGACTGCCCGTGCGGTGACCACGACCATCACCACGAGCACGGTCACCACCATGACCACGGTCACGAAGACGACCGTGTCGCGCTGACCAACCTGGAGAAGAGCTGGGGTGGGTACTCCACGTTCGCCCCGAGGAGGGATGCGCAGTGAAACGGTACATGACCCACGGCCCGGCCTTCACCATGCTGGTCGGCACGCTGAGCCATCCCTCGGACCCGAGCGCCAACATCGACCCCAAGGTCATCAAGGCCCACGGGTGGACGACACAGCAGCTCAAGGAGCACCCGGCCGGCGGCGGTCTCACCGGAGGCATTGTCCCCGACGCGCCCAAACCGACGCTCCAGGGTGTCATCACGGTCGATGACAACGACTTCTCCACAGGTCAGGCGCAGGTCACCGTCGGCGAGCGCACGATCGTTGCCGGCCTCGATTACCTGGTGGGTGGGTCGGTCGACGCTACCGCGACCAACCTGGCGGCGGTTTTGGACGCCATCCCGGGCATCTCGGCCGCTGCCGTGGGTCCGGATGTGACGGTCGACGTCCCCTACATGATCGGCCAGGTGGATTTCCTGACGTTCCACCTGGGCACCATCACCAATTTCCTCCTCAGCCCCACAACGGGCTCTCTGTCGCCTACAGCAGCGGTGTTGAGTCCCCCCGTGTTCTAGGGGGTCCACGTGAAGAAACAACGACCGACCGAGAAGAAAGCCATCCTCAAGAACCTGGATGGTCTGGTGACCCGCATCCGGGTTCTCGACAAGGACGGCAAGCAGCGCTGGCGGAAACGGGACCAGGTCAAGGATTCCGACCGAATCGAGCTGAACGCCGCAGGGCAACCCCACGTGATGAGGGGCAAGCCGGGCCGCGCTTACAAGCCGAACATCGAGGCTGTCAGCGCAACAGTAAAGGAGCTGAAGGAGCGCAAGAGCCAGTCGATCGCCACCAACCCGCTGGTCAAGGCGGTCGCCGACACCCCCAACTCCCCCGACGTCCTTCAGTACATCATGCAGGGCATGGCCACCGAGGCGGCCAGCTTGGCCTTCGAGCGCAGCGAAGCCGAGCGGAAAGGTGAGGGCACCAGCACCATCTCGACGCGGATGATCACCGCGTACAACTCCATCGCGAACACCTGGCTCAAACGGATGGAGCAGCTCGGTAGCGGAGGCAGCCTCGAGCTGGACTCCCCGGGCACCCAGGCGCTGCTCGCGTTCCTGTTCGAGACCGTTCGGGAGGCGATGGCGGCCGCGGGCCTCCGGCGTGAGATGGCCGACACCATCTTCGCGAACATGGCCGCGAAGATGAACGACAAAGGGTGGGAGTCCGAAGCCCGGCGTCGCATCAAGAACGCCTGAACGGGGGTGGTATGGCTATCGGTTTAGGTGATCTGGCACTTCGCTCCGGCAAGAAGTCCGACGAGCAGAAAGACGATGTCGTCGACATCATCACGTTCATCGAGGCTCCCTGGGGCCTCGGGATGCGTTTGTTCCCGGTCCAGCGGGTCATCCTGAAGGCCCACTACGGCCTCGAGCTGGACGACAACCCCTTGGGCGTGGACATCACCAAGCCCATCCCCCTGGACCACCCCAACTACGACGAGATTACCGCTCAGGTCGGGCGAGAGAAGGGCTACTACAAGAACCGGGTCGTCGTCTCCGACTGGCGACGCACGACCTTCCAGGTGTTCACCGAGGCCGGGTACCTCCGGTACCTCCACGCCAGCGGGCGCTGCAACATCAAGGAGGTCACTCCCGGTGTCGAGCTGCGGGAGTTGGTCCTGGCCATCGGGCGCCGCTCCGGAAAGACGCTGCTGGCCTCGTGCATCGCGGCTTACGAGAACTACAAGCTGCTGTCCAAGGGCAACCCCCAGGCTTACTACGGCCTGCCCGAGGGCGACAACGTCATGATCACCTCGGTGGCGACCGACAAGGACCAGGCGGGGCTGCTCTACGCCGGCGTGTCGAACCACTTCCGCAAGTGCGCCTTTTTCAGGCCGTTCACCGCCAACAACACCCAGTCGTACGCGCGCTTCCAGACACCGCTCGACATCGAGCGGTACGGGACCTACAGCGACGACCCCAAGACGTCCAAGGCCTCGATCAAGGTCACGTTCAAGAGCTGCATCGCCAAAGGCCTCCGCGGGCCCGGCAACATCGTCATCATCCTCGACGAGATCGCGCACTTCACCGACGCGGGGCAGTCGTCGGCCGAGGAGGTCTACAAGGCCATCACGCCGTCGATTTCGGCGTTCACGCCCAAGGATCCCGAGGACCCCACCACGGCCATCGGTCCCGGCGAGGGTCGCATCATCTCCATCTCCTCGCCGCTGGGTCAGGAGGGCAAGTTCTACGAGCTGTTCCAGCAGGGGATGAAGGGCACCCGGAACTTCCTGTGCATCGAGGCGCCTACCTGGGAGGTCAACCCGACCGTCCCCGAGGAGGAGTTCGAGAAGCACTACCTGAAAGACCCGCGAACCTTCTTCATCGAGTTCGGCGCCGAGTTCTCCCCACGTGGTCGCGGCTGGATTGAGGACCCCAAGGACCTGCTGGACTGCGTCGACCCAGGGCTGCGGCCGAAGTTTCGCGCGCCTGCGCGCGTGCCTCATTTCATGGGCATCGACTTCGCGCTCAAGGGCGACGCGACCGCGATCGCCATCGGGCACGTCAACGACCAGAAACGCATCGTTCTGGACTGCGTCGAGCAAATCAAGGCCGGCGAGGGCGACTACGACACCTACGACCGGCTCGACTTTGAGGAGGTCGCCGACTGGATCCACGGGTTCAGCAAGCGCTTTTTCATCGCCGAGGGGATGTTCGACACCTGGTCGGGCATCGTGTTCGAGCAGGCGCTCCACAAGCGGGGGCTGACCCAGCTGAAATCGGTCAACCTGACTCGCCAGGAATCCTCGAAGCTGTGGTTCAACTTCAAGGACCTCATGTGGGACCAGCGCGTCATCTTGTACGACTGGCCGCTGCCCGAAGGGCAGAACCACTGCCCTTACATCCAGGAGCTGCTCGAGCTACAGGAGAAGCGGCACTCCAAGCACATCATCACGGTCTCGGCACCCAAGGTCGACGGCAAGCACGACGACCGTCCCGACGCCCTTGTCCGCATGTGCTGGTTGGCGTCGAAGATCCTCGGCAACAACGCCTACATCGCCAGCCGTCGTCAGGGTGACCCGAGGGCGCAGGGAGCCCGCTCCTTGAGCGCCAAGGAGTACCGCAAGGCCTACGTCAAGACGCGACGCGGCGGCAGCCACCCCGACCGGATGCCCAAAGGCGTCCGAGGCAAGGGCCGAACAGGGAGGACGGCCCGCGGGAGGTGGTAGCGCATGGGTGTGCTGTCTCCCAGGAAGCCCCTGCGAGCTGATCACCGCTTCATGAAGAAGCTGATCGGCATCGTCCTCAAGGGCAAGGTGATGCTGGTTCCCGGCGAGCTGTCGCGCGTCTCGCGGGTATTCTGTCGGTTGGGGGGCTCCTGGGAGCGCCTCTTCGCCGGCTCTGTAGAAGAGGTAGTCCGACTCCGGTACCTCCTCGAGTACGCCTACGAGCATGGCTACCTGACCAAGAAGGAGAAGTGGTGAGGCGGTTCAAGACGGGTCAGACGCCGGCGGAAACGGAGATGAGTAAACATCTCGCCAACGCCCGGTCGTCCCTTCAGGCGGCCTATGCGGTTGCACACAAGGCCCGTACGAACCGCCGCGTCGTGAACCGGCGCGTGGCCGAAGCCGAGTACAAGATTCGGCGAGCCCTCGGCTCCATCGGCTCCATCCGAGGCCTCCAGCCGGCCTACGACTTGGATGACCCCGATCTGATGCCCGAGGAGGACAAGAGACCACCCACGCCGGCAGAGGTGCCGGCCAAGGGACCGCCGCAGCTGGACAAGTTCGCGGAGGAGGCCCTCGTTTTAGGCGAAGCCGGAGAGGACGGTAGTTGATGGCGAAGAAAGGACAATCAGGACGAGTCGTACGGAAGATCCCCAAGCGCCGCCGTGTACAGACGGGGAAGCCACGCAAAATCATCGCGGGGTCGATGCGGGTAGCCTACGGCGCCGGGTTCGGCGGTGCGGGAAGTAGTGGAGTCCTGATGGGAGCGGGCGGCAACGTCTACTCCCCCGAGCTGTCGACAGATTTCCTCGAGCTTCCGCAGTCCATAGACGAGCTGCGCAACTACTTCCGGTTCTTCTACCGGCGCGATCCGTTCGTGGGCCAGGCTGTCGACCTTCACGTCACCCTGCCGCTGTCCAAGACCACGATCAGCCGACCGGAAGCCAAGAGCCAAGAGCTGGCCGAAGAAGCCACCAAAGCCATGGTTGTGTGGGCCGATGAGATCGGGCTGCTCCACCGGCTCATGGAGATCGTCCACGACTACACCCTGATGGGTGAGGTCCATGTCTTCTGCGAGGACACCTCCCCGGACATCCCCGAGCACCTTCTGTGGGAGACGGTGCGCATCGTCGACGACGAGGGTGCCCACGAGGAGAAGATTCGTCGCAAGGACACCGAGGCTGAGGTCGCCGAGTGGGTCAAGGCCAACTACAAGGGCTGGACAGCCATCCGGGTCTTGCCCCCCGAGCAGGTTCACATCGAGACCTTCCCGTTCACCGATGAAAAGCTCATGGAGCTGGTCCCCGACAGCAAAACCCGGGGCGTCGTGGCCCAGGCCCAACAGGGTGACCCGCGGGCGCAACGCGTCGTCGACTCGATGCCCAAGGAGATCGTCGAGCGCATCATCGCCGGCGAGAACATCCCCCTGAACACCGACCCTGACGCCGGCAGTTTCGTTCACACGATGAGCCGCCAGAAGTCCCAGTACGAGGCGCGAGGACACTCGGTGCTCGAGCGGTGTCTGCCGACCCTGGTCTACCGTGACAAGCTCCGGCAGGCTCAGACGTCCATCGCCAGCCGGCACATGACCCCGTACCGCATCGTGTACGCCGAGGACATGTCCGCGGAACAGACCGAGGACCTCAGAGATCAGGTCGACCTGGCGCTCCAGGACCCCGATTTCTCGATCGTCACCAACTTCCCGGTCGAGTGGGACGAGCGCGGCGCCGACGGGCGGCTGCTGGACCTGTCGTCCGAGTACGACCTGACCGACCGCCAGCTGTACGCCGGCCTCGGCGTCACCGAGGGCCTCCTGACGGGCGAGTCGACCTACTCCGGCGACCGCATCAGCCTCGACGTCATCAACACCCGGTTCATGCTCCTCCGCGAGCTTCTTCAGGACATGGTCGAGAAGTATTTCTTCAAGCCCATGTGCCGGAGGATGGGCTTCATCGAGGTCGATGACGACGGTCGAGAGAGGGTGATCTACCCACGACTGTCGTTCACCCGCCTGCCCCTGCGCGACAACCAGGACACGTTCGACATCCTGTTCAACCTCTACCAGAAAGGGTCGCTGGACATCGACGTCATCCTCGAGATGCTCAACATCGACCCGATCCGGACGCGCGAGAAGCTCAAGCGCGACGCGATCACGCTGTCGGACGCCACTTTCAACGAGATCCTCCGCAGCGCCTACAGCCAGGCTGGCTCTGACCTGGCGCAATACTCCGATCTAGTCAAGAAGGCCGCCGAAGAGCTGGACCTCAAGTACGAGAAGCCCGAGGAAGAGGGTGGGGGTCGGTGGTAGTCCTTCTATGAGCCACCCTGGGTGAGGCCCGACCCTCTCGAGGAAGTCTGTGCCAGATGGAACACTCCAGCGTGTAGCTCGGAACCTGGTGGCGCGTCACCAGATGAGGGTCGTGGTGCGCCGTCTCGCCAAGACGGCCGGCTGGTGGGCGGTCAACCCCGACAAGGGCACGGGCCAGATCGACTGGGGCAACTCCGGTGAGCCGGGCGGCCTGGCCAATGAGATCCCCGGCGAGGGGAGCGACGACGGCAAGAGGTACAACGGCGACGGCCCGGCCGACATGATGGGCGCGGTCCTCGACGACATCGACCTGGCTTACCGCCAGGCGTGGGGTCGGCCGGCGTACCCGGAAGAGATCGATGCGGTGTTCGAGTTTGTGTTCCGCGGCGCGCGCAAGGATTACGCGGACCCGCCGCCCCCCGACACCGACGAGTACGTGTCATGGCCGCTCAATCGATGGGTCGAGGAGACTGCTGAGTTCGCCGGGGTCACGACCGAGCGTCTGATGAAGCTCCCCTGGGAAACCCTCCAGAAGCTCCGACAATGGGACATCGACCGCCGCAACGAGGGAGGGTCCAGCTCGTCCGACTCGGAGAAGGTCAAGAAGGAGAGGGAGGAGAAGAACCGCAAGAAGTGGGAGAAGCGCATCAAGTCGGTCATCGAGGTCAAGGTGAAAGCGGCCGGCAAGACCGCCGCCCTCGTGGGGACGGACGTCGCCGAGATCTACGCCATCTCACCTGAGCAACTCAGCACCCTCATCGAAGGGGGTCGGTGGGCTGAGGAGTGGCCCGAGGACCCGTTTGCCGCCGACAAACTCATCCGGCAGCACGGCGGCGCAGTGTTCCATACGGGGGCTGATGGGAAGTTCGATGTGAAGATCCCCGACCGAGAAGGGTCCCTCCCCATCGTCGCTGAGTTCGGGTACATGGAACCCTACGGGACCAAAGGCTACGACGAGGCCATCAAGAAGGTGGCCAAGTTCGAGTGGCAAACAGGCGACGGATCCGAGACCTGGATTGGGTTCCGCATCCCCGCGCCCCTGTGCAATGAGTTCCCCGACCTCGGTCCCGAGGACAAGAGCCCTCCTCACATCACCTTCCTGTACGCGGGCAAGGTGGACCCGGCGCGCACCGAGGAATTCCTGGCGACGATTCGTGACTCGTTCCGTTGGGTTCCGACGGTGCGCGCCAACTTCCTGGGTCTCGACTACTTTACCCATGCGGACAAGAACCGGCGGGTCGCGATCAACCAGGTTCGGTTCGACCGTGACTTGTCAGACATCCGCTGGCGACTGCGAGAGGCCCTCAACGACCGCGGTTTCGACGTAGAGGACAGTTACCCGCTCCTTTACAAGCCCCACGCGACCCTCGAGTACATCGACGGCCTCGACACGCCCTACAAGGGTCACGTGCCGCGTGGGGATGTCATCCTGACCGAGGTCGAGGTCTGGGGGATGCCCAAGGTCCACCGGGTCGCGTTCGGCGGGGAGCGCAGGGACCTGTCCCCAAAGAGGGTGGCGTCCCTGTACCAGAAGCGGGCGTCACAGGACGACCTGTTCGACCCCCGGTTCAACCTTCGGGAGTGCTGCAAGCACCTCATCCTCCTCGAGGACCACCTGGCGCACCCGCACAAGCGGTGCAACGACTGCATCAACAAGCACCTGCTGGCGGTGGAAGCCTTCGCCGAAGAGGGCGTGGCGCTCCAACCAGGCGGTCCCCTGTCGCAGCTTCTGGGACAGGTCGCCTCGACGGCAAGGGCGGCTCAGGGGTCTTGGTTGGCCAACCAAGACTCCGAAGGTCTCGGCGCCGTTCTGCGCAAGCTCCGCAAGTTCCTGGTGCCGCTGACCTGGGCTACCAAGATGGCCCGGATGGCCAAGACCTTCACGGTCAACGTCGGCGACCCGGTGCTGACGGGCAAATTCCAGAACAGCCCGGGCATCGTCCGCGGGTTCGACAAGGACGACAAGGGCAACCCGCTCGTGATCGTTCAGAAGGGCAAGGAGGGCGACGGGTCCAAGAAGACCTACAAGCTCTTCAAGATCAGGTACGACCTCGCCCGTGCCGAGCAGATGAAAAAGAAGGCCTTCGATGGCACCCGGTACGAGGTCGGTGAAGAGGTGGCTTTGGGTTCGTACCGGGATAGCGACCGGCCGGACGTTGCCATCTACTACTCCGGGGTCATCCTGGGTCCTCCCGATCACCTGCGGGAGACCCGAGACAGCGACCTCCAGGTCGAAGTCCATTACTCCGACGGTACCAAAGTCGAGAAGGTCGACCCGGACACTGTCATGTCTCGGGAGGAGTGGCTCGAAGCGCATCTTGGGCAGCCCTTCCCTAAGGGTCGGGTTGAGGTGCCCTCCAAGACAGCCGACCTGATGCCCCCTCTGGGGTATCCGGGCGGTCCCTGCCACGTCGTCCAGCGCATCGACGACCAGGTCCGCAACCCGAGGGTCAAAGACAACCTGACTGACCAAGTCCAGGACGGCAAGAGCCTGTCGAACCCGTCGGCGGCCAAGGTCTACCGACTCGAGAAGGAGAGGGGGCCGGGCGGCCCCATCAAGCAGATCCTCATCGGCCCGCACGCGCAGTACCGGATGGACCTGCGCGGCGTGACGGTGACCGAGGTCCGCCTGGCGCTCAAGCGGTTCACCAAGCAGCTCAACGACTGGAAGTCGCGCAAGGATTTCCAGTACGAGCACTTCATCACCCGGTTCCAGCGAGGCGAGAGCTACGAGTACACCGACCCGGGCCTCAAGCTCACAGTCGTTTTCGCCGGCCACGGTCGCGACACCGCCAAGATCGTCACGACCTACTGGAAGGGTCAGCCCGACCCGCCCCCTCCTGGAGCGTGCCTCCTCCCTTCCCCCTCTCGGGTCGCGGCCAGGTACAAGAACAAGAAGGAGGTGCCCAAGGCCGACGGGAAGGGCACGACTACGGTGTACGAGTACGGCCCCCGCCAGGTGGCGAACCGGAACAAGGAGAAGGCCCAGAGGGTCGAGAAGCTCCGCAAGAACATCGGCAAGCTCCGGTCGCAGGTGCGGCAGGACCTGATGGACTCCGACGAGGCCAAGCGCCTCACAGCCCTGGCGGTCGCTCTCATCGACAACACTTTCGAGCGGGTGGGCAACCCTGAGTCGGCCAAGCAGGGCCACTTCGGGGTCACCGGATGGCTCGTCAAGCACGTCACGATCGGCAAGAGCAAGGCGACGCTGAAGTACGTCGGCAAGTCCGGGGTCAAGCAGGAGAAGACGATCGACGACGCAGGGGTCGTCCTGGCCCTCAGAGAGGCGATCGCCGACAAGGGCAAGGGCGACAAGATCTGCTCGGGAACCGACTGCGAGATCGGTGCCTCAGACGTCAACGCCTACCTCAAGCCTTTCGGGGTGACGGCCAAGGATCTGCGCGGGTTCCACGCCAACACCGAGATGCAGAGGTTCCTCAAGGAGGAGCGCAAGGGCTCCCTGCCCGACGACAAAAAGAAGCGCGAAGATCAGCTCAAGAAGGAGTTCGACGCCGCTCTCGAGAAGTCGGCCAAGGCGGTCGGGCACGAGGCCTCGACGCTGCGCTCCCAGTACCTGGTCCCCGGACTCGAGGAGGCGTTCCTCAAGGACGGCACAGTCGACGACTCCCTGGTCAAGAAGGCGGGGGAGGACTGGTGGTACCGCCCGTACAGCATATATTCCCCGCCGGGGGTCTACGCGGGGACCAAGAGCGACGGCGACAAGGAAGACGACAACGCCCGCAAGCTCATCAAAAAAGAGCCCAAGAAGAAGCCCCCGCGCCGGGACCTGCGCAAGCGTCGTCTGGACGACACCGACCCCGACATCGAGCCCCAAGGCGCCGAGAACGACCCCGACCTGAGCCTCAACTGGAAGAAGGTCTCGGCGATCCACCGCATGGCCGACTTTTGGCTGCGGCGCCGTCAGGTCCTGGCTGGTCTGGTGGCTCCCGACAAAAAGCCCAAGGCCGACGGGGACTATTGGTCGCCAGGAGACGGGAAATACTCCGGCATGGCCAATGGTGTGGTGCAGACCTTCGACAACCCCGAGTCGGCCAAGGATTACGCCTCGGGCAAGAAGAAGGAAGAGGACGACAAGGAGCCCAAGACCGAGAAGGAGGAGAAGGAGAAGGAGAAGGCTGAGAGGGAGGAGGCGAAGAAACAGGAGCAGCTGGAGAAGAAACGCAAAGAGCGGCGAGAGCGCGCGATCAGCGAGATGAACGACAAGGTCTCGCAGGCGTTCGAGCAGATGGGTATCGAAGGGATGTCCTCGGCGGTTCAGAAGGACCTCAAGCAAGCTCTCGAGCAGATCCCTGACGGCGAGGGCAAGGCCGCCTGGGCGTTCGAGGAGCATGTCTCCAAGCTGATCGAGAGCGATATCGCGGATGCCGGGTTTACCAACGAGGCCATCGAACGCGCCTCCAAGGCACTGTCCCGGACCAAGTACGACGGCAAGGATCCCGAGAAGCTCGGGCGGCAGTACGCGGAGCTTGTTTTCGCGCAGATTGTCTCCAACCCCTCTTTGTTGGCCGCCAAACCCGTGTCCTCGACGCCGAAGACACCCGAGGCATTACAAGAGCGAGCTGAACAAGCCCACGACCAGTACATGCGGATGCCGTCAGAGCTGCGGGCAGAGGCAGCTAAGCAGCTCGTCGCGCAGATGAAGAACCTCAAAGAGGACTCGCCGGAGTATCAGGAGCTGGCAGCGATCGGCGATGGCTTGCATTTGGCGGCGGTCCAGAACGACGAACGTCTGGAGGTCGGAGGCAAGGAACTCCGGAGCCGACCGACCCCACGCCTGCGGGCCCTGCTCAAGCAGTTGGGGCCCGAAGCCGGCAAGCACACCGAACTCCTGCATCTCGACCACCTGACCTCCCCCAAGGGCCGCAAGCAGGTCCGGCAGCATATGGACAAGCTCGAGCCCGAGGAAGTGGTCGACTTCGTCGGAGGCACCGAGGGCCCGTTCGGTCAGCTTGCGGGGCTGGTCAACGACCCCGAGCTGAGCACCGAGCACCGGGAGCTGGCCCTGAAAATGCTCAAGGGCCTGGCGGTCGACGAGATGACCGTGGCCGGCGGGTTCCTCCAGCGGGCCGCCAAAGGCAACCGCGACCGCGGCGCCGAGAAGGCTGACATCCGTGAGCAGGTCGAGAAGGGCAAGGGCAAGGGCCGCAAGCTCTTCGATGAGGATGAGGAAGCCGAGACCGAAGAGGCCAAGGCCGAGAAGGAGTACCGCGAGTGGGAGTCCCGGGAGGAGAAAAAGAAGGCCAAGCGGTCGGAGCTGCTCCAGAAGTACGACGCCTCGAAGGCCAAGTACATGGAGGCCCGCAGGGCTAAAGACAGGTTCATCCAGGAACGGATGAAGGCCCGGGACCAAGGCAAGGACGACTGGAGCGAGCACGAAGAGGAGTACGAGAAGCTCACCCAGGCTGTTGAAGACCTCCAGAACGAGGTCGACGGCTGGAAAGCGGAGATGGAGGCGGTCCAGGCGGAGCCCGCCCCCGAAGGTGCCAAGGCCCCGCCCAGCTCTTCGGCGAAAAAGGCCGATGAGGTCTTCGACCGTGTAGATCAGATCTTGTCGGAGTCCAAAGGGCTCAGCGTCGACGAGCTTCGATCACGGTTCCAGTCGGAGATGTCGGTCGAGGACGAGCTGGAGAAGATTCTCGCGGAAGACAAGACGTACAAGCCGCAAACACCTCCTCCCTGGGCCAACCCCATCGGCAAGCTCGACGAATGCCTCCGGGAGGGTGGCACGTACGACACGTGCATCCAGAAGGTCCGGAAGCTGCGGCAGCAGTTCGAGGCCTGGAAGGACGAGAAGACCAGCGAACGTATCCTTGCCGAAGTCAAAGACAGCCCCGAGATGAAGAAGGCCACCGAGGAGATGTTGGAGGCCATGAGGGGCGACACCCTTTCAGTCGATGCCCGCGCCGAGGTCGAGAGAAAGTACCGGGCGGCGTATGCTCGATCTGTCCAGGGTGCCGCCCACCGGGAGTTCGGTGAGCTTTCGCCCGGGAATCCGGCGGCCGCTCAGATGAGTCAGGTTGCTGAGACGGGCAAGGTCGAGGAGTTCGACAACCGCTGGGAGTCGGCACCCAAGAAGGAGTCGTCCTGGAGTCCTCGAGGCGGATTTTTTCAATCACGTTTCTATACGGCCGGACATATATGCGGAGGGCGTAGCCACGCCCGTGTAAGTCCGTCGTGGAATAACAACCTCCCAAGGAGAAACCGGACGATGGCTAACGATAACAAGCAGGCGCAGTTCAAGCTCACGGCGGCAGTGGCGATGAAGATCGGCGCGGACTTCGACAAGGTGGCCAACTTGGTCACCCACATGCACGAGGTCCTCGGCATTCCCGAGAAGATCGCGATGGATTACGCCCGTCGGACCGACTACCTCTCGAGCCTCATCGAGCGCAACGCCGGGCTCGACCCGCGCAACAAACAGGCGCTGACCGAGGACCCGAACCTCAAGGTCGACTACCCGGTCAAGCCGGGCTTCGACCCCGAGGAGATCGGCGAGGAGGTCTCCGGGACCCTCGAAGGCGACGCCGACGAGAAGTCCTACATGGGCGACAACTTCTCCCAGCAGGAGAACCGCGAGCTGCGTGAGCGGCAGGAGGGCGGCGACCTGGCCAAGCTCCAGGTGATCGACGACGAGCAGTCTTCGACCCCCGGTCGACAGGCCACGCTCGACGAGACGCTGTCGAAGTTCAAGGGCACCCAGCTCCGGACTTTCATCAGCCAGCTCGAGTCCGACTACCAGGCCGCCTCGGGCAAGCTCGGTGGGACGCGGCGAGGTGATCTTCGTTCGATCGCCGGTGGGCTGGCGTACATCGCCCACAACCTCGGGAAGGCCGCGTCGGCCCTCGAGGATGACGACACGATCGTCGGCAACTACACCCGGCAGGGTATCCAGCGTGTCGCCGCGGCGGCCAACGAGGTCCTCCCGCATGTCCAGGGCGACATCGCCGAGACGGACATCCCGAAGCTGGCCCAGCTGGTCGACGCCGTCGCCGACATCCTCGCGGCCTGATCTCCGGAGACCCTCTTGTCGTATCCCAACTACCAGGAACGGGCGGCTGAGTTCTCCGTAGGAGACCGGGTGTTCCCGTTCTACACCGATGCCTACCACGCCGGGACGGTTGTCGCGGTGTGGCCGGCCATCGGGATGGTAGATGTGTCTTTCCCTCACGGGACGGCACGCATGGGGGTCGAAGAGCTTCAACGTGGTGAGCGGGGGGATGAGGCGGTTCCGCCCTCCCCCGAGAACGAGACGGTCCCGGGTGGTGTAGGCATGGTCCCCGTCTCCGCGGGACCCAACGCGACGCGGGTGGCACGAACCTTCGTTCAGCAGTCCCTCCAAAAGAACGCGCTCTACTGGGCCGCGGTCGACCGGAAGTACCGAGCCTCCCGCAGCGAGCTGGACTCCGGCAAGTACGGATGCCCCAAGTGCAAAGCGGCGGCCCTACGTCGTGCCGTGTACAAGCGCCGCGACGGGTCCAGCGAGAAGCTCTACGGCTGCCCTTCGTGTCTGTTCCTGGTCAAGCGGTGCGACATCATCGGTGACTCCCATCACGCGCCGGCGGGGGTCTGAGTCATGGGGTTCGTCAAGTACGCCAATGCTGAGGTCGTGGATCCACGGGTCAACAAGACCGCGTGGAACAACATCCGTACGGCCTCGTTTGGTACCCCAGTAGACCTGATCGAGCAGGCCTCGGCGATCTTCGCCGAGCCGTTCAACCCCTCCAAGTTCCTCTTGACTCACGCGACGATCGTGGCGTCCGTAGATGTGGTCGACGCCCCCAACGCCAAGCTGGGGTCGCACGTCGAGAACGGGTTCAAGGTCAACCGGAAGTTCGGCGACTACCGGCTCAAGACCGACTCCCAACGGTTCGTCAACAACAACAACGACTGCTGGTCACGGGGGGTGCTCAAGCTCGCACACCCGACGTTCGTGGGCGCCCACAACTTCGTCGAGCATGTGCAGATAGAGGAGCTGAGCAAGGGCCGCATCATCGACGCGGTGGCTCGCGACATCGGCCCCTCCATCTACACCGACATCCTGATCGCGACCGAGCTGAAGCACGCCCCTCTCATCCGTTCCATCCGGAGCGGGGAGATGTCGACGCTGTCGATGGGCTGCACGGTCGATTTCACCATCTGCACCAAGTGCGGTCACGTCGCAGCGGACGAGACCGAGATGTGCCCGCACGTCAAGTACCAGAAGGGCAACACGTACATCGACCCGATGACCGGCCAGATCCTCAAGATCGCCGAGTTGTGTGGGCACGAGAGCGTGGATCCCACTGGTGGCGTGGTCTTCATCGAGGCCAGCTGGGTCAAGACACCAGCTTTCACCGGCGCGGTGCTCCGCAACGTCCTTCAGCCGTCCAAGGAGCTGAGCCGGCAGATCGAAGCCGTTCTGGCCTCTCCGCCGAAGAAGTGGAGCGAGGACACCCAGGTCAAGGCCGCCGCTGACGCCCGACTTTCCCAGTGGGAAGAAGAGGAGACCGAGGGCGAGGGTGAAGAAGAAGAGGAAGAGGCCAAGTCTCCCCTCGATGACGTCAAGGACGAAGTCGAGCAGCACATCCTTGACCAGACGGTCAAGAAGCTGAAGAAGAAGGTCAAAGAAGATGCCGCCAAGGATGAGTTGGGTGTACTCCCCTCGTCGGCGTCCCCCAACGAGAACGTGAACAAGTGGTCAGCCGAGCGCAAGACCGCGGCACGTCACTACGTTGCGGCTCTCAAAGCGATCGCGACGACCGCCTCGTCAGACGTTGCTCTGATGAACGGCGTCGCGACGTTCAACCAGTCCGTTGGCATTCAGATCCCGGTTCATGTGTACCGGGCCGCGCTCCAGCTCGGAGCAAGGTCCAAGTACGCGTCCGAGGCGGCGTTCAGGAAGGCCTGTCGGCAGGCACTGGGTCGGAAACCTTATCCGGCCGAGTTCCAACAGGTGCTCGCCATGAGCACCCTTCTCACGCGGAGGCACCCTTCCGCAACCACTCTTGACGGAGGTCAAAATGAGCACGCGTAAGCGTACGTCGTGGGCGGATGGCAACAAGGTCGCGTCTCCGCCTCCCGCTGTCCCGGGATACCTGGAATACTGGACCGACGACGGTGGGCCACACCCTGCCGCGTACAAGGATCCGGCCTACGAGGCCTACAAGAAGGGCGACCCTTCGGCGTGGGCCGAAGATGTGCACCCGGGTCCGCACCGCACGTCGGAGCCCCCGTCGGTTCCTGGCTACCGCCAGGAGGACGGCAAGGCCCACCCGGCCGATGACCGCGACAGCTCCAACAAGCGCGCGGCGGAGGAGATCCCCCGTCACGAGCTGGAGGCGCGGGCTCTCAAAGCCATCCACATCGCCCAACAGCTGCTGCCCAAGACGGCCTCGGTGGCCGAGATCGAGCAGCAGGCTGCGGACCTGATGGAGATGCCCCCGGAGCGTCTCGAGAAGACCCTCGAGCGCGTCGGCGGCGGGTTCATGGGCATGGAGGAGGGCATGATGGGCTGTGGCCCGGCTGAGGGCATGGACATGCCCATGGGCGAGGACATGCCCCTCGAGGAGGAGGAAGGTGGCGACGAAGCCATGGCCTCCGGCCGCTACTCCATGGACGACGTGCTCTCCATGATCATGGGGATGAAGCAAGAGATGGAGGCCATGAAGGGCGGCATGATGCACGCCGCCGACCAGAACGACCCCGACTTCATGTTCGACGGTGACGGCGGGTCCGGCGGTGAGTTCTCCGAAAAGGAGGTCGACGACCGCACCAAGAACGTCACCGGCACGGGCCTGGGCATGTACGCGAAGAAGGTCGCGTCCGAGATGTTCAAGTCCATGGACACCGACGGCGACGGCTTCGTCACCGAGGAGGACTGGACGGGCGACAAGAAGCTCTTCGCGTCCCTCGACACCGACGGTGACGGCATCCTCGCGTACGGCGAGACCATCGAAGCCCTGGCGAGTCGCTTCGCCCAGGACGACGAAGAGGACGACGACGGCGAGGAGGAGGAGGGCAAGGAAGCCGGCGAGCTGCCCGAGGCCTTCAAGAAGAACATCAAGAAGAAGGACGACGAGGAGGGCGACGACGACGACGACGACGAGGGTGAAGAGGGCAAGGAGGCCGGCGACAAGTCCGCCACCATGACGCTCTTCGCCGGTCTCGACGACGAAGCGAAAGCCATGCTCCGGCAGATGCTCGCCGAGGAAGACGCCAAGACCGCGCAGGACGAGGGCGAGGACGAGGGCGAGGACGAGGGCGAGGACGAGGGCGAAGAGGCCGAAGAGGACGAGGAGGGCAAGGAAGCCGCTCTCGTCGCGGAGGCCGGCACCTTCGCCATGGTGGACGACCCGATGGGTCTGTCCGGCGATGCGCCCGAGGACACCCTGCTCGTCGACCTGTTCACCAGGCAGGCCGAGGACGAGGAGGCCGAAGAGGGCGACGACGAAGGCGAAGAGGAGGAAGGCAAGGAGGCCACCCTGGTCGCCGACCCGGATCCCGAGACCCAGGCCAAGCAGACCGAGGTCGTCGCCAAGGTCGCATCCAAGGTCGCGTCCAAGAGCAAGCGTCGCCCCAAGGGCCGCAAGCCGTCCAAGGGCGTCAAGCAGCTCGGCCGCGTGGCCGCCGACCAGAGCGACAAGGTCAGTGACCTGTCGAACCTGTGGGAGACCAAGCCGGACGTGAGCAGCGCGTTCGAGTAGGCCGCTCCCAGGACGAAGTCCGCGGCAGGCGGGGTAGGATTTCCTACCCCGCCTGTCGTTTTTTTTGGCCGGATCTTCAATAGGGCTTCGATACCCAGCCCCTTATGCATGAACGACCTTTGCGGGACGGTCTCGTAGGGGTCAGCGGACGACTTGCTTCGCCATCGGGCGGGCGGTCTACCACCCAACCTGTAAACAGGGAGTAGAGAATGGCTCTGCTTGGACAGGCATCGGGAGGCTGGACAGAGTCGTCGTCGCAGTTGCGGATCCTCAACGTCGGCGTTCGAAACGCTGTCGGGGTCCTGACGGACGACGCCTTCACCCAGACCAACCCGCCTTCTGTCACAGTCGCGGCTACGATCTCGACGCAGGTCGACCAGACCCTCAACGGCGTTCTCGCCGGCTCGTGCGCCTTCGCGCGCCCCGATGTCGGCTCGAACTTCCACGGAGGTCCGGGCGACACGGGCACCATCGCAACGGTGCCTGCGGAAGAGATCGGCTACCGCGTCCTCGGCGTCTACGTCAACTCGGCCAACGGGAACGCGTTCGAGAACACGCCCGGTCCGGCCAGTGGCAAGGGCACGTACGTCTCCGCCCAGGGCACGTACGCCTCGCAACTCTATGAGTCGCAGGCTCTTGCCACCAACGGCGCTCTCACCGCGGGGGACGACCTCACCTACGTCAACGGGATGCGGCTCATCGCCTCGCTCAACGGCTACATCATGCCGGGCGACCAGGTGATCGGCGGCGCCGTGACCTCAATGGACACCACAGACGCAGCGGCTGAGGCGGCTGTTCGTGGCGCAGACACCTCGACGCTCCTGGGCGTCGTGAAGATGCCCCCGGACGCCACTCAGAACGAGGTCGTCTGGGACCAGCGGATCTGAGGGAGGCAAGAAGAACATGAGTGGTGTAACCAACGCAACCAAGCAGCGCATCATCTCAGAGTACATCCGTACTCCCGCCGGCCGGCAGAAGCTGGCGGCGTCGATGACGCAGCCGCTCCGTACCCGCCGCGACTACGCTGCGGTCGGCCGCAAGACCTTCTTGGTCGAGCAGCTCCCGGACGGCGCGCTCCCGATCTACGACAAAGACCCGGATGTCACGGCATACGTCGTCGGCGAGGAAGGCCAGAACATTCTGGCCATCACCAAGCCGCGGCGCGTGATCTTCCCGCTGTTCGAGATCGCGAGCAACCCGGAGATCCCGCTGACCCAGATCAAGGAGCGCAGGTTCGACCTGATCGAGCGCGCTCAGGAGCTGGCGAGGGCTCAGATCCAGGCCGCCGAGGACGAGCGCGTCTTCGCCATCCTGGACTCGATCGCGACGGCGGGCTTCGACTCGCTGCCGGCGCAGCTCAACCCCGACATCCCGGTCGTCGCCCCCATCTCGGGTGCGGTGCTCGCGGATGCCTTCGCTCTCGTGGAGCGTCACGACCTGCGGGTCGCGCGCGTCTTCATGAACGCGAGGGACTACGCGGACCTCCGCAAGTTCGGGCGGGACATCCTCGACATCGAGACGCAGGCTCAGCTGCTGAAGACCGGCCTCATGGGAACCCTGTGGGGAGCCCAGGTCATCGTCAGCCGCCTCGTCCCCGTGTCGACCGTCTATGTATGCTGCGAGCCCGAGATGTTCGGGCGCATCCCGGTGCGCACCGAGCTGACCGTGTTGTCGGCCGACGATCCCAAGGCTCGAACGATCGGATTCTCCGTGTTCGAGAACCTGGGCATCGGCGCCTACAACCCGCGCGGACTCACCCGTCTCACGATCACCCGCTAGCGCAAGCTGACGGATCCGTAGGGTTTCCTCAAAACCCCCGACCTTCACTGGTCGGGGGTTTTGTCGTTCTAGTCTTTTCATCCGCTGGTAGTTATCTACACTTCTAAACAATGTCATCACAGGCTCATTGACTCGGTCTCACGTTTGGTTTTAGTTTGTAAAGATGAGGCAACCCCTGACACGATTGTGCTCTCCCGAGCAACTTCGACAGTGGTACGAGGTGGAACTGCTCTCGGAAAATGAGATCGCGCGACGGTTGGGTACCTACCAAGTCAACGTGGGGAGGCTTCGTCGGAAGTACGGAATCGAGACGATCACGAAGACCGAGCGCATTGCTCGGCAGCTCCCTTCCGACCTGACCTTTGAGCAAGAACAGCTCATTGTAGGGTCGCTTCTGGGAGACGGGTGGATGACCGCTTCTAGCGAGGCGTCTGCGCGGTTCCATGAGGGTCATGCGATGAAACAGGCTTCCTACACCGACTGGAAAGCCGACCAGCTGAGGCCTTTCACTTCTAAGCGGTACCCCACCACCAAACGCCAAGGAGGGAGGGAGTACCCTTGCTGGTATTTCGCCACCAAATCGTGCACCGTCCTCCGCCCCTACTACGACCTCTTCTACCCAACCCCTGAGCGGAAACGGGTGTTTCCCTCGGACCTCTACAAGAGGATGACCCCTCTTGTCCTGTCTGTCTGGTACATGGACGATGGCAGCGTGACCAAGAGCGGTCACCCCCGCATCCATTTCGGTCTCGACCCCCTATCTCTCAAAAGGGCGCTCAGGGCTCTCCGGACATTGGGCCTCACACCCAAGGCTTATGGTGAGGAAGGGGACAAAGCCATCTGGTTCCCTAAACAGTCGCACGCTTTCTGTCAGCTCATCGAGCCGTATGTCTCGCAGGTTCCCTGTATGGTGTACAAGCTCCCGACAGAGACCCTTCGGCAGGAAGGCGACAGGAATGCCCGTAAGCTGACCGCGGAGGTCGCCGCGAACCTGTACGACGGGGGTATGTCCACCAAGGAGATCGGTCGCCTCTACGACGTGAGTCCAAGTACCGTGAGCCGCCGTCTGTCTAGTGCGGAGGTAGTGAAACGCAGGTCGGGACCGCGGTCCCTCTCGTACACCCAGGAGGCCTCCTCCTCCCTCCTGGCAGGGTACGACTCCAAGAAATGGTCAGACCTCCCTCCAACCACTCAGGACACCTGGGTCGCGGAGGTTTTGCAGGTCCTGCGTGTCACCCCTTTTCCGACGACCCCAGCTTTCGATCGGGTGGCAGCTTTGAAAGCTTTGGGGAAAGTAGTCTCTGCTGAGATGCGGTTGGAGGATTCCCGCGTGATGCCCATCCGCACGGTGGGGATCGGGTGCTGTTCTTCCTACTTCCCCAATCGGTACAAGGGAGCATCCCGAGGTACTCGGACTGCCTACGAGGCGTGGTACAACGACCGGGAATTGGAGCGTGCCGTCAGGTTCCAGTTCCGGGTTGGCGATCCTGTGCAGCCTCACCGAGTGCTCCGGGCCGTGACGATGAACTGTCGAACCCCGTCGGTGTTCCGACCTACCCTGGCCCGGTTCATCTACGACCGGTACTGCCCACCTGGAGGCAAAGTCTGGGATCCCTGTGCTGGGTTCGGAGGCCGTCTTTTTGGGGCTTGCGCGGCGGGGGTTCAGTACGTCGGTACGGATGTCGACCAGGAGACCGTGACTGGGAACCTACGGTTAGCTGAGGCTTTGGGATATCTAGCTGAGGTGCACCTGTGCCCCGCCGAGGAGTTCGACGCCCCTGAAGTCGATCTGGTGTTTACGTCGTCGCCGTATTTCAACCGAGAGCTGTACTCTCACGGGGCCAACCAATCCTGGGTGCGGCACGGGGACGATTTTGAGTCCTGGGTTGAGGGGTTCCTCCGCCCGGTGATACGGAAGGCTTACCAGGTGAGCCCTCGTCTGGTGCTCAACGTGAGTGACATCCGCGTGGGAAAGGTTGTCGTTCCCCTGGAGGAGACCACCGTGCGGGTGGCTCTCGAGGAGGGGTTCCAGCTTGAGGAGACTTTGTACATGCCGCTCCCTAAACTGAACCGGACCGACCCCAAAGAGCCTTTTCTGGTTTTCAGTCGCTGATCACATCAGCCGGCGCCTGGACGAATGGGGTATCGCGTAACGCACAAGAGGTGCCCGATGGATGATTTCGGGATCGGCTCGGGAGATGACCACGTCCAAGTCCAAAGGGGACCCACCGACGACGAGCCTCCCTACTACATCTTCTCGGATGAGTTTGGGGCTGCGCGGGAAGCACTGATGTACCTAGCCGAAGGGGGTCAGGAGGTGATGCACATCACCGATGGAGGCGGTGGGTTTGCGGCCGAAGTTCGCGAGGGTCGCATCCAGGTGCAGGAGGGCTACTTCGGTCTGTTCGAGTTCGACTTGCAGGATCTCGACATCTGGTGGGTGCAGATCGGGCACACGATGGTTTTTTCCCTCGAGACTCTCCAAGGGAGGTTGGGTGTCCTTATCCGTAAACCTCCTGAAATTGTCGACAGTTCTTTGGTTGACGATGACGATTGGGACGCCTCTCTCGACAAAATCTAGAGAAAGCGCGCTTTTCATGTTGACGGTCTCGAGGGTCTTCTGTAGAACCCCTCCTGCCTGGACGGGGCACCTCTCGAGAGGGAGGCGCGGCGAGCAGGCTGGCTGGTTCCCGAAAGGGGATCGACTACCCGATCTTTCAGAACGGCGCGATCGAAGCTCCCACATCACACTGTGGTCGGTGCCAGGTAGAAGGCACACAACTGACCCTATGACGTGTGGGCGCGTCCGAGAGAGCGCACAGCCAAGACCGTTGACGACGGGGACGTGAAACACCGGCCCCGAGAGGCAAGCTGAACCGAGAGGGGATTTGCAGCCGAGCCAGCGGAACCCAACGCAGCTCCACAAAAGCACCGCGGCGGGTGACGAACCTCTGACCTAACAGTCGGGGGTTTCGTCGTTTCTGGGGCCCGTGGTCCTAACTTGGGTCCGGGCGGGCAGGAGGAGGTCCAACTTGTGGCCTCCTCCCAACGCCTTTAGCGGTTGCACGCTGTGCAGGGGACGTACTCAGGCTCCGGGCGGACGCGGAACAGGGTCACGATGCCCGAGTGGGACTCGTTGTCGCCTTCGAAGTTGGCCTGGAAGCACCCCGGCTGAGGAGCGGGGGCACGCTCCGGTCGGTAGATGTCGATGTAGTACCCACCACCATCGCTGAGAGTCACGCCGTCCAGGTCATCGTCGTCGAGACGTGGGAAAGCGTCCAGGGGAGCCGTCCCTTCCATGGGGGCGTCGTCGCCGTCCCTGGTGAACGCGTAGAATATCTCCTCGCCATCCAGCTTCCGAAGCTGGTTGAAGGTGAGGGCCGGTCCGTACCGGCGGTCACGCCCTGTGGCCTTGTCGTATTCTTGCTGGCTCATGTAATGCTCCTTGCGGTTGAGGTTACACCCTCTCTACGAAGGTGTCCGGAGAGCTAAGCAAAATTCGGTGGTCTCTCTATACCTCCGGTCCAGTAGACGGACTGGAGAACCTGCATGAGCGACCACGACAACGACCTCCGAAAGGCCATTCAGAAGCTCGCGTGCGAGAACCCCGACGCACGGAAGCATCTGGTGCCGATCTTGCGTCGTACGGCGCGTTACGACCTGTCTCGCACCAACTGGAGCGGAGAGGTCAAGGGATCCAAGGTCCGGATCCGGTGGAACCGCGACAGCCTCCTGATCGAGGAGCTGCCGGGCAAGCCCTTCAAACGCAAGCTCAAGCAGACGATCTTCCTCCTGGGCCGGGCCATGCCAGGCTACGACGTCCCCAGCGCGTTCATCATGGACAACCTCCTTCGGGACGCCAAGTTCTCCTCGAGCATGGACCACGGCAAGGCCGTCAAGGCTTTCGAGAAGGCGCTCCAGGAGGCCAAGAAGGTCTCCAAGGACATCATGCCCGACTGGATGGCCAAGGCCGTCGACAACCTCGCGGAGACCGACGACGTCTTCTACCTGGAGGTCGAGCCGGCCGACTCCGAGCCGATGACGGTCGAGGCCAAGGACTTCTCCGTCCACGCCGCCTGGGGCCGGTTCAAGGCCTACAGCCCCAGAGGCATCGACCCCCAAGAGGGCATGGGAGACTTCATCCAGTCGAAGTCTCCGAAGTCGGCGCGGAAGTTCTTCAAGATGGCCAAGGCCAAGCCGGACCTCCTCAAGAGGACCTCCTGGTCGGACTTCATGAAGTGGCTCGGCGACAACAAGATCGCCTACGACTACGTCGGGAGCGTCTGGCGCTAGACCTTCTCGAAACTGTTGGCCCAGGCGAACCACCCGATTGACCTGGGGCCGTCGAGGCCGGTGTGCTCACGCTTGAAACAGGCGATCCTGGGACCCCCACCCCGAGGACCAGTCTTCAGCTTGAACGCGGTCCCGACCCAGCCCCGGCTGGTCTTGACCCGTCCGACATTCTCAGCTGCCCAGGCGTTCACAACGGCGGCCTTGATGGCCTCGGACACGGTGAAGTCGCCGCTTTCCACGCGACGTTTGATGACCGACAGTACGCTCATGTGGACCACTCCCGGATTTCCGTCTTGGTGAGATCCGACCGGCGCGCGAAGAACTCGCGGTTTTTTGGGTCCTGAGCCGCCCACTTCTTGCCCACCCCGACCGCGAAGGCTTTGGTGAACTCGCCGCTCAGGATGAGCTTGCGGCCATCGAGGCCGGTGGCTGACCGGACGTTCCAACCACTCGAGCATTTGACCAGCTCCGCGGATTCGCGACCCGCGCAGAACTGGTCTTTCTGGATGTCGGTGAGCGCGTCGCCGGCGTTGGCTCGCCTGAGCATTTCCTTGTCCCACCTGGAGGGATCACCCCCGAGGAGGACGAAGCCTTCTTTGTTGAGCATCTGTGGTCTCCCTACTGGAAGATGCTGAGGTCTTCGGCGGCGCCGCGGGCCTCTCGATAGTTGCGGTCGTAGCGATCACCCTCGACGGGCTCGCCGGTGACCTGCTCCTGGATGAAGTCCAGGAGGCCGCGGAGGGCCCACGCCTCGTCGATCTCGCCGTTGTCGGCTTTGCGGCTGAGGGCTTTGTCGATGGTGTCGAACGCTTGCTCGAGGGTCATGATCAGCTCCGGTTGTAGTCGAGGCGGGCGGCGCGGCAAGCCTTCTTGCCGCGATGGCGGCACTTGGTCTCGATGGCTTTCTCTTGGCGGTTCGGGGAGCGTCGGGATGCGTGACCGTGACGTACGACCCACGTCTTGTCCGAGCTATGTCCTTGTGACTTGCGACCGACCTGCATATACGCCTCCTGGTTCGCTCTCTCTACGAGGAACGGCGGGATTCTAAGCAATGCTCTTTCGGTTTCGAGTCTATGTCCTCCCCCTGTAGTAGGAGGTCAAGGTGGCCAAAGACCGAGAAGTGACGCTAGAAAACGGGGTTCCGACTTACCGGACCACGTCGGACAACATCGAAGACTTCAACAACGCCTCCGGTCAGGTGGCGGTCAACGATGCTGTCTACCTGTCCTCCGACGACACGGTGTCCAAGGCGATCAACACGGACACCACCCAGGAGGTCATCGGACTCGTTTTCGAGACGCCGACGGCGACGACGTGCCGGGTGCTCACCTGGGGCATCATCTTCGATTTCGACACGGGGATGACCGTCAACGACCGCTACTACCTCGGCGGCACGGCGGGTGAGCTGACTACGACGAAACCGACCGGCGGCGGAACCTTCGCACAGGTTGTCGGCATCGCCGTCAACGGGACCGATCTCCTGGTTGTCCCTCAGGTGGGCATCACCGAGATCGACACCAGTGTCACCCTCGACGACGCCTACGACAACGGCCACACCGTCGCCGTCGACGACGGCGCGATGCTCCTGAACCTGACCTACGACGCCTCCCCGAGCGCCGGTGAGGGGTTCACCGGCATCGAAATCAACGTCGGTACGGCGGCCGGCGACCTGTCCAACAAGTCGACGGGGTTCGAGTACACCCTCGGCGCCGGAGCCTACACTGCCGAGCAGCGCGGCATCTTGGTTGATTTCAGCACCGCGACGTCGCTGACCGACGCCGGTGGGAATCCCTCATACGGCATCGAGCTTCTGGGTGAGTCCCAGACGTCTGGAGATTCTGTAGGTCTCTATGTCGACGCGGGTTGGGACTACGGGATCCGCCTGGTAGAGGACCAGTACATCCAGTTCGGCAGCGACGCGACGGATTTCGGGACTATCCGGTGGATTGACGCCGCGGGCTGCGTTGCGTTCGAGCTAGACGACAACGCCAATGACGCGTTCCATTTCATCGGCCCCATCGGGATGCTCGGGGATACGTCGGGGACACCTTACGGGCTGACGACGTCGGGCTCGGACACGGGGTTCTCCATGTCGGTCATGGCCGACCAGGATGCCTCGAGCATCGCCCTGGCTGGTATCGTCGTCGACTGGCGTGGCGACAACGCCAGCAACGTCCCTGCGACCGGCTCGAACGGGCCTTCCTACGAGGCCTTGAAGATTCGGGTGTACGCGGACGCCGGCGACACGGATGCGACGGCCAACTACTTCGGCGCCCGTATCATCTGCGAGGACGACAGTGGGTCAGCGGTCAAGACAGGCCTGCGGGTCGAGTCTGGCGGTGGCGGCGACGCCTGGGACCGTGGGATCGAAATCGACCAGGACTTCGCTGGGGGAACAGCGTTCGCTCTCTCGATGGGCGACGACAACGACCTGAAGTTCTACCACGACGGGACCGACTCGAAGATCGACAACGGCACCGGCGATCTGGTCCTCGACAACCAGGCCACAGGGTTCATCCACCTTCAGTCGGGCAACGACACCACCACGACCGGAACGAAGATCCTCAACAACTCGGGGACTGAGCTGGCGTTCTTCCGTTCCGACGCCAACCACATCTACAACTCGAGCGGGCGCTTCAACGACGACTTCTACTTGTACTTCGGCACCGACACCGACTGGCAGTTCCAGTACGCCGACACCGGCAACGCGTTCACGATCGCCAACCCCAACACCCCGGCCAACAACGTGGTCGGCAGCCCCTTTACTGTGACCGGACAGGTCGGCGCGGCAGGCGGGAGCGGCAACGCAGGGACCGTGGGGACCACGTTCTCCTGGACGGCGGGTACGGGTGGTGCTGCTTCAACAGCTGGTGGTGAGACCGCTGGTGTCGGTGGCGACTACTTCAGCTTCGGCGGGACCGGAGGCGCGGCGTCGACCGCGTTCGCCGGCGCCACGGGCGGTGAGGCCCAGTTCGCCGGCGGCTCTGGTGGTGCTGGTTCCGCGGCGCAGGCGGCTGGCAGTGGTGGTCGGTTCAAGGCCTACGGTGGAGCTGCGGGCGCTGACGGCGGCGGTGGTGGTGGCACTGGCGGTGCGGTCGAGATCGACGGCGGCACAGGAGTCACCGGCGGTACGGTCCAAATCAACGGCGGTCTCGGTGGGACTACCGACGGCGATGTCCAGATCGGTCAGAGCAACACCAACGACATCACCTTGGGCGCCAGCAACGCGACCATCACACAGACAGGTACGGGTCAGGTTACGTTCGCCGGCAACGTGGATGCGGACGCTGGGCTCGACGTCGAGGGCAACTTCACCCACGCGACCAGTGGGACGGGTGATATCGACCGCGCCTGGGATTTCTCTGGGGGTCTGACGAATTCTGCTGGAGAGCTGCTCGTTTCCGGCGGCAACGTCCAGCTGGACGACGACATCCTCTTGAGCTTCGGTACGAGCGACGACGTCACCATGGAGTGGAACGGCAGTGCCTTGGAGGTACTGCCAGCGGTGGATGACTCGTCTTGGCGGTGGGGTAACGGGACCAACTCGTTCGTCATGTTCTGGTTCGGCAATAGCGCCTCGGACACCATGACGTGGGACGCAGCTACTAACAGCCTCACCCTGAGCGACAACGTCGACCTCCACATCGGCAACAGCCAAGACCTCACGCTCGTCCACAACACGACCAATTCCGTGGTCACGTCGACGACGGGCGACCTGATCATCGACAACACCAACACCTCTGGGCAGACCATCGCGCGTCTGGGCACAGATACGAACGCGACGGATTTCGAGGTCCAGAACAACTCAGGCATTGCGCTGATGACGGTCGACGGCGCTGGGGCCGTGACCATCCCTGGGGACCTGACGGTCAACGGGACGATGACGACGGTCAGCTCCGAGTCCCTGAACATCACCAACAGCCACATCACCCTCAACTCCGACTACAACACGGCTTCGGACATCGACGGTTGCTTGGTTGTCATCGTCGCGGGTGAGGGAACCACGGACACCGTAGCGGCGACCGGTTTCGAGTCTCAGGCGACCACTGGTGGCGACGCGAAAATCCACACCACAGGAGCCGCTACGTTCTCGGCCGGCGACCTGCTTCAAGTCGCTGGCGCGAACACGGATGCCAACGACGGCATCTATGAGGTCTCGGCGCACGCGTCCAACGAGCTGACGGTCAAGGCTTCCCCCCACGTGTCCGCTGGGTTCGTGTCCACGGATTTCACCGACGACACCGACACCTCGGGAACCCTTTCCAAGATCGTCGTCAACATCCTCAAGTCCAACACCGACGGCACCTGGGAGATCTCAGGCGAGGTCGATGCCACTCCGATTACCTACTCGACCCTGGCGACGGCGACCGGCGCGCTGACCCTCGACGACGCCTACACGAACGGCCGGACCATCACCCAGGACCTCGGTCCCATCGTCATCAACGGCGACGCCACGACCACAGGCGGGGCCCTGGACATCAACCCCGATGTCCTGGCGGAGACGAGCTACCAGGTCGACGTCAGTTGGGCGGCGGGCAACTACACAGGGACCTTGGGCGGGCTCAATGTCGATTACAGCACCGCTACGAGCCTCTCCAATGCTTCCGACATCGTTGGAGTCCGCCTCGACGGCATCACCAACGGCGGCGGAGGGGAATCTGTCGGGCTCGACATCTTGGGTACCTGGGACATCGGCATCCGGGTCGCAGATGGGATCCCGGTCAACCTGGGGTCGGGGACCTGGGTAGCGACTCCCGCGTCCACCGGCATCACCTGGGCAGGTTCCGCGGGCTCGAGTGCAACTGGCACCATCTGGTCAGCTACCGCCGGCGCCGGCGACACCGGGTTCAACGGCGGCTCTTTCTCTTGGACTGCGGGTGCAGGCGGGGTCGCTGACGTTTCCAATGAGGGCGGAGAGGGTGGTCAGCTCTCGCTGACTTCCGGGGATGGTGGAGATGCCACCACCAGCAACAATGCCGGACCAGGCGGAGCGGTAGGGCTCACTGGGGGTGCCGGAGGGACGGGAGCATCTGGTGTCGCCGCCGGCGACGGCGGGAGCATCCTGTTCACCGCGGGCGATGGTGGCGCGGCCAACGGTGGCACCGCAGGTGCGGGTGGCGGCATTCGGATGGATGCTGGCGATGGCCTCACGGCCGGCAACATCAACTTGGGTATCAACAAGGCCGCGACCATCAACCTCGGCAACACAGCCGATGCGACCAACGTCGACCTACCTGACGACGTCACCCTCCGGTTCGGTGACGGCGCCGACGCGCAGCTCAAGTGGGATGGTGCTCAGCTTGAAGTCGTGCCCGCGACCGACCACGCGGACTGGGCATGGGGGTCCAGTGGCGGCAGCGCATCCTGGAGCATCATCTGGTACGGCACGAGCGCGTCGAACTATTTCTTCTGGGACTCGACCGGCGACCGGCTCCAGTTCGACAACGCCTCGATCGCTATCGACGATGATCAGACGGTCGGGTTCGGCAACATCACCAACCCGGATGTCGCCATCGAGTGGGACACCTCAGGTGGCGGCGGCAACGAAATCTGGTTGTTCGACCGGCTGGGGGCCGGCAACTCGACCACGGTCTTCCGCATGGGGGCCGACACCACCGGTCAGAGCTTCATTGTCCAGAACGGGTCGGCCGCTGACATCATGCGGATCTACGGCGACTCCTCGGCGGATTTCACCGTGGCCGACAACCTGGCCACCGCTTTCCGGATCTGGGACGGGACCGACGAATACCTCAAGGTCACCACGACCAACGACTCCGAGGTGATCGCGCTGGGTAACACCAGCACGAACCCCGACCTGACGCAGCTGGGCACCGGCCAGGTGACCTTCGCGGGCAATGTCGACGCCAATGCTGGGGTCGACCTACCTGACGACATCGAGCTGGTCTTCGGTTCCGACAGCGACATCACCATCGACTACAACTCGACCTTGAACGCTTTCTTGGTCTCCGGGGCCAATGCGACCGGTCAGTCCGGCGGTGTCGGGATCGCAGGTGCCCGGTTCGATTTCTTCGGCGGCAATGGCGCTGATGCGGTAGCCAACACCAATACAGGTGGTGCGGGTGCGAACTTCCGTGCCTTCCCCGGAGACGGTGGAAGCGCAGCTGAAGGTACCTCCGGCCAGGAACGAGACGCCGGGGACGGCGGCATCTTCACTTTCACCGCCGGAGTCGGGGGCTCTGGCTCAGGGGCGACTGACGCAGCCAACGCGGCTGGTGACGGCGGTGGCGGCGGAACCATCAACATCACCGGTGGCAAAGGCGGGACGGCTTCGGAGGCGTCGGGGTCGGGCACTGACCACGGCGCTGCTGGTGGGGGCGGCAACGTTTCTATCTTGGCCGGGCAAGGCGGCAACGGTACCGCTTCCGAGGTTAGTGGGGACGGAGGCACCCTTACCCTTCGCGGTGGTGCTGCGGGAACGGATAACGGCGGAGGTGCCGGAACGGCGGGAACCGTAAGCATCGGCGACTCCAACACCGCGACCCTCAACCTGGGGAACTCGACCGATCAGACCAACATCGACATCCCAGACAACGTCACCATGCGGTTCGGCACCGGCAACGATGCACAGTTGCGTTGGGACGGCACGGACATGGACGTTCTCGCAGCTGCCGACGACCAGGTCTGGAAATGGGGCGACGGCACCAACTCGTGGGACATGTGGTGGTACGGGAACACGGCGTCGAACACCGTGGTCCTCGACGCATCTGCGGACACCTGGACGTTCGACGCTGTCGATCTCCACATCGGCGACGACGACAACCTCGTCTTCGGTGACGGAGCCGACGTTGCCATGTACTGGGACGGCCAGATGCGGTTCATCCCTGCTGTGGACGGCACCAACCTGTGGTGGGGTAACGGGACCGAATCTTTCGACATTTTCTGGTTGGGGTCGTCGGGCGGCAACTCGATGGCCTTCAACTCGGCCGCCGACCAGTTCTCGTTGGCCGCCATCGATTTCTTCGTTGACGGTGGTGACGCCGATTTCAACATGGTCGACAACACCAACTCGGCGTTCCAGGTCAGGGAGGACACCAACGCTTACATCGACATCGACACGACCGACTCGAGTGAGCTGATCACCATCGGTAACTCGACCACGAATCCTGACACCACGTTCGCCGGGACCGGGACCGTCACGTGGGAGGGCAACCCGAACACCAACACGGTCGAGTGGCGGAGCGCCTCCAATTTCATGCTGTTCAACGGAGCCGATCTCCAGTTTGGGGATGATGACGAGCTTCGGTTCGGTGACAACAGTGAAATTCAGATCCAGTACACCACATCGGACACTTTTCTGATTCAGCCGGTCAACGACAACACCCTGCTGTACTTGGGTGGGACTGGTGGGTCGGCCAGTTTCGACGTCATTTGGACAGGGTCGACCAGCGGAAACGACATCCGCATGAATTCGAACACCGATGTGATGACCCTGGACGGCATCGACCTCACCGTGACGGGGGCTTTGAACACCACGGGGACGGTCGACATCGACCTCACCGACAACACGGCCCAGGCGTTGCTCATTGCGGAAGGTATTCGGGCCTACATCGACGTCGGGACGACCGATGCCGGAGAGTCCGTCACCTTCGGCAACGCCACCACCAACCCCGTCTACAGTTTCGTAGGGAGCGGGACGACGACGTTTGGGGGTGACGTCGAGTTCCAGGCCGACATCACCATCGACGACAACACAGCCAGCGTGTTCACGATCATCGAGGGGTCGAACAACTACCTCAACATCACCACGACCAACAGCAACGAGATTATCCAGTTCGGCAACGCCACCACCAACCCCGATTTTTCGTTCTTGGGGACAGGCACCGCCGACTTCCAGGGGCCGTTGACCATTGACGGGACCATCCGGCTCACCAACGAATCGGATCCCACCAACGTGTCGGGCAATGGGTTCGTCTACGTCAAGGACGTCGCGACGATCTCCGAGCTGTACTACCTGGACGACACGGGGACGGCCACCCAAATCACGACCAACGGCGCCGTCACCCTCACGGAGTACATCAGCGTCCGTCGGACAGCGGTGGCGACAACCAGCCCGGACACCGAGTTCAACCCGCTGGGGACCACTACCCCCGGCGGGACGATGGCGACCGACGCCGACAGCGGTGACATCACGTTCACCTCGACCACCGGCGTGTTCACCATCCCGTCAACAGGCGCCTACGAGTTCATCGTCACGCTGTATCTCACCCAGTCTGGCGGTGGCGTTTTGGACAGCTTCTTCCTGGAGAAGAACGGCACCACGACCATCTGGACAGGCAACGCCTTGATTCACCAGTCGGTCGACCCCAGCTGCCGGTCGTTTTCGGTCATCGTGGATTTGGCGGCCTCAGACACCGTGGAAGTGCGGGTCGACAGCAGTGGCTCCACGACCTTGACGGCTGAGCTAGGCTGCTCCTGCACGATCAAGAGGATCAGCTAACGGCAGGACCGGGGTGACGACAGGACAGCTACCTCGTCACTTTCCGGGTCGAAGCCCAACCTCACGACCCGGCTCAGTTCCCTCTGTTGCTGACGCCAGCGGAGGATCCTGTGCCTTCCCGGCCATACTCCGCACACTCCCCGCCCGATTTTGGGTCGCCCGGGGGTCTTCTTGCTGCACTTGCTGCACCCGCCTGACCTGCTTCTCGCCATCTGGACCTCCACTGGGCGCGGGCGTTACCCGCGCGTTCGTGTAGATCCCCGGCCGGTGGGGAGGGTTCAGGAAGGTAATCCAGTACCAAGGGAAGGGCATGGATTCACGGTACGTCCAGCCCCTTCCGGAAGGAAGTCCTTTCTGTCCGTCCCAGAGGGATCGGGCCCGGGGTAACGTAGGAGCGTTGCGAGGATGACTTCCTGGGATTGAGGATGGAGATGGACAAGCACTCGCGCCGCGTACACTGCGAGGTGGACGTCAAAGAGGGAGTCCAGTACGGGGTCTACGCCAATGCGTTCCGCGTCCTGGACGAAGGAGACGGGGACGCGGTCCTCGACTTCTGCCTCTACTCGGCGACCGAGTCGAAAGCCGTTGTGGTTTCCCGGGTACGGGTGAAGAGAGACTTCCTGGGGTCAGTACGTGACCGTCTGAGCGAAAGCCTCGGGGAGATCACCGAGACCCCGGCGACGGGTACAGTCCTATTCCTACATGACCGACAAATGAGCTGAGGCGGGTATGGTCCAGCAAGCTACGTTCCGTGAGGATGGCGTGACCGAGTTCAAAAGGGGTGATTTCCAGTCTTTTCGCGCGACGGCTGACATTCGGGTAGGTAATCCGGTCGACAAGACCATCAAGGTGGACCAGACCATCGAGTTCGACGGCTCCGTCGTCATCTACAACGGCGAGGAGTTCTCCAAGCCCAACCTCAAGGGCGCGGTCGACAAGGGGTGGCTGGTTCCTATCGAGGACACCGAGTCGAGTTACGTCCCCGAGCCTGCCGACATCCGTGTGGGCCCGGCCGACAACGCCGGTGCCAAGCGCGAGAAAAGGATGCGCATCGAAACGGCCGTCGAAGACGAGCAGTTCGTCGGCACCGTCGCAGAAGCCACCGCCAAGCGCAAGGAAGGGCAGAAGGTCGCGCAGAACCGCCGCGCCGCCCGGGCACAGAAGAGGCGGAAGGCGGCGTCGTCCAAGCCGCGGGCCAAGACCCAGGCCCCGGATCCCCCGTCGACCCGCAAGAAGTTCCCTATCGAGCTGGACGCCGCAGACCAGGACGCTGTGCCCGTGGCCAAGATCGTCAGCGAGGCGGTCAAGCGTCCCCGGGTCGACGACCCCAACAAGGCGCGCCGAGAGGTCCAGCGCCTCGACTCCACCAAAGGTCACTCTCCGGTGGAGACCGAACGCATCGAGACATCGGGGGATGTCGAGGAGCCTATCACCGGCGACAGCGTCGAGGATGTTCTCCCGGAGGCAATCTCGACAGGAAAGCCAGCGCCGACGGTCATGGCCCAGGACGGTTCGGAGATCGAGTGGGACATGTCTCGGCACTGGCGGTCACGCCTCTCGGATGCCTTGCGGCTGGCCAAAGAGGACCGCGGGGCCTTCAATCACGTGATGGCCATGGAAACGCCCAAGCTCAAGAAGCACATCCGCGCGGCCATGGCGCCCAAGAAGCCTACCCAGTAATCCTTCGATTGCGGGCCTCCTGTAGAGACTGGAGGTTCCCGTGACCGACAAACAGGGTAGCAGCCAAGCGGCGTGGTCCCTCCTGACAGAAGGGGTCACCGCTGCTCGTCTTGAGGCCCATCGCCTCCGGCACCTGATCAACCGGGGGATGAAGCTCGTGGAGCAGTCCCCCGAGCGTGAGCACATTCACCAGACGGCTGGGGATCTGATTCAGGCGGTTCCCCGCCGCTTGAATGCTCTCGATCAGCACCTGGACCGCACGGCCCTCGCCCTCATCAAGATGGGTGAGGAGTTCTTCGACTCCCGGCTGTCGCTGAGCGACAAGACCATGGTCGAGGAAGCCGTGTCTTCTGCGGGGTTCGCCCCCAAACCCACGCGACGCTCGGAGCCCAGCCCGAAGCGCGTCGCGCGGCTCTACCTGGCGAGGCGCATTTAGTGGGGTACCGGGTTCCCGACAGCCACCTGCCTGGTTGGACGTCCTTGGTTACCGACCGGTCCAAGGACGACCTTCCCCCGAACGCTCGGCGGGAGCAGGACCCGAGGTACCCGCAGAGGCCTGAGGCGCCCGACCACAAGCAGCAGGCGCTGCCGCTCCCCAACGACATCCGTGACCTTCGAGACCGCAACGTCCTCGAGACCCCTCCGACCCAGTACCAGAAGCCTTCGGTTCGCGAGAAGTCGCCTGACGGCCGGTCGCTCTCCGAAGACAAGGTGAGGACTCCCAGTAAGCCTGGTGATCAGGTCAAGCACCCGCACCTCGACCCCACCCACAAGCGCACCCCGAAGCGGAGAGAGCTGCGGGGCGGCCCGGCCTTCCCCTCGTCCCAGGACCGGCAGAAGGAGCAGAAGGGGGATGCCGCGAAGCGCTCCGAGAAGGAGTACCAGCAGAACCGCGGGCCCAAGAAGACCGAGGCGATCAAGCGTTACCGGCAGAACAAGAACCGGAGCGAGTTCAAGCGCAAGGAGGAAAACAGGGACAACTTCCCCAAACGATTCGAGCGCCGTCCAGGTGGGGGATTCAAGGACCCCGCGGAGAGGACCAAGGCCTGGCGAGAAGAGAACAAGGAGGCCTCTGCCTCACGTGTGGCCGACTTTTTCTTGGAGCGGCGGCCGCCGGAGATGGAGCACGGCTCCTGGTGGGACCGGGCCCGTCGTGTGCTCGACTACCGAGAGGAGCGCAACAAGAAGCAGCCGGCGCCGCATCACCACGACATCGAGGACCACGAGGTGCCCAACAACCCAGGGTCGGCCAAGGTCATCCCCTGGGAGCACCCCGAGATGGTCAACAAGAAGGCTGTCCACAGGGTGATCTTGGGGCTCAACTGGGCCCGACTGCCTCGCAAGATACGCCAGGTCCTCCTGAAGCTGATCAAGTCGCCCCTGTGGGAGCAGTACAAGTCTCGTCGCAAGTCCGACTCCGACATCGTCACCTGGTTCCGCGGCCAGGGGTGGGACACCGATCTGCGGGAGTGGGAGGACCTCAAGGTCCAGCTCATGAACCCGTCTCTGGGTCGGGTCGCCACCCGCATCGCGGAGATCGAGCGGGGGACCAACCAGGCTGTGCATTCCAAGGCTGGAGGGCTGCCGGTCAAGCTCAAGCGGGTCGACCGCCGCAACGCGATGCTGACCTTCCACGTGACGGGCTCGAGCGACACCTACATCGTCAAGGTCAAGGCTCCCCGCAAAGGCAACACCCGCCGCATGGAGGACCTGGATGTCAGGGTGTCCTGCACGTGCCCGTTCTGGCGCTGGCAGGGCCCTGAGCATCACGCGAAGGCCGGCGGCTATCTCCTGGGCAAGCCTCGAGGCACCGCGTCGAAACCTGATATTCGTGACCCCGATGGCGAGCACGGGGCCTGCAAGCACGTGTTGGCCGCGCTCCGTAAGGTCCGTGGCCTCGTGCTCCACCAACAGTGGGGCAAGAGGGGGTCGGTGTCTCAGTACCTCTTCGATAGCCTGGATAGGTGCAGAGTGGTGCAGGTTCCCTCAGAGGTTGATCGACGCATGATTCAGGCGGTGACGGTACGGTATCTCGAGCAACGAGGAGGCTCCTGATGCCGATGTACGACTTCCAGTGCCAGGAGGAAGCGTGCCACCACACGTTCGATCGCATGGTCCGCCTGTCCGAGTTCGATGAGGTCCAACCCTGCCCCGAGTGTGGAGCGGACTCCAAGAGACTGATCTCCAAGGTAGGGGTCGTGCTCAAGGGCGACGGCTGGGCCAGCAAGAACGGCCGCATCGCCAAGCAGATGGCCGAGAAAAACCAACGACTCGCTGCCAAGGAGAAGGACCAGAAAGCCGCTGGGTTGGTTCCACGTCTGGCTCCCAACGTCGGTGGGCAGCGCGTCGACTCGTGGTCTGATGCCAAGAAGCTGGCGAAGTCGAAGGGCAAGGAAACGTCCTCTTACGACAAGCTCATCCGGCGCGAGAAGGCAGGTGTTTCATGACCCTGTATGGCCCCCTCGAGACGATGGTCGAGATGGTCGAGCGGCTCCCACATTTCGTGGACCTGATGATCAAGAACCGGCCGGGTGTCCGGTCGTACCAGCTCTACGCCCACAAAAGCCTCAACGACGCCTACGGCAACCCCGCCGCGACCGGCGGTGGCAACTCCGGTGTGGCAGGCGCGGGCGCAGTGGCGTTCACCACGGTCGACCGCGGCATGACCCGACGGTCAGCCACCATACGCCGCCGTGGTCTGGGCATCCTGGATGAGAACCGTCGCGGGATGTCTCGCGTCGTGTACGACCCCAGCGACTTTGTGGGTGCGGCCTTTTCCCCGGACGAGGAGTTCGTCTACATCCGGGTCCAGGAGTGGGACCCGTTCGCGGGACAATTCCGCGAGGTCTTGGGTGTCACCAATAACACAGATCCGGTTCTCGGACCGATCTACATCCTTCCCCGTTCCGGCTTCTTCAATGCGCGATTTCCGACGATGATGCTGGCGGGGCTGGCACCGGCCAACACCGGTGCTACAGAAGGGGCTTTGCCCCCATTGCATGTCGACGGGCAGAACCCCAGCGCCATGCATTTCGTTCTACCACGCGCCGCGGATGACCTGCGGATTCGGAACACCCACGCCACCCAGGACATGCTTATCGCGTTCGGACTGGGTCAGCCTATGGCGCGGATTCCGGCCGGCGAGGAGTACCCCATCTTCGATGGGTCCGTGAAACACATCCTTGTGGCGAGCACTGACAACGGCGGAGGCGGTGCTGTTGCACCAACGTTCAGCGGGTACGCTTCCGTTGGACAAGGTCGTTAGACCCTCTATAGGACCGCTAGGGTAGGCGAAGCGGCCATTTGTCCGGAAAAACCAGGAGCACGCGATGCCCTACATCTGCTTGTCCCAAGACCTCCCCGACGGAACGGTTCAGGTCCTGGATCTGAAACCGAACACGTCGCAGCGGTCTTTGACCTACGAGCCGCCTGGGCAGACCCAGTACGTCAACCGGGTACAGAACAACACAGTGGTACCCGATGCCGTCGGTGTCACCATGGCCGCCACGGTTGGGCTACGGGCCTATCTGGTGGACCGTGTCGAGCCGGATGGCGGCTCGTGGACGGCCGCCGACCAGGCCACCGTCTCGGACGCCCTTGTCGCACGGCTGGACGCAGGGCTCGCTCTGACCCTGGCCGACATCGACACGGTCATCCAGGCGACCTTCGGCGGGTCCGATCTCGACGGAGCAGGTTCGGACTCCACCGGGACGGTCGAGGACGTTCTGTCGATTCTCGCTGGCCGCGAGTACGTGCTCGGCGCGGGGTTCACCAAGGGCGATGGCGGCGTCTGGGACACCACCCAGCGCGGCTCTTTCACCGACTCCGTCATCCACAACGACCCGGACCTCGACGGTCCGATCGGTGGGGTGGCGACCGACGTGGAGCGCAAGCCCATCGTCACCACGGTCCATTCGTCAGCGCTGTCGATCTCGATGGCTGTGGGTCACCTGGCCACACTGACGTCGGGGGTCACGCTGTTCCCGGACAACAGCGAGTTCTCTGCGTTCAAGGGCCAGCAGTTCCAGCAGCCCGGTCCGCAGACCGCCCAGGTCGACGGCGCTCGGGTCGTCACCGTCTACGATGACGACGGCTCGGTCCTGGCCTGAGCTGAAGGAGAAGTCACATGGCGCGCGCCTACATCGTTCTTGCCCGCAACGACCTCCCCGAAACCGGGCTTCAGACTCTCGACCTGTGGCCCAACACCTCTCAGAAGGGGTGGCCGTACGATCCCGGCGAGGGGCAGACAGGATACCTGTCCCTGTACCTGATCGACGGCATCAACGTGAACGTCGCCACCACGGTTGGTGTGATGGACGCCGACTCCTACGGGCTGTCGACGTACCTCAAGGCCAACGTCGAGGATCAGGCGGCGGGCGCGGCGCTCACCGACGTGCAGGCCAACGGAGCCGCGGCGGACATCGAGGCGGCAGCTGCCGCTGGTGACCCGCTGACAGCGGCCGACATCAACGGCCACATCCAGGCCCAGGGCGGTGTCAACGCCGGCACGACCCTGACGGCCGGCGACTCCACGGGTTCGGTGGAGGAGATCCTCCGTATCCTCGCGGGAGAGCGCTACAAGGTTCCCGAGGGAACCGACGTTGGCGTCGCGGCCTTCATCCCGGGTGGCGGGTTCTTCACGACGGCGGCCAACGTCGTCGAGACGCTCCTGCACTCCGGAGGCCGCAAGGGCACCGAGCCCATCGGCGCGCAAAGCGGCCGCACGGTGGCCCAGACGGGGACCGAGGATGTCAACCACAACGACATCCGACAGACCATCGACACCGAGGCGGTCCACCGCTCCGCGCTCGATGGTCGGCTGGCCCAAATGGCCGACTCGAGCTACGCTTTCAGCAACCCCGACTTCACGTATGGCGCCGCGGGCACCGCGCTGACGTTGGGGCTGGTGAACATCGGAACCGACAACGCCGCGCGGGCCGTCACGGTCTACGCCGACGACGGTTCCGTGATCATCTGACGGAGTAGGACATGCCTGACCAAGCCTTCATCGTTCCGCGGCGCAATGACCTGGATGGGGTCATCCTCCATCTCAACGACCTGCGGCCAAACACGTCCCAGCGCAACCTGATCTTGGACGGCCCTGGTCAGAGCGGATACCTCAAGTATTCGCTCGACGTCGCAGGGACGACCACGGTCGACGGAGACGCCTACGTCAGCGGGTCGACGGACACGACGCCGATCACGGCGGTCGTGGACGACGACACCACCAGCGGCGGCGACGACGTCGAAGCCACGACAGCCGCCGAGTTCGGTCTGGAGGCCTACCTGCGGGATCGGGTCAACGCCGACCCGGGAATCGCCGACACGTCTCTGTCTGTCGCCGAGGCCGCCACGGTCGCGGGGGACATCCGTGACCTCCTGACGGCAGGCGACCCCATCGACGTCGCGGCAGTCGACGCGTCTCTGACGGCGGCCGTCGGCGCGGCCACCGACTTCGATGGGGCCACTGTGGGCGGGTCGAAGTCGTTCGGGACCATTCCCGAGCTGATGCGGATCCTCCGCGGCGAGGTGTACCGTGTCCGGGCCCTGACGATCATCAACGACGTCGCCAGCGCGTTTCAGGACCTCGCAGCGCGCCAGGTCTTCGTGGACGCACAGACGACGGCCCAGATCGCCTCCCAGGGGCGCTTCTACTCCCAGGGCGAGTTCCTGGTCGACGGGGAGGCCGGGTTCCGTAACGTCCGCCAGCTGACGATCTCGGGCGCTCTGCGGATCTCCTGCAACGAGGGAGTCCTGTCGGGGTACAAGGACGGCGGCTTCGCTTTCCTCAACCCGAGTTTCACCTACGGTGCGGGCGGCTCGGCCGTCCTCCCTGACGGCACGGCTGTCGACACCGACGGTGTGGGCGCCGCCGTGGTGGTCTACGACAACGACGGCAACGTCCTGTAGGCGACCCACTACCCACAAAAGGCCCTCGGGGACGCGTCTCCGGGGGCTTTTTGTTGGTAGGGTGAGGAAGTCCGCCCAGAAGGCGGTAAAGACAGACGGTGAAACATGACAACACAGATCCAGGCCCCAGCTCCGAGAACGGTGCGCACGGCTGACATTTTCCTGGCGGCCTTCCTGAAGACCGCCGCTGTCCCCTTGGTCAAGGTGGAGAGAGGCAAGGCAGAGGGAGAGGAGAAGCGCCTCTACTTCTATTTCGAGAAGTTGCCAGGCTCTGTGATCGACGACCTCAAGCGCGAGTATTTCAACCGCGTCGGCAAGGTGGTCGCGGCTACTTACGCGGACGAGTACCGCGCCCTCAAGACCTTGAGCTACGAGATGTTGGGGGGCTGACGATGGCGGAAAGCCTTATCGGCGCCACCTTCACGTTTCAGGTCCTGTTCGTTGACGGCAACGGGGACCCGATCGCCGGCATCACCGATGCGGCCATCCTGGTGTTCTCTGTGGACTCCTCCGGCAACAAGACGATCCATGCCCAGGTCGCTATGAACGCGCCTGTGCCGGCGGAGACCGGCCGGTTCGTCTACCCCCTCTACCTCAACCCCAACCTTTTCACGGTGGGGCAGACCTTGTACGCGGAATTCACCGCAACGGACCCCGGGGTGGGTACCATCACACTCCGTGACGAGGAGACGCTGGACATCGTGGAGGCACCCCCCTCCGTTCTCAGCGGACTCCGGGCTACGTTCTATAAGGGAGGATAGCTTTGGTTAAGAAGAAGAAGAGCGCGACCAAGAAGGTCGAGACCAAGAAGGCTGATACCACAGTCAACGGTGACAAGACCGGGGTGTCCCGCAGCGATGACCTGGCTTTCGTCGAGCGAGAGATCGGTGCGAAAACGGCCGAGCGCAACGCGATCGCGCAGAAGTACCAGGACTACCACCAGAAGATCAGTGACTGCGTCAAGGCGATCATGGTCGAGGCGGGCATCTGGGAAGAGTGTAACCAGCTCGAGCTGGGCCGCAACAAGGTACGCCAGGACGCGCAGGCGAGCATCGACCGGTGCAACACGGAGATCGAGGATCTGCGGAAGGTGCAAAACTTTCTACTGGGCCGAGCTGGTGCGCTCCCTGATCGACCCAGCAAAGATGAGCGCGCTCCGGAAGATGCCGGAGAAGAAGAAGAAGAAGAACTCACCCTGAACGAGGAGCCCGGCGAAGCTGCCCCGGCGGGCCAGGACGATTCTTCGACGAAGAGGGAGGTGCCCGCGCCACCCACGTTCTAGGCCTCCCGGTTTGGTAGTCTTTCTATCGGAAGCCCCATATAGACAAGAGCGAGAACAGCCTTGTCTGTTCGTGCTGCTCGCGCTCTGGCTCCGACGCCCACTACCGACCTGATCAAGAGGCCTGAGCATGGCGACGCGCGACAATTTCCTCACGCTGGACACAGGTTCTGGCGAAACCGTCAAGCCCAATGGCGCTGTCGATGACTTCAGTGTCGAGCTTCAAGGGTTCACGCTCGATAATTCGAGCGTCACCGGGCAGACGATCTTCATCCTGGGTACGGACACCAGCGCGACTGGTTTCCAGGTTCAGAACAACAGCCTGTCGGCGCTGATGGATCTGACCGGCGACGGTCAGGTCGATTTCAGCGGCAACGTGGACGCCAACGCCGGCCTCGACGTCACCGGCGGGGACTTCACCCATGCCTCCGGAGGCACGGGTAATGTCGACGTCGCCTGGGATTTCAGCGGCGGAGTCACCAACTCGAGCGGAGAGCTGCTGCTGTCGGGCGGCAACATGCAGTTCAACGACGGCATCGTGCTGTCGTTCGGGACTGGCGACGACTTCACGGTGTCGCATTCGGATCCGGACACCACGTTCGACAACACGAACGTGACCGGCTCCACCATCATGAAACTCGGCACCGACACGACGGCGACCGACTGGCAGGTACAGAACGACTCGGGCGCCGCTCTGATGACGGTGAGCGGTGACGGCGCGGTCACCATCCCCGGCGACCTCACGGTCAACGGGACGACCACCACGATCGACTCCGAGAACCTCCTCATCTCGGACAACCACTTCCAGCTCAACGCGGGCTACACTTCCGGCACCGACATCGCCGGCTGCATGGTGGTGGTGGTCTCGACCGAGGGCACGACCGACACGATCGCGGGTAACGGTTTCGAGTCCGGCGCCACCGCCGGCGGCGACGCTACGATCGACACGACCGGCGCGGCCACATTCTCTGCGGGCGACCTGGTCCAGGTCTCGGGTGCGAACACCGCCGCCAACAACGGCATCTACGAGGTCCTGACCCACGCGGCCAACCTCCTGACCATCAAAGGCCCGTCGACCTCCCCGCACGTCTCGGCCGGGTTCGTCGGGTCGGATTTCACCGACGACACCAACACGGCTGGCGCGCTCGACAAGATCACCGTCAACATCCTCAAGACGAACACGGACGGCACCTGGGAGATCTCGGGTGAGGTCGACGCCACCCCGATCACTTACACGACCCTGGCGACGGCGACCGGCTCAGTCACCCTCCAGGCAGCCTACGACGAGGGGAACACCATCCTCCTCTCGGATGCCGAAGGCGACCTGACGATCACCCTGGACGACACTGGCGCCGCTGCTGACTTCCAGGTGACCGACTCCGGCGGCGACTACATCCTCACCGACGCGACCAACAACACGCTCGACCTCGGGTCGGCGGCCAATACGGTCGACTACGTCGGCTCCGCGGTGACCGCAACCGGCAACCCGACCTGGAACTTCGGTACGGGCCAGGCGGACTTCGGCGGCAACATCGACGCGACCGCAGGTCTCGACGTCGACGCCGACAGCGTCAACCTGACGGTGGGGGCCAGCGCCGACTGGTCGGTCTCCCACGATGGGTCCGACACCACGATGACGTCGGCTACCGGCGATTTCATCATCGACAACACCCTGGCCACCGGGTCGACGATCAACCGCCTGGGTACGGACACCAGCGGCACGGATTTCCAGGTCCAGAACAACTCCGAGTCACCCCTGTTCACGGTCGACGGGTCGGGTCAGGCGACGTTCGCCGGCAACGTGGATGCCACAGCTGGTGTCGACGTGACCGGCGGGGACTTCACCCATGCCTCCGGAGGCACGGGTAATGTCGACGTCGCCTGGGACTTCTCGGGCGGCGTGACCAACTCTTCGAGCGAGCTGCTGGTTTCCGGCGGCAACATGCAAATCAACGACGACATCCTCCTGACCTTCGGGACCGACGACGACTGGTCGATCGAGTACGACGAGGACGGGAGCGATGCGTTCACGATCTCTGGCGCAGCTTCCGCCGCTACCGTGGCAGGCACCCTGTTCCTCCAGGCGGGCTCGCCTGGCGGCGCAGCTTCCGGCGGAACCGCGGGTGGCACCGGCGGCCAAAACTTCATGCAGTCGGGCACCGGTGGCGCGTCTATCACGGGCGTCAACAACACCGCGGGTGCCGGCGGGATCGCCCGGTACTACGCAGGTACGGGCGGCGCCGGATTCGCTTCCGAGCATGACGGCGCGACCGGCGGTGACCTGTTCCTCAACGCCGGTACGGGTGGTGTAGGCGCGACCGGTCAGACAGGTGGCGATGGCGGTGGCGTCTCTGTCAATGGTGGTACGGCCGGCGCGGCCGGCGGAGGCACCGGCGGCGATGGCGGTGACGTCACCATCAACGGTGGTTCAGGCGTCACAGGTGGCGACGTCAACATCAACGGTGGGTCGGGGACATCGACCGACGGTGTCATCAATATCGGGGCGACCACGACGACTTCGCCGACGATCAACCTGGGCAACGCCACCGACAACACCACGATCACCCAGGCGGGTACCGGCCAGGTCACCTTTACGGGCAACGTGGATGCCACCCTGGGCCTCGATGTCACGGGTGGGGACTTCACCCACGCTTCCGGTGGCACGGGCAACATCGACGTCGCCTGGGACTTCAGCGGTGGCGTCACCAACAGCGCCAGCGAGTTTCTCGTCTCTGGCGGGAACATGCAGTTCAACGATGACATCGAGCTGACGTTCGGCACGGGTGATGATTTCACCATGGTGTACGACACCGGGTTCACCCCGAATACCATGCGGATGTCGGGCGACACCTTCTTCGAAGGTATCATGTTCATGGCCGACGCTACGGGCAACGATTACTCGACCCCGTACAGCATCCCCGGTGGTGGCTCCGACAACCACTTCAGCATGTTGTCTGAGGCCGGCACGGCTACGGACGGCTTCTCGCTGTTCCGGCCCCAAATCGACAACTCGGCCGGTACGGCCCTGACGACCGGGTCGATGACTGCGATCCGGACCGAGACCACGGGCCATGCCTCCGATGGCTCAGGCGCTACCTACTACGCCATGCTGGTCAGTGCACCAGCCGACAGTGGTGGGTCGGCCAATTACATCGCCATCGAGATCTCGGGCGGCGGCACCGAGTGGGATGAGGCGATGCGCATCCCGGATGATGTCCCCATTACGATGGGGGCCAGTCAGGACATGACGATCGATTTCGACTCGACCGATCATGACCTCACCTTCGTGGGCTCGGCCGCCGATGTCGCCGGCTCGACCGGCGCAGGCTACGACCTCACCGCAGGAGCCGGACTGGCTTCCGCGACGGGCGCGTCTGCGGGTACGGACGGTGGTGGCTGGGCCCTGGCTCTTGGAGCCGGCGGTGCCTCCAACGCAGGCGGCGGCTCTGGTACGGCAGGTGTCGGTGGAGCCATCAGCCTGATCACTGGTAACGGTGGTGCGGGCGCGGTGGGCGCCAACGACCACCTCGGCGGTGCCTCGGGTGGGTTCACCATCACTGGTGGCACCGCAGGTGCGGGTGACGGTAGCGCGACCGAGGCCAACGCTGGTGGCGCCGGCGGAAGTTTCACCTGGACTGCTCCTCTGGGTGGAGCTGGCGGCGAGCACACAGGCGCGACAGGCGTTACGGGTGGTGCTGGCGGCGCAGGCGGAGACTGGACCATCACGGGCGGTTCCGGTGGTGTCGGTGGTGATGCCGACGGCGCGAGCGGTTCGAACACCGGTGGCGCTGGCGGCGCCGGCGCAGACGTCACCATCACAGCTGGTGTCGGCGGTGCTGGCGGTTCTGCCAACGGCGCCGGCGGCGGTGACACAGGCGGCGCTGGCGGTGACGGTGGTAACCTCATCCTCAGTGGTGGTTCCCCAGGTACCGGGTCCACGGACGCCGACACCCCTGGTGCCGACGGCAAGACCGGTATCGTCAAGGTCGCGACGAGCGGCTTCTTCCAGCTGCCGCAGGTCACCACGACCGAGCGTGACGACACCGACTCCGGGTACCCGGATGGGTCCGGCGCTGGGTTCAACGGCCTCCTCATCT